AAGACCGACATAGGGAAAAGATAGCTAATGACCGTCATATTAAAGAGCGCCTCATGGACAATGAACTTCACAGAATAGAAGCCAATCGTCGGATGCTCAGGGCAGGACAAAATATAGATAAGCTAGCCTAAATAGGATCTTCGGATCCTATTTTTTTGGATTAATTTAATAATTATAATATACGTATAAATAAGAATATCATGTTTCAATTCATAACAGACCTTTCACACACATTATTATCTTTTATAAAAGATGACCCTGTTCGCCCTGAAATTCCTAAAGATTTTAGAGTTAGCGACGGTAGAGTTGTCGCAGCATTAACTGACGAAGAACAAAATCCAGAAGCAATGGTTTGTGTTAGCTTCCATGACTTTGTTCCTGAAGATGTTGAAGGGTTAAGTAAAACCTCAAGTGTTCCTACTACCGCCATATTTTATACCATATGGAGTTACAAAAGTGGCAAAGGTAGAGACTTGCTTTATCAAGCGGTAAAAGGAATTCAAGCACAATATCCTAGCGTTACTAGATTTGTGACACTAAGTCCTAAGACAAACATGGCCCGTAGATTCCATCTAAAGAACGGGGCTATCGTTTTGCGTGAGAACATAGATACTACCAATTATGAGTATCTGACAGAAATCCCTAAAGAAAACCCCGAAAATAACGGTTGACATTAAATGGTTTTGGGTGTATACTGTAGGTATGCTGAGAGAACACCTAAAATCTCGTCACTTAGACTTGGAACTTCACAGGCCCGTGCTTGATGAAGTTGAAGGTGTTGCTACATTCTATTTATGGAATCTAAGCGGCCAATTAGTCGGGTATCAGCAATATCGTCCCTTGGGCGAGAAAAAACCACAGAATAATCCCAAGCAGGGCAAGTATTTCACATACCGAAATCAGCCCACCCAGACTGTCTGGGGCGTGGAAAGTCTCTTTTTAAGCCCCTCAGTTGTTTTTGTGTGTGAGGGGGTGTTTGATGCGGCCCGGTTGACTGAGCGTGGATTTAGTGCGTTGGCCGTGCTATCTAACAACCCTAATCAAGACCTGGGAAACTGGTTAACCTGTCTTAACCGGAAAGTTGTCACAGTTTGCGACAATGACGATGCAGGCCGCAAGTTGGCCGTGTTTGGAAACTGTTGCGTTTTTACAACAGATAAGGACCTCGGGGATAGCACCCCGGAATTTGTCTCGGCCTTGCTAGAAACCCACGGTTGACATTAAATGGTTTTGGGTATATAATACACTTATGAACTCAAAAATCGCCCGTAAGCGTAGAACAGACCGTAATCAAGTGATATACTACATACAAGATGTAGTTACACAAGAATACTATATTGGTCTTACTGCGCTGTCATACAAAGGTAATGTGTTTCGCACACTACGCCGTCGTATGCAAAAGCATATGCAACGGGCCATGACTGAGCGTAAAGATTGGGGTCTGTCTTGTGCATTGCGTGAACGTGGTGCCGAGCGTTTTATATTCGGTGTTATTGAAGTTGTTCGCGGCAAGCGCCCTGCTCATGCCCGTGAAACAGAATTGATTAACACATTGCGTCCCGCATTGAACACATTCGGGATTAAGTAAGGAGAACATTATGAAATACTTTTGGGATAAAGCAAAAGGTCTCAATGCTGACATTGAGCGTCACCGCGCCAAGGAAAAAGAATTAGAATCTAAGATTGCTGAACTTGAAGGTAAAGAAGATCCAATGAGTATTGCCGCATTGCGAGTGTATCGTAGGTTTCTTTATCAATTACAAGTAAGCAAGGTAGAAGTTGTTTCTAAGATTGGAAAGAAGTGATGACTAAAGCATGGAAACCATTATCAGAAAAGCGCGGGTTTAATAGGCTAGCAAAGGAATTGAAGCGTGAGCGTAAGAACGCACAGCCTGCACAGCCCGCGCCTAAGAAGGAAGAAAAAAAATGAACGAACGAATTAAAGCACTTGTTGAACAGGCACGAAAATACGCAGACGAAAATCGTCCAGGATCCTTTGTAAAATATGATCCTGAATGGTTTGTTTTGTATAACGAAAAGTTCGCCGTGTTGATTGTGAAGGAATGTATTAGTGAATTGCGTGATGCATTTGATATGACAATTGAAGAAGGCAATCATCTTAAAGAACATTTCGGAGTTAAAGAATGAGTTATAGTGACCTAATCTCAGATGGAGGAATGGACCCCCGTGAGCGAGAACTAATTGGGTATACTGAGCGTGAAGAAGGGTTTTATCCCTTGTATGCGCCACCAAAAGGTAGTATAGTTACTCATGCGTTTATACTTTGTAAGTATTGTAATGTTTCTATCAGTCCGTGTATGGGACCAAGGTATGATGCAGTATGTTTAGATTGTTATGAGAAGGATCCAGATGCACGATAGAATCAAAGAACTTAAAGAACAGGCTATGGAATGGGTGCCTAATAAAGTAGACCCAGACACCAAGATTAGATTACTCAATGCAGATAAGTTCGCCGAGTTGATTGTTCTCAAGTGTGCTGAGATTGCTGATACTGCGGAACCGTTCCTTAGTTCGGACCTGATTAAACAACATTTTGGAGTTGAAGAATGAACACACCAATCGTTCCTGATAATGTAATCAAGATGTGGGCGGATTCTCGCTTTCAAATTCTAGCAGAGGTTGATAAATTATTGACAGGTAGCAAGACATGGGCGGGTATGGAATACACTTATCATCCTATACATCCTGACAAGTATAAACCAGTTGCAGTAAAGGTCCGTAAAGCATTGTATGACCTTCAAGCAGAATATAGAGTTGAAGAATGATGAAAGATTTTATGTATGAACAACAACGGGAATCTATCACCGAAGATTGGGGCGATGAGATATCGTTGGCTATACTTTCAGAAAAACTAAATGTTCCCCGAGTGTCCTACAGGATTTATTATTCTAACGACAATCTGACCCGTAGGATTTTTATCTTTCGTGGTAACTGTTCACAAGCAGAGACTGAAATAATGTTAGGTTTAGGATTTACTTTTGCTAAAGACGGTGATACAGAAAACATTCCCGATCAACTGGTAGAGGTATGAAAAGTATGATTGACTATAAATTTATTGGTTGGAAAAATAAGGACGGTTCAGACAAAGTTTGGGGTGCTATCTATATGGAAGACAGAACCAACCCCCGTCCTAAAGTATTAATCTTTTGGGGACGCCGTGGTCATAAACTACAAACTAAAATGGATCGTGAAGGATGGGACCTAGATAAATTGGTTACATCAAAAAAAGAAAAAGGGTATAAAACACTCATGGATTATGAACTGAAACAAGTTTATCCAGAATTTCTAAATGATTTAGAAAAGACAACAATGTGGGCATTGCTTAAACTATGAATGATACCCAATTCAATTGACTATACACTAAACTTAGTGTACAATAACACATATTAACTGGAGCTATAACATGAATCTTGAACAAGTAAACAATATCTTTCAACATAGAATCACCGACGGTAGTGAGTATCTTTGGCATTGCTATGGAAACAATGTTCGTAGTATTGACTACACTAGCAAATACGCATGTGGGTATGTAGTCTTTGATACTGAAACACACACGGTGTATGAAGTGAGTGTTAGCCCAGTGGTTGGTTCTTGGGATGTTGAACCAAAGCCCTATCGTTACATTAATCCAGAATATCAGGAAGCATATAAACAAGAAGCAATCAATCGTGGTATTGATGCTGACCAAGCATGGGATGATATCAAGTGGGTTGACTTAGAAACAGAAGAAGATTTTATTGAAAAGGCATCTAGTATGTTTAATGGTGTTACATTTGATACTCGCATCCAAGTGCCAATTGATTTAGACAATGATACTATGCTAAAATTAGCAATGGAAGCACATAAGCGTGATATCACATTGAATAAGATGGTTGAAGAAATATTGCGTAATATGATCGCTGAACATGAACTTAATATTGCTTAACATTTACAATTACATCAAAGATGACTATTCAACAAACCCTCTTCGTTTTGTCGTTGAAGTTACGGCTTGGATTATTAGTGTCGGGTGTTCGGTCACAATGGCGCTCACAGTACCACACCCACCCCTTCTCATTCTTTATCCTATATGGATCACTGGTTGCGCTATGTATGCTTGGGCTAGTTATACTCGCAAGTCATTTGGTATGATTGCCAATTATATGTTGTTAGTGACAATTGATAGTGTTGGTCTTGTTCGTATGTTAATTAATTAAGGAAATATCATGGGTAAAAAGAAAATTGAATCTAAAATTGAACCAAGTAAACTTGATCCCGGATGGGTTAAGACAGGTGATAACTCTTGGGTCGCAACATTACAGGAAGATCCAGAGACAGGTGATTTGATTCTTCCACTTCCAGATGATCTGATGAAATCGCAAGGATTTGAAATTGGTGATATACTGAAGTGGAAAGATAATAAAGACGGATCATTTAGTATTAGAAAGAAAGCATCCGAGGAGAAGCAATGGGTGTTGGTTGAAGCAGTCAGTACTTTCCGTACTCGTTACATGGTTGAAGTACCAGTTGGCATTGATGACTATGGTAATGATAAGGCTAAATGGGCATTGGATACTGTAACAATGGGCGAAGCAAAAGAGTTTAGTCAGGAACATCTTGGTGAACAGATTGTTAGCCATCGTGTTGTATCTAAGAAGGAAGCACTTGCCTTGTGTGATATAGACAATGATTACGCCGATGAGTGGGAAAAAGAACTAAAAATGAAAAACTTTTTTACTACATGGGAAGAACAAGATGGAAACGATTGATGTACTAGATAAACCTTATCATCCAACAAAAGATTGGGATGATAAGGAATGGAATAAGTTTAGTAATTGGTTGACTGGAATGCTCAAAATTAATGAGAGTGTTACGGTAACTTTCACTAAGGTAGATGGTACTGTACGTGTAATGAATTGCACATTGAAACCCGAACTATTACCCGTAGTTGAAGTAAAGCCCTTAGCAGAGGGTAAACAACCTCGTAAAGAATCAACCACTAGTATTCGTGTATATGATTTAGAGAAAAAGGAATGGCGTAGCTTTACTACAAAAAACGTTACTAGGGTAGAATTTAGTATTTAAAAATTTAAATCATCATATAGTATGCTATATACTATATGAAATTAGATTCAACACAAAGTATACCACTATTACAAAACAACAAACTTTTAGATTTTTTAAAGTCTGATATTGATCCTTGGATCAATACTCCCTTTAAAGGATATGTAAATATAAACAACAAAATAAAAGGCAAATACGGAGAGTTGTTTGTTGAAACATTGATGATTGGTTTGGGCCATGAAGTCAAAAAAGCAAAAACTTCTACTAGTGGACATGATAGAGTAATTACAAATTTTCTTACTGAAATCAAATTTGGTCTTTCACATAGAAACGGTAAAGATAAAAGTTTAACATTAACTGATGTTTTTTCATTCAACCATTTCTCTGTAAACAAAGACTGGGAACGTGCTATACTAGTCGGTATTAATATTGACTGTAATCCTTATGTTGTGTGGTTCAATAAAATTGATTTTGTAAATGAAGTATCTAAATCTGATGCAAAACGTAAGTATTTTGGTAGACAGCAGGCAGGTAAGAATGGCGGAAATGACGATTGGATGTTTATGACAGGACCAGAATCTTGGCAATCATTTCTTAATGAACCTTGGGTAAAAAGTATAAATCAATGGTAAAACTAGTTGATGTTTTAAATAAACGTTTCTCAACACGAAATCTATCTGATGTAGATTTTAATGCGATTGTGCCTAGTTTGGCAGTAGAGTTATCGCAAACAAATTATTACCCGCAATATACCCCTGCTGAATTAAATAAAGATTGGGATAATCTCTGTAAATGGACTAGCACTGACAATGACATTAGTTCTACATCACGCATAGGGATGAAACTAAGCGAACACTACTGCCCTAACTTTTATGATATTGAAAATAATACAGGTATTAGTTTTAAAAGTCTATGGACACCCACTAATTTAGAAAAGATATTACGTTGGAATCGTAAATCCCATAGCACACCCTATCTTAGTGAATTGAAACGTGGGATTTACTTTTGTTGTGGGTTGACAAAGAACACAATGTATCGTCCACAGATGATGAAGCTGGCCTGTCTGAAATATAAACCTGAAATTGTACTTGATCCGTGTGCCGGTTGGGGAGGACGTATGTTAGGTGCAGTGAGTTATGGGGCACAATATATTGCGTTTGAACCTAACACTACTACATATAACAATCTAATGAGTATGGCTAATTTCTTGGGCATACAAAACAAAGTCACATTGATATGTGATGATGCTCGTAATATGAAACAATACAATTTACCTAAAGTAGATTTAGTATTGACAAGCCCTCCTTACTTTGATTTAGAAGTTTATATACATGAACAAACACAATCAATAACCAATACAACAACTTATCAAGATTGGGCTGATGGATTCTTGCGTGAAGTAATCAAGTTGAGTATTGAACATTTAAAAGACAACGGAACCAGTTGTTGGAATGTGGGTAAAGTCAAGAATCGTGATATGAACGTTGATGTTTTAAAATACCATAATGAGTTTGGATATGATAAAGTTGATGTTTTGAGTGTGATAAGTAGCAAAAGGCAAATTAATCAAACTGTGACAATGAATTCCAAAAGTTCCGATACTACGGTTGTGTATAAAAAACTCAGTTGACAATAAATGGAGTATCTGCTATACTATGGGTTATGAAAAAGCAAATACTCTCATTCACAGTTGAACAGCCCAAACACAGGGCTCACCTAGTGTTGTTTAAAAACAACACTCCGTTCAAGCAAAAAATTGTACAATCTAAGGTGTTGTACAAACGTAAACCCAAACATTCTAAACAGGAGTTTTGATATGAACGAATCTCTCGCTATCTTGGAAAAACTATTACAGGCCCATGATTGGTATTATGACTATAGTGATGACTACACTGCCTGGCACCGTGGTAAGGAAGAACGGTCTGCTATCAATCAGGAACAGAAAAGATTGATTAATAATGGACTGGCCACTGAGGAAGAAGTCCAAGAATTAACAAAAAAATACGCCCCCAAAACTTGACATTAAATGGTCTTGGGTGTATACTACACATATTAACTTAAAAAGGAAATTAAAAATGTCTCTTAAACTTAAAGCACTATTACAATTGGTTGGTCTCGTAGCATTTGCCGCAGGAGTCTCGTTGTCCATTGATTATATCTTTGCTAATGTTCCGCGTGAAACAATCGGCATCGCAATTGGTCTCGGGGCTATTGGTTTTATATTTTATTTGGGTTACAGTCTTTTGCTAACCCGTTTGGAATCTCAGGAAACTCTCAATAAAATTGAGCAAGACCTGAAAAAATAATTTGACATTAAATAGATTTGGGTTTATAATAGAGTCTTAATCAGTTAACTAAAGGAGTTTTTATGACTGACATTTCTGAAATCAACCGTGCTATTCTAGCAGGTAACTTTACCAATGACCAACTGACTAGCATCACCGATGCAATTCGTTTTGCTCGTGCCCAAATCGCACAGAAAAACAAGTACACCCTGACCGTAGGTACTAAAGTGAAATTCACTAATAGCCGCAACGGTATGGTAATCACAGGCGATGTACAAAAAATCAATCGCAAATTTGTTATCGTTAAGACTGGTCCATTGAATACATGGCGTGTCCCGGCTAACATGTTGTCTGCCGCTTAAGGAGTAAATCATGGATAAAGTTTTTATTGTTATTGGTGCCGCAATCGTTGGTAGTGCTAGTATTGTATTTCTTAGTTTCTTGCTAAGTTGGCCCGTGATGTGGCTTTGGAATAACGCACTAGTTGGTGCTATTGTTGGTATCAACGAAGTGTCTTGGGTTCAGGCTTGGGGTATTTCTACATTGTCTGGTATCTTGTTTAAAACAACCGTGAGTAATTCAAAATGAGCAAAATGGCTGAATTGGATCTGTGCATCCGTGATATGTTGGAAGAAGGGTACAACCCAGTGTCTATCTCTGTACGACTAGGAGTCCCCGTACACTTTGTATATGACATTCTGGAATATGACCAATATGGGGAAGATTTGAGTCCCTATAATACAGTAAATTCCTGATCCCGACGGTTGACAATAAATGGATTTGGGTATATAATAGAGTCTTAATCAGTTAGTTAAAGGATTTTTAAAATGTTTGCATCTACAATAGAAGCCCGTAAATTGTTGAAACTTGCTTTCAAATCATCCGGTGCTAATCTACCAGAAAATACTTACACCGATAAGACCACTGAGAATGACCCAACTCGCCGCACAGTTGTGTTTCCGGTTCACCCGGATCATGCTGATGAAGTGATTCATCAAGCCCGTGATTTCTTCCAAGAAGCAGGTTTTACTAAGTCTGTACCCAAACTTTATACTACTTTTTCTCTCTATGGACACTTAACTTATATCCGCGTCATCGCCTACAAAGGTTGACAATAATTGGATTTGGGTATATAATAGAGTCTTATTCAGTTAATTACAGGAGTTCTCAAATGGCTTATATGTCTCAGGAAAAGAAAGCAAAAATCGCCCCTAAAATCAAGGCTATTCTTGCTAAGTACAAGGTTAAGGGTTCGTTGTCTGTACGCAATCACATGACCCTGTGCTTGACCCTGAAGTCAGGTGTAATTGACTTTATCGCAAATTCCAATAAAGTTTGTGGTAATGACTACTATCAAGTGGCTCGTGGTTTTACTCCTAACACTAACGGCTATGATGATGTTAATCCCTATCATTTCCAAAATCATTATGACGGCGTAGCCCTTGCTTTTATGAAGGAAGTGTTTGCTGCTATGAATGATGGCAATCATGACCACTCTGACATTCAATCCGACTACTTTAACGTAGGATGGTATGTTGATGTTAACGTAGGCAAGTGGGACAAACATTACGTGGTTGAGGCTTAATATGGACATCACAATGAAAGTTATCCCCAGCGTAGGAGAGGCTGGTCTTGATACAGAGGCTTCTCCGGGCAATGGTCAATACTATATCCGCCTCTATGATGGATCCGTTGATGAGTGTGGTTATGATACTATTGAAGATGCAATTTCAGAATTGGAATATATTGCAGGAGTAGAAGCATGAATATTGATAATGAACAACTATTGTTTTTTGATTTCTTGTCGTCACTAAGTCAGGAACAACTTGCGAAATATTTCGTAATGCTCGGACCAGAAGAATCGGAATATGTTCGCCGAGTGGTTCGGAATGTAGGAACACAATTGAATTTGGCAATTGCTGAATACCATGATGAAGTTGAGGACCTTGCGGAAGCAGGAAGTGTCCTTGGTAGCTTTACTCTTTCGGGTAAAGCAAAATAATTTTGGTAATACAAATGGTTGACAATAATTCCGTTCTGTGTTATCATTATAACAGTGCTGAGTGATATCAGTACATTTTTAAAAACTTAGCTTTATCTTAAAGGAAACAAAATGGCTAAACAAACTTTCAAAGTCGCTGGTATGACTACTAACAATGGTAATACTAAGGTTCGTTTTACTGATGATATGGTTCGCCGTATCAAGCAATTCACTAAAGGTGGACACACTCGTGTTGACTTTGTTGACTTGCCCAGTGAGATGACAAAAATTGAGGCTCTCAACTATTTGGCTACACATGCCGATTTTCAATCACCCGCTGATCAGGCAACTATTGCTGATACTCTTGCTGATAAAACAAAGGAAGCAAGTAAGGGTACTGTAAAGGTTAAAGTCTCTAAGACCAAGCCTAGTATTGATGCTATCAAGGCACGTGCTAAGAAGGCTACTAAAGAAGTTTCGGTAGAACAAGTTCTTGCCGAAGCTGGCGTTACTACTAAGTAATGTAAAGGGGCTATATGCCCCTACCCCAACAAAGGAATAATATGAAACTCTCTGATAAAATTGCAAAATGCAATGACAACCTAACTGTCAATATGTATGACAATGGTTTTATGGTTGACGTATCTGGCAATGACTCAAACAATGATTGGAAATCTGCAAAGATTATGTGCCAAACATTGGAAGAAGTCTATGCTGTAATCGCTGAAGCCGCTGCAATGGAACGTTCTTAAGGATTAATATATGTCAGTACTAACCACATTCGCTAATAAGTTTAATCCACGTAGAAACTTTGATCCAACTAAGGTTGAAGATTTGCGTGAATTGAAATATTTCAAAGAACATATGTCATGGAAAACGGCTTGCCCCTTTCACCTAGAGGATCCGTTCTTGGAGATTCCCGCAATGTGTATGTCAAAGTATACTGACTATATGCTTATGAAACTGAAAACATAAAAAGGCCCCGAAAGGGGCTTTTTTTTAACTTAGTATTTCAATCCACTTGTCAATTACGTATTTCCAATCATATGATTGAGCATGGTGCTGTATCTCTAAACATCTTTGACGATATTGTTCCGGGTTCGCTTTATAGTAACTTAATAATTCTACAGTCTTTTCTATAAACTCAGCTTCCTCAATCGGAACAAAATTAGCACCGGCATCCCCAACTCTACTGTAGTGTCCAACTGGGGTACTAATAACTAATTTCCCGGCAGCACCTGCTTCTAATAAAGGTAGTCCGGCCCCCTCTTCTGTACTAGCAATTAGTACCGCATCTACTGATTTATAAAAGCCGGGCATTGTTATAAACGAATGATGGTATGATGCTGCTGCTTTAATATTCAACCCTGCTCGTTGAGTGGCAATCTCTAACAACCACGGGCGCTTAATCTTTTGATGTACACCCACTTGTCCTAAATTCATACAGCCAACAGTACGCAATGAATCGTTTGGCTTACTATAAAAACTACTAGTGTTAATACCCAATGGAGTAACAGTTGCTGGCCTAGTAATACCTAACTGTAAGCTAACATCACTTAACCATTGACTAACGGCACCGTACTTATGAAACTTATAGAAGTCATCATGCCCATGCATCTCTATTAGTTCATCCATATCTAATTTTGAATGACTGATAATTACACATTGTCGTGGATCAACTATCTTATAACTGTAACCAAGTAGTCTCCATCCATGTGGAGTGGTAACAAACAAGTCTGTAGTCTCAATTAGTTCCTGCATCTCTGCTAAACTATAGCTTTGATTCCAAGGTAGTAGTTGACAGTCAAAGCCATACCCCCATAGATACTTACACAACTCATAGTGAATTGTTCCAAACGCCCAAGTGGGCTCCATGTAAAATACTATCTTTTTCATAACATATCGTAATTAAATACTTCTCCAGTGTCTGTGTTTATAACAACTCCATCATAATTCAAAAACTTTTTAAGTATGTTTCTAAACTGAATGAACTCAACATATTTTATTGCTATGACATCAAACGCAAAATATTCCTGTGTTAGTAAGTAATCATTAAAGTTACTTGCTATCACTTTCTTTGTGAGTAGTGAGGGCAGTGTGTCTATATTAATAAACTCAGTATCTTTACTTACACTAGGAAGATAGAATAAATTTTTTATCTTTGGTAGTTCAAATCTGCCCCACCAATAAGCATAAGTAGCCCAGAATTCGCAATTGTTTCTGTAATCTAAATCAAACAAGTATGGGTCTACTATCTGCTTAACATAAGATGAATTGAACCAATAGAAGTTTCCTTTAAAGTGCCAATGCCACAATGAACCAACTAAGTCACAACCTTGCTCTAAATGATATAAACAGGTACTGCTATTGTCAACTACACCGTACATCATTAATGATGCCCAGCGTAATCCATTCTCAAACTCTAGTGTATCAGTCTTACTAGAACCCTTACAATGTAGATATAGCCCATAGAAGTCTGATTGATTAGCATCTTGCCAGAACTTTCTTATTGCAGGGAATTCATAATGTGACGCAGTAAATCCACTATCAACATATTCAATGTCTAATCCATCTAAGAAATCATAAGGTGTCCAATCACATGAATGGATTATGATTATCTTTTCGTCTTTTAGATTACTGGCTTTTAGTTTAGTGATGATATGAAACAGACTAGCTTTAGTATTCGGTAACTCGTTACACGAAATATAAATTCTAATCGGTTTCATTTCATTGTTTGAATACGCCATAGTAGGCTTTACCATAGCAGCCTGACTCACGCAATGTTACAGTACCTGATCCTGGTAAGCCGATGATATCGTCTAGCATCTGTTTAGTTAGTTCAAAAGGATGTCCATCATGTGCTGGAATATCAATCCATTCAAATAGTCTTAGTACAGGGGCTGCTCGTTTAGCATTGTTGATGATTCGTTCTACACTTTCAACATGCTGTAAGCAATTGTAAATCCAAACTTCATCCCATCCTTCTTCATTAACTTCTTCACCTGGTTGAACATTAACGCTGATGTTATGTCCAGCATAGCGTAGTTTAGTCCATTCAGGATAGTCAATAGGGTCACAGACTTTACCTTCAGCTAAGTTCTTACACTTAAGAAGCATAGAACTTGGGCCACCGCCTATGTCAAGTATGCGTTTGTTTTGTGCATCAAATGAATAACCTATGCGTGTTATCTCCATAAACTTAGCATAGACATAATGCTTTTGATCTTCATCAAAAGTATTAGCACAGTTGCCCCAATACTCTATTTCAAATTTGTGATCATCGCTCATGTTGGTAAGTCTTTCTTTAACCAATTCATATTTGTTCTGTCCTCATGCATTTGATACCATCCTTTGCCTTCATGTACATCTAATACCATTTGAAAGTATTCTTCATACATAGGTGCAACACGTTCTAGTGTAAAGTTTTCAGCAAACTTTCTGCAATTCTTTGGATCAATGTTATGAATGTTTTTTGCTGCCCACACAAACTGATCAAATGTATGACAACGATATCCAGTGTATCCATGAACATTGTTCTCTGTGAAACTACCCCAGTCAGTTGTGATTGTAGGTGTGCCACTCATTAACATTTCAATTTGTACGCCACCAAACGGTTCAACATACATTGATGGAACGAATGCAGCTTTAGCGTTACTCATTAACTCTTTGCGTTTAGCTACATCAGCGTAACCTGCAAACTCTACGTGAGGAGGAAATTCTAAGTTCTCTGGATTCTGTCCTGCAATGATTAGTTTAGCACCAATCGCTTCTGTTGCTTGTATTGCTACATGAATACCTTTACCATTGTATACTCTTCCCAAGAACAAGAAGTAATCTTGTTTTTCTTCTTTGAAGTCAAAGTCATCTGGATCAAAGTAGTTTGGTATAACAGCATCATACCAATCTGATTTACAAGTACCAACTGCATCTAGTCCATAGTAAGCGTGATAGATAGCGTAACTTTCAAATATCTTCCAACGTGCCCAATGACCACCTGCATAACCAATGCCTGGTTCTACTGTAATCATATCTGGATGTGCATCACAGATTGGTCTTACACCACTACCCCAGAAGGGTAATATGAAGTCGTTCTTTTGTTTGCGTTTTCCAACTTCTCTTATAGCATTAGCAAAGAATGTTTGATAAGCATGGTCATCTGTGCTGAATTTGAAAAAGTTTTTACGCCAATCATAATCGCCGTAAGCAATTTTCCAATCTTCATTTGTGATTACGGTTACATGTTCATCGCAAACTAAATCGCTATCTTCATGTCCATAGTGAATGATTGTATGGCCACGGGCCTTCATCATCTTGCCAAATTTGACAACCTTCTGCGTGTAAGCACACGCATTGTATTCTTTGCTTGTAACCGTATGCGGTAAACCTAGTATATGGAATCTAAATTTGTTATTCATTTAGATATTTAATCTAGGCCTTGTGTTACCAAAAAATAATTATAGTCCGAATCGTGCTTTGTTTGCATTCCAACTAGAATTAATTAATCCAGCACTTAATGACCCTTTGTATACATTAACTATGCCTAACTTACCGCCCCAGTATTCTGGATTGTCCCAACGGCGCATTATATTGATACCACCTTGACTAGATATTGGTTGACTGCCGGATGCTGTAGCTTGTCCAACTAATGTGTTATTGACATATAGTTTTACATTTGAACCATCATATGTTCCTACGATCTGATACCAGTTACCTGCTGTTAATGTATATCCTGTTGGGGTTGTTTGAAATCCCCCATTGAAGTATCCTGATTGTAAATCTGGACTGTTGGTAGTTAAACTTCCCAAGAAGTAATTAAGTTGCCCGGTGACACCCGGGTATATTTCAGTAATAATACAAGGTCTTTCTCCTGTATTTGTGTCAGTATAGTAATGCCATACTTCAACTGACCATGTACTTAAGTCAGGTAAACTTGAAGTACATTGAGCATATTGACCACTTGCTGGATCAAATGATAAGGCGCCGCCATTACTACCACTATATGTTACTCCGCCGTATAATGTAAATGAACGACTTGAAACACTATCTATCCACGGTCCGCTTGTATAACCAGCGGCATCTAAACTCAACATTAATTCTGGCGGAACGCCAATCTCAATTCCTTCTCCAATTGTAATTCCTGGTCCGATTGTTAATGGTGCTACCATGTTGTTCCTTTAAAATAATTATTATACTGATGTTAATGTGATTGGGAATATATTGCCAGTTTTGTTTCCAATCCAAAAAATATCAATGTAAGTAGGTGCATAAGGATCCCACGCATCAATGGTTGATGTAGTATTATCTTGAAAAGTGATTATACTGCCTACTGGAAATTGGCTGATAACTGTGGGACTATATGGTATTCCTGCTGATACAGCAGACCAACCAGTTAACCCGCCGGTGTCGTTTAGTGGAATAACTAATACGTTTGGTGTGACTAGACTTATTCCGCCGCCTATAGTTATCCCTGATCCTATTTCCATTGTCATGGTTTTTCCTTTATATCTATATATTTATCTTATTAAGGATTACTGATTGATTTTATAACCCAAAAATCACCACTCATTGTATTGTTTTTTATTACTTGAAAGGGCATATAGAAGTAACCGTTGTCACCCCAATTTGTTCCCCAACTGTTTCTAGCTATGAATGTGTTATTGTTTTTGTTGTAGCCAACTAATAGTACAGCATGTCCGCCCAATAATCTTTCTTTGTTGACATTAGGATATGGCATAATACCTGTTTTTGCTACTGTTTTAGTATCAAAACTTGAATATACACTAAACCCAATTGTAACTGGATATCCACTAGTGATAGCATCTATTACTGCGTTAAAGTCCGCTGCTCTTTGATATGATGTAACTTTTCTTTTTGCCGCATCAGTCAATGCTGTTTTTGATGGAGCAGTTCTAAACTTACTTATATTGTATGGCCATAAGTTTTCTGTTGGAGCACCATATGTATAACATGCTTTGATGCCATCACGTATGTATGCACCACTATCATAATTCACTGTACCAATTAATAATCTTTCATAGTAGTATATGAACAAGCGGCTTATGTCAAGTGTCCTATTTTGTCTTTTGTGTAGTAATTCTATTGCACCTGCTATAGCATTACCTGTACAGCTACCTAAATTGCCTTGGTCTTCTATTGGTGAGCAATATTCTCTTAAGTCAACAACATTAGATTGTGTTTGATTTGTTAGTTGATATGGATGATCTCTTGTATCTATTTTATCTTTGACCCAATGATATTTAGGGATACTAAATGACGGTATAGCCTTAGTTACTTTTTGAACGAAAGGTATACGATGTAAGCCAGGATCCTGTTCTATATCAATTATTGTACTTGGGTCTTGTTTCATAATCTATTTAACTGTTAAAGAGTAATGTAACCCCAATTTACTACCTGTGATGTTCCGCTGTTGTTCGTGATACCAAATGTAAATACATTGGCAGTTGTAGTACTAACTACAGCGTTACTAATATTGTTCACAGTTCCAACAATCTGTGTGGGTATTGCTGTGAGCACTAATGCATTACCGGCTGCATAATACCAACCATAACTACTACCTAATACTGGAACATTGGTATTTGTAACAACCACTGTAGCAGTATATGTAACAATACCATTTGGAATATTTCCTCTAACCCATATTGAGTAAGTACCGTTTATAGGAACTGTAAGATTTACTGTGTTAGTACCTGCTGATAATGTCCAACTACCAGTTGTTGAGCCTGCGCCTACTCCAGTGGCACCTGTAATACCTGTTGCGCCAGTAGCACCCAAACCAGTAGCACCTGTACTACCTATTGTACCAGTAGCGCCGGTTGCACCAATTGGTCCACCTGATGGGCCAGTAGCGCCAGTTAAACCTGTAGCGCCAGTTAAACCTGTAACACCGGTAAGTTGACTACCATCACCAATGAATGTAGTAGCACTAATAACATTCGCACCGGTGATGTTGCCACCAGCATAGAATTGTATTGCATTATTAGCATGACTTATTCTCATAAACTCATTGGCTTCTAAGAATCCACTAGTAGCAAATATGATATCTTTTACATTACCTTGTTCACCGGTTGCTAATACTAAACTACCATCACCTGCTACTACTGGTTGAGTAGCAATATCAAAGCCATGTGCAAATACATATCCACTACCTGGTTTAGTTATAGTATAGTTTGCATCATTGAATCCTGAACTAGTAAAGCCTACATCTGCCCAACCTCCTGCATCAGTACCATGATGACCATATGCTACCCAGTCAGCACTACCAACATCTGAAACATTATTGATAACTGCTTGAACATATGCTTCACTATTGCTACTTGCTACTAGTACAGCGTTTCCAAATCCAGTTAGTGAGTTAGCTCCTGGTCCAATTGTTACACTTGTTCCGCCTAATACAACATTGTCTGGGGCATAGAATGTACCATCATCACCAAATGTAAACTCATGTACACCTGCATTAGCATAGATAGTAAAGTTAGCACTTGCTGGACCTACAATATTACCAGGGACATTTAAATTACCAGTAGTATCAAATGTCCATGTAGCACTATTGCCAGCACCATCATTACTGTTGATAACAACATTACCTGTATTTGCTAACTTAACATATAAGTTATCACTACCTAAGAACAACTCTGTTTCATACAAGTTGCCACTAGTCATATGTATATGGTCACCGTCAGCCGCTGTTGGATATATTAATAACTTCTGATTAGTAGTAATTCCTGAACCAGCTGGTTGAAGAGTAATCGTATTGCCAGGAGCACCGCTTGGGGTAGATGATTGACTATAAATAGAACCCCCGCTCGGCAACCCCAAGTTACCCGTCCCGTCAAATGTCCAAACACCACCCTGTGTATTAGTATTATTGTCCCAAGACTGAACATATACATTGCCGTCCCAACTTGTCATTACATTAGATTGATTGTCTTTACCTAATATAAGATTTGCGCTGGCACTAGCAACAATATGGATGTCTGGACCAGATGATAAGAAGATATCTAAATATGAACCACTATTAGCAGGATCTGGTTGTAAGTTTAAGTTACCTGTACCAATAACATTGATATCATTGAATGTTACGTTGCCGGTGTTGCCACTGCCTCCGCCAATTGATACTTGAGTGCCATTAGCATAGTTAACTGCGAATGTATTGCCAGGTAATGTTAAGTTACCGTTTTCATCAAATGTCCAGCGGTGTGGGACATTATCACTGCCTTTTTGAGTTTCAATGAATACTTGAGGGGTATCTACTGTGGGTAAATCTGTACGAATCCAGGCATATCCAGGATTAGCGGCCGTAGTATCATCTTCAGAATATACTTCCCAATTATCAGGGTATTGATTTATCTGTGTATAAACATTACCTGATTGTGTTAAAATTCCTATTGGTATGCCGTTACCAGGCTTTATGGTGTCATTTGGAAATCTTGTTGTACCATCTGCGGCAAAGGTCCAAGTATTGCCGCCAGTTTCAATATTGACATGGCCTTCATTGATTTGACCATTGCCTGAACCACCGCCCCAGATGTTAACATTACCACCTGTTGCTGTGCCATAACCACCTTTAAGGTTCGCATTGCCACCGACTGTGGCACCCTGTCCACCTAATATTTCAACATATCCTCCCAGAGTATTACTGTAACCACCTGTAATTTCTATATAACCTGGGTTGCCGCCGGTAGTGGCTGCATCGCCTGCTTCCATACGGATATAACCACCGGCGCCCCCTGCACCACCTACAGTGTTTGCTCCACCTTGGCCACCGCGAATTTTAATGTCTCCACCTGAACCACTAGCATTGCCACCACGTCCGGCCCATAGATAAATGTCGCCACCTTCACCGCCTTGATAACCTTCGCCAGGATTGATTACTAGTCGTTGGCTACTATCACCATTAATGCCAAAAGCACCATCCGGTGTTGAAATAATTGCTTCTTGTGTATTATCACCAAACAACAATGTTTGACCTGTGATTGTGCCGCTAGGATTATCACCGCGCTGAACACTTACTGTTGGGAATATTGTTCCACCACCTGTAGCAAATGTCCAGTTGAACTCATCTTCTGTGATAGGATTAGATATGCCTATACTTACTAGTTCATCTAGACTACTAATGTTTACTCTAGCGATATTATTACCACCTGCATAAGTGTTCAATCCTAAGAAACCATTAGGACAAGAGTTTAATAGAGTTGAGGTATTATTGATGGCAATCTTAGCATCGTTTGGTAATGTTAAATTACCGTCTGCACCAAATGCCCATATATGGGTGTTTGTTCCAATTGATATGTTACCACCAGATTCTAATTTGACATATTTGCTATCATCACCGAAGTATTGATCAAAATAACCGTTATCGCCTGTGTCAAGGTGTATGTGTGTGGGAACATCACCGCCGCGTACTCTGAGATATTGCACATTACCTACACTATTCGCGCCGGGCGCCAAATACAATCCGCTACCGCCAACCTCGTCGCCGGTGCCTATGACCGCTTGATCGCTAAATGTTACATTACCTGTATTAGCGCCGCCCCCTCCCCCAGTAGCCCAACTTAAATTACCAGCACCGTCGGTACTTAATACTTGCCCTGCTGACCCCCCTGTTATTATTACATTACCTATTGGACCCAAGTTTGCTACTCTAGCTACAATGATTGATCCAGTACCTAAATTACCTACATTTGCATTGCCTGTTGCTTGCAATGTCCCAATAATATTAGCACCAGTATCAGTTACCTTCATTACATTTGGTACACCGGTAACGCCAATTGTGACTGGCCCGTTATTCATAACAACAACATTACTACCACCATTAACTAATTGTTTAGCAGTTGATATATTTGATAATAAACCCCCATCACCTACGAAATAATTTGATGTTACTGAGTTTCCTAAATTACTATTACCTGTTGCAATGATATTACCTGTTGCAATGATATTACCGGCACCCACATTTCCTGTTACAGTTAATCTAGTTAACGTGCCAACTGAAGTTATGTTTGGTTGAGCAGCATTAACTACTGAATATGCTAAGTTAGCCAATCCAGCTGGGACAAAATTTGCACCACCGGCGCCTGCTAGTATTACATTACCCAATGATTGTACATTTCCCTTTTCTGTCTTAGGGACACCAACCATATTGACCATTGGCAATAAAGCAGTAGGGGTTAAATTTGCCCCTATGTTTGCTAATCCTGTTATTTTAATTGCTGAAGTTGCCATTTACTATTCCTTATTATTATTATCCAAACGTTACGCCATTTTGTCCGATACAGTACCACTTGCTATTAATATATTGCAATGTGCAGCCATCACCGATATCGTTAAATGTAATTGTTCCGGTGCCGCTTGCTTTCCATCCAGCATTACTTACTGTGATAACCATATCGCCACCGTCTGCTACCATCATAAATGTTTTGATTAGACCGGCAGTTCCTGCTGCCAATGTTGCTGTACTAGCGGTTGATGTTGTAAAGTAACTTGCGGTTACACTTAAGTTTGCTGCTGATCCAGATGTTAAATTCTCGCTGCTACTGCCAATCGGAGATTCAATATTGATAGTTCCAGTGGTTGTTACTGTAGGATTTGTTATTGTTAGTGTATTACTTGATACTCCAACACTAGTTACTGTTCCACCTGTTGTAGTAGAACTGATAGTGATATTACCAGTGCTCCCGCTTAAACTGATACCAGTGCCTGCACTTAATCTAGTTACCCCGGTGTTAGTTATAGTTATATTACCTGCACTAGTTATTGGTCCACCGGATATTAATAATCCTGTACCTGAGGCAACTAACCCAACACTAGTAACTGTACCTACTGATGCAGCATTTGATATAGTGACTACACGACCATACTGGTCAACTTGCATAGTAGGATAAGTGTAATTCCCCGGGGTAACTCCCGTATTAGCCAACGTAATCGCAATATTCCCACTACTGGTAATTGGACTATTTGTAACTAAAATTATATTAGCATCGGAAGTAACCCCAATACTAGTTACTGTCCCACCGGCACCACTTCCACCACCGGTTGAATTGATTGTTACATTACCATTTGCGTCTTTTTCACTTACAGTAATATTAGTTCCTGCAACAATATTAACTACACCGGCATTCTCAATTCTTACTACATTTGTTGTTGAATTTGCATTTGCTATCGTTCCTAGCCCATTTGCAAATGTAAGTGTTGGGCTTGCACATGCAAATAGATTAGCAAAGTTATTTGCTGCTTTGTTAAATGCGGTGTATAATGAATCACTATTAGCTGATTCGTTGGGTAACCCAATTCTTATAACCTGTTGACCTGAAATTGCCATGATTTAATCCTTATTATGTATTTATCAATAAGGACTAAATCGTCATTTACCCAGGACTAAAGCTACTCCCACACCCACAAGTTGTCTCTGCATTGGGGTTTTTAATCACAAATTGACTGCCAGATAAGTCATCTTTATAGTCAATTGTCGCACCGGACACATATTGCATTGACATTGCATCAACTAATACGCTAGATGATTCCAATGTAATTTCAAAATCATCTTCATTTTGTTCTTCATCTAATGTAAATCCATAACTCATTCCTGAGCATCCGCCTCCCTGTACATACATTCTTAATTTTAATGCAGGGTTGTTTTCCTCTAGTAAAATGTCTGATATCTTTGTTTCTGCTGCTTCCGTTACTGTTAACATTATGATGTTCCTTCGCTAAACCACGGGTCAATAATTACTGGTTGACCGTTACTTCGTTGCATGACATTTGCCGTATGCAAATCCCATCCGAATTTGTTAATTGTACCTGTGATATATAATAACTTCATTACATTATATAGCTGTCTGTACATGGAGTATGATTTTTTATCATACATTAAATCTTGCCATTGTCTAACATAAACATTAGCAATAGACTTTGAACTCTTAGCATACGGATACCATTCCCAAGTATCTGATAATCCCATAGCATGGTCTACTTTATCCCATGACTCTCGTGCTTGACAAAAATCACTAAAGAACCAAATAACACCTTCCATGAAAGTGCCTTTTTCTATGGGTGCTAATCTTTCCATCTCAATCTGTGTATAATCTTTACCATTAATATCAACTGTGTTTACCTCATTAAATCTTGGCATACATTCTAAATCTTGATGTGACATAGCAAATTCATAAAACTTACGAAATACTTGTTCTGCTTTAGTGCCCAAATCTTCTGGCATCAATATCTTAATGATATGACTATCATCCTTGGCCCATACAGTAGAATCAGCACCTGTACCTACATTTGAATAACCAGCTGCTTTTAATTGATTAGCAATTGTTTTGGCATTTGTTGTGCCTACTTCTGCTTCATCTAAAGGTGGCGCTCCCAATCCAATACGTCCAGGATACATGGGCCCATCTTTAATTCTTTCACCACCATCAAAATATGAAATCTCTACTGGTAATGACTCCCATCCAAGTTCAGCCGCGGCCATGATCCTATGATTACCTTCATTGACCCAGGCACTGCCATCGTATGCTACATTAATAAAAGGTTTATATTCTTGTCCAGTATGTCCGTGTAGTGGTAGTTTACCAGTGGTACTCATTATTTTTCTAATAGCAGCAAGATCGTGGTGTCGTATCTTTGATTGCTCTTGACGCATACCTGGTATTCGTCTTAATATACGTAGTGGAACGTCAATATTCCTAACGGTGGCAGTAGTTTTGCCCATGTAGGGTAAGCCGTAACGATCGGGACTTTTACTTTTAGCATAGTCAATTGCGTCTTGCAACCATTCTTCATTGGGCACATCAACTCTAAGTTCTTCGTTTAATTCAGGCGCCCATGACATAGCCTTACCGCCTTTAACAGTTGGAGTAAAGCCTTGCCCTTTGTAAAACTTCGTTAGTTTAGCCTGACTTACTTGACCCTTGTCCCAAGGAAACAATGTTAGTGTAATGCCATCTTCACGGGCTAATGCCTGTAATTCTTTCATAGCACGACTGCCAACGCCTTGACGTAATGGATATGCTTGAAACCACTTGACTTCTACTGCACCGCGCTTGCTAAAACTAGGTGTTAATTCAAACATAGCAAACTGTTGTTCATCACCTTCACCCCAGACCATAACATGATTGTTCTGCATGGTGTGTGGATATTTGGAATAGACTTTTTCAATCCAGGATTTCGCAGCATCGTTAGTAGATTCATCTATCGGTTCTTCATCTAATTCTGCTAAATTAACATAATTGATAGGAACACCTTTAATCGCTGCTGCCAATGCACGATGATTCCCGTCAATAATTTTGTTATTAGCAACAACTATTGTTTTGCTTGATAGTGCTGGATCATTAACATATGATTGAACAATCTCTTGTTGGTCATCATCAAGCATATCAGTTATATCATCAATGTGTTCCGCACGATATTGACTGAGTAATATAATCAACACTTTGTGCTTAGGCATTGTTTCAACTGTCAATGCTTGCCCAAGTTCACGAGGAGTAACATAGTCCCAAAATTCTTCATCACGGTCAGGGAAATGTCCGCCGTACATGTTGTTCAATGTAGTCTTGTTTGCTTCTGCTTCCCAAACTAGTTTATCTTGCCATAAGCCACGACCAGCATCAGTTTGTGTATGACTTTTTACTATGATAGCACCCTGTTGTGTTGCTGCTTTTTTAGCAATGTCATACATTTTACTAGCAATACCTTTGCGTTGATAAGGTTCTTCTACTTCAACATCAACAGCATACCATTGTGTATTATCATCTTCTGTGGGTTCAAAAATAACATGACCAACTTCATTGCTACCATCATAAGCACGAACAACTAACCCGTCACCATTCCAACCTTCGTATGGTTCAGTTTTATAAGTAAAGTTAGTGAATTCACTTGCTCTCATTAGGTTTGTCCAACTACTGAATATTGACCTGCAGGGGCAGGGGCAAACTCACCATGTGTATCTTTTGCTAGGTCCCAGTGTCTACCTCTGTCAAGCCCCCAACGTTCGCCCAATCTCGCTGAGTTTTGTTCTATCCATTCACGGGCAAACTGTAGTGCTTTATCTTGTGACGGTGCATCTAATCTATGAAATACTTTACCTCTATATTTGTTCAGGCCATAAATTACATACTGGCCTTTTACTTCTGGTGGTTTTATATTATCAGCACCTTCTGTTCTTTGTAACATCACCATCTCATCAGCAAACCCGGCAAGTCTAGGTCCAATTTGATTAGTAAGTTCCTTGTCAGTTGCTATAAGTTTATTGTAATCATCCAAACTTTGTACAATAGTTTGATATCCCGGAAATACTTGTCTACGCACCATTGCTTTGTACATGCTTAACTTTTTAGGATCCTCTGTTTCAAACACAATGTATTTGGGCTTGTATATTCTACAATATCTATTAACTGCTTTTACCACCGCACCTAAAATTTTGAATTGATCACCTAGCCCTGATGTATCAGTGCTGCCTTCAATGTTAAACTCTACAAAGATTAAATCTACATTGGCATCTTTGATTTGTTTGATTACTACTTCACCTTGACGTCCATATTCATTTTTATCATCAGGATCGGTAACAAAGACATATTTAAGCTGTCCGTTCTGTACTGTATCACCATACGGCACTGAATTTATTTCATAGCCGCTATGGCTTTGAAATAATTCAGTTAAAAATTCTTTTGCTCTCATGGTAATACCTTAGATAGTTCCCTCAGCATCTACTTGAATGTTGTAAACTTTAAAGTATGATGATGTGCCAGTGGTGCATAGATTACCGTACGGGCAAGTCCAATTATAGAAACCTTGCGGTGCTCCAGGAGACCACGACATGCTTTGCCACATGCTAAGATTCAACCAATATCCCTGCGCTCTGCTTTGTTGCCAGCGTTGTAATTGTTCTGTAGTAAATGTTGTTGAACCTGAATATCCTGATCCCATCTTGTAAACAATAGTTTTGATTGTGCCCTGTGAGAATGTTACAGTCATCCCATTCGCATCCATATCAATAATGATATCAACTGGTTTAGATTTATCAATACCATTCCATGATACTAATCCTGTGGTTGGAGTTAGATTTACAAAACATTGGTCATCAGTTGTTGAATAACTAAACTGAAAGTTTTGTGGAGCACTACTGCTACCATCACCAATGTGCATTGTATGTTGGAATACTACATTCTTATTGCCTTCAAAGAAATCAATTTCTTGGCAATTCCAACTTGCGTTATTCCCACCAGCATCACAATAGTTTGATCCTTTTGGTTGTAATCCTGGAGTATTAGGATTATTAATCATATAGAATGTGTTAGTAACAAAGTTGCTTGTTAACTTACTGAAGTCTGCTGTAGCACGAATTTGTGTAATGTTCTTGTATCCTTGCGTAGATACAACTCTGCCACCACAACTTGTAGTATCATTACCAAACGTAACACTATTGCCACTAATGATAGGGGCCGTGGTACAAGTTTTGTCATCATTATCAAACCCAGGGGTAAATGTTGATGATCCTAGTGTCGCTTGTTTGCCGCATCCACCTAATAATAATAGTGCTATAAATCCTGCTGTAAGTAGTTTTTTCATGTTTTCCTCTTTATAAACTCTTTCCCCATCTAGTGTTAATAACATTCCAATTAATGATCTTCCACTGTTCTTTGATGTATTTCTTTTTATCACTGCCGTAATCTAATAAAAACGCATGTTCCCACCAGTCAATCAACAACAATATGTCATTGCGTACTTGATGATTATGTATTATCTTTATCTTCCCGTCCGTTGCCAAGTATATCCAACCGCTGCCCTGTATCTTCATAGCCTCAGTCTCAAACTCAGACTTCATGTTGTCATAGTCGCTAAAGTGTTTATTGATGAACCCGTACATAGGGCCGTTGGGCTTGTTGTTGTTTCTTACTTCACGGAACTGCGGGAATAATGTGTTATGCAGGAAAGCACCTGCATAGTTGAAATCTCTATCACCCTCTTTGTTGTTGTAGCGTTCAGCGTAACCGTGGGCTAATTTCCCGTAATGTAAATCTAGTGTATCTTTGGATAATACGGGGCTAACCTCAGCCGGGGTGAAGTTTAGGGGTATAATTTCTATGTCTTGAGGCTTACTCTTTTCCTCAAGCAATGTAATAATGTCACGCATAATATGTATTTATGCGTATTGTTATCTGCGCCGAGTAATGCGTCCTTTAGTCAAATCATATGGAGAAAACTCCACTTCCACTGTGTCACCAAGCAATATTTTAATGTCGTTCTTACGCATACGACCACTGATGTAACCAGTAATTACATTACTTGGATTCATCTGTACTTTGAAAACAGCATTGGGTAATACATCAATTACCTTACCGTCCATCTTAATTCCTTCTTCTTTCAATTTAGTTTCCTATGATAAATAAAAGTGTAGTCCACGAGTCTCTTACCTCTCCGACTACCCTAATGCTATAACTTATAAAGGAGCACCAGCAATGATATTTAGTAAAAAATTAAACCCTACAGGGTTTTATGTGTATGCCTATCTACGACATGATAACACCCCGTACTATATTGGTAAAGGTTATTTGGACCGCGCTTGGTCTAAAGGTAAAGGGGAAGTTCATCCGCCGGTAGATACATCTAAGATAATAATTATTGAACATAATTTAAGTGAAGTAGGGTCATTAGCAATTGAGCGCCGACTTATCAAGTGGTATGGTCGCAAAGATATGGGTACAGGGATTTTGAGAAACAAAACCGACGGGGGAGATGGGGTTTCCGGTAGAAAAGTGACTAAAGAAACTATTGACAAAGCCATTGCTACTAAGAGGAAAACTGGTGGAATATTCAAATGTGGTACGCCAGAGGCCCGAAAAAAGGCCACTGCAACTAGACTTAAAAACAACGATGGCAGTTATAATACACAAACAGCAGAAAGCATTACTAAAGGGTTGAAGACCAAACAGGATAACCCAAACCCTAGAAAAGTTAGAGTTGTAGTTAATAGAAGAAATAAATGGAAGATAACTTCTCCTATTGAAGAATTTTTTGTCACTAGCAATTTGGCTAACTTTTGTAAAGAGCATGTTATAAGTTCAGATACTTTGCGATACAATCTTGGTAAAAAAGTAGCATTTCATAAAAGCAGTCCACCGAGTACCAAAGAAACAATTAATTCAATCGGGTGGATGTTAGAAAAACTTATCCTTTAATTATCTACGCATCCGCGCAATATCAATCGCATCCTGATCACAAAACACCGGTACTGCGTTGCTCTTGTGAAGTTGGCCAACGCCTAACATTTTTGATCCTGTGTATTTTGGCGCTGGTTTGCTTGATACAGGACCGTAATGACCAGTATCTAAACTCTTAATGTGATGTGTATTTGTACGACCAATCGGCGTACTAAGCGAATAGACCAATGGCTCTGCGTCCATTAATCGTTTGCGTTTCTTTTGTTCCTGTTCAACGCCCCACTTTTTCTGTAGGTCGTGCCAATCTGATTGAAGTTCCCGATGTTTACGGGCTTCTTCAGCATTGCGAAACTTAATTTTGCCTTTGCGTTTGCCGGTCATTGTTAGAGCCGGACCTACAAGATGCATGGTCATACAGATAGAAACATAGTTAATATAGAGATATTATAGCAGCTAAACCATTTATTGTCAACCGTCATCGTTTCAAGATTTCCATAATCTTTTCTTTTTCCAGAATATCGGCTTCTAATTCCCGATATTGCTTACGCAATTCTCGTAATTTTTCCCATTTTTCTTCTAGATTTATGTTGGGATGTAGTATTGCTAATCGTTCTTCAATCTTGTCTAAGATATCATTTAGGCTTTGGCCCTTTAGTTTAATATCACCCTCAAACTCAGCATCACCCTTAACATGCAAAGTATGTGGTGTTGAAATAGTTGATAGGGTAATAGTATCATTCCAAGCAGGACCGGTGCCATTAGAATATAAAAATTGTCCGCTACTTCCAGAAGTTATATTATTAACATAAACTCCTGAGGTATTGTTTGTGGTAACTACAGTTGGACTAGCCATTGTGTTCATTGTGTTTTGTGGTATTGGATAACTCATGTTTTCTTTAATGTATAACGGCCTTCAGTATCAAACCCAATTTCAATGTTGTCACCCTCTTTCCATCCCAGTTGAGCCAGTAATGCAGGTGGTATGGGTAACAATAAATCATCATCATTGTCAGGACTTGGTTGCGTTATTACTTCATAACGTATTCTATCTTGTCCGGGATTGTTTGTAGCCATGACTTATTTTACACTAATTGTATAGTGATTATCAACTCTTATGGATAAACGGGGCATAAATCTTTTCAAGTTCATGGATAGTACTAGCAACTCCACTATCTTCATGCTTGACAGCAATACCACCTGCATTACTCCAAGCATCTAAATATTTACCAAAGTCATCAACTAAGACATTTGGTTCACCATCTTGAGTGGCATATTTAAATTTTGCAGCAGTAAAAATGGCGTCGCCACTTGTGCCCGGATTATACTCATCCAGCCAATCTTTTTTAGCCTTTACGCTAGCACTAGAAAAAGGTCCACGTAATGGAGCAGATAATACAGTATAGGGAATTTTATTATCTTTTAACCACATAACAATACGCATACCACCTGTTAAGGGTTTCAAATCTTTAAAGAATTGATATACATTTTCTGCGCTAGATGTTGCTAATGCTTGTATATCATCTTCCCGTCTTGGGATTTCTTTATACGTAGAAACACCGTGTTTTTGTGCCCAAGCACCAAAGAAATCAGCCTGTACCCCATCCATATCTAGGTATAGATGTGGCATCTTTTGTTCGGGTTGATCTTCAATTTCTTCAAATAATTCACGTATACGCATCATAATATTTATCTGTAATGGGTTTATAACAATTATATCACTAAATACATAGTATGTACAATAATAAGGAGAAAATACATGGCCGAAGAGAAAAAACCTCTTTCCCGTTCTGAAAGAGAAGCACACATCAAAGACAAAGCGGGTTGGGTAATTACCGTTGTGGCAGCATTATTAGCTATTAATACCTATATTGGTAGTGGATTTAGTAGCAAAGTATTGAACAATACGATTGCTGCCAATAATATGTATAGTTTTTATCAAGCTAAATCAATCAAACAAACCCTAGCCGAGCAAAGTTATGATGATGCTGTAGAACGTAAACAAACAGAAAAAGCAGCTAAACTAAAAGCCAAAATTGAAAAATATGATTCTGATCCTGACACCGGAGAAGGCAAGAAAGAGTTATTAGCTAAAGCTAGAAGTTTAGAAGCGGAACGTGATGATGTTAGAAAACATACACCGTGGTTGACATTCGCTGGTTCAGCATTTCAATTAAGTATCGTACTATTATCCGCTAGTATTCTAGCAGTAAGTATGGGTATGTTCTATGCTAGCGTTGGGGTTGGTTTGATTGGAGCATTATTGATGAGCCAGGGTATTTGGTTATGGATGTAATTCATGCTATATGAATTACAAACTAATACTAATTGTGTTGGGTGCAATGTTAATATCAGCATCCAGCACAGAACCTCAATATCTTTCTCCACCTGAAAATTATAAACATTGGCAGAAATTACAAAAAGTCTGTGAAGAGGGGAGAAAGACCTACGGGGCAAACGAATTCGTTGAGAATGGAAAAGTTTGTAGATGGACTTTTGTACCGTATTGGCCTGAGAAAAAATAATGGATCCGTTAACTATTTACGCAGGGGCACAAGCTACTATAGCAGGCATTAAAGGTGCCATTGCCATGGGCAAGGATGTAAATAATTTAATTGGAGAAGTCAGTAAGTTCTATCATATGGCAGATCAGGTACATGTTGCTAGTACCAAAAAGAAAATTGAAAGCATCAAAAAAAGTGATAGCCAGATTGCTGCTGAAGCATTACAAATTGCCTGGGCATCAAAAAAGTTGCGTGAGGATGAACGTTATCTAAAAGATATGTTGATTTGGAGTGGTAATGATGATGTGTACTATGAGATGATCGCCGAACGCACTAGATTATCAAAAGAACGTGCAGAACAAGAAAGATTGATTGAAGAAAAAGCACAACAAGAAAGAGAAATGATTGGGGAATTCATTATGAATATATTATTATTCATTGCTGTTATGGCATGTATTATCCCATTTGGCGCGTTGTTTTGGCAATTCGTTTTTGTTAGAGGCTGATACTCCTCTTGATAAATATTAGTATATAAAGAGGAAAGTAAATGGCAGATCGTTATTGGAGAGGTGGCACCGGTACTTGGAATACATCCAGTACTACTAACTGGTCTGATACCTCAGGCGGCGCCGGTGGATTTAGTGTACCGACTGCCAGTGATAACGTTATATTTGATCAATCTGCTACTTATAATGTCATTATGACAGGTGCATTAGCCTGTTTAAGTATTACTGTATCAGCAGGAGCGGTTTCATTCTTAACGGGTACTACACCTACACTTCAAGTCAATGGTTCAATGTCATTAGTTGCAGGTACTGTTTGGACTAGTACTGGTGCTATTACATTCAATGCTACAACTACTGGTCAAACAATTACTACCGGCGGAACAACAATAAATGCTCCTATTACATTCAATGGAGTAGGTGGCGAATGGAGTTTGGGTAGCGCATTAACAACAGGCGCAACTATTACCACAACACTAACTAACGGTTCGCTTATTCTTAATGGATTTGATCTGACCACTGGTATATTCAGTTCAAGTAATACTAACACTCGTTCAATTGCATTTGGTGCAAACAATATCAATCTAGCACACACTACTGCTGCTCAAACAGTATTGAACATAGCTACTGCTACTGGCTTTACTTGGACTAGTAGTTCATACGATTTAGGCATGGTTACGGGTGGTTTTCAATCAGTAATGTCAACTACTAGAACATTTGTATTTGGTACAACAGGTGGTTCAATAACTAATGCACCAAATCTTTACTTATCTAGTGGTGCATCTATTGCTACTATAACAACTAGTAGTTGGTTCAATCAACTTAACTTAGGTACTTGTTCTTTTACTATTGCTGCAACCAGTCTTAACTTAAATCAATTATATACTGCTCAAAGTACATGTGTCCTTACTAACATGACTGTAACTATGCGTGGTACGGGTTATATGCAGACTAACAATAGTATAGGTCCATTGATTATCAATACCAGTGGTACAGTAAGCCTATATGCAGGGGGAGCGGTTACTATTGCTTGTACTACATGTACATTAACCGCAGGAACACTTGATTTATGGAATGGCAGTACAATAACGTGTTCAAGTACATTTACTTATAGTGGCGGATCATTAGTTAATATTGGTGCTATAAACTGTACAACGTTTACTGTTGCTGGTGCAAATTTCACATTTTATGGTGGAACAATAACTCCATCTGTAAGTTTTGTTATAACTAGTGGTTCATTTACATATGGCGCAAGTACAGGCACTATGACAGCAGTTCCTACATTTACTCATACAGCCGGAACAGTTACTTTCCTACAGAGTTATGCATTAACCACCACCGGAACTTATACACTCACAGCAGGCACACTTAATATAACCCCTGGCATTCAATTGGCAACCGGTATATTCATTTCATCAAATACAAATACTCGTGCCATTACTTTTGGTACAACTGCTAATACAGGTATTATTGTACTTACACATACTACCGCAGCAACTGTTGTATTGAATATGGCTACACTTACTAATTTCACTCCAACTGGTGCAGGATATTTTCAAGTTGCGGATATGGCTAATACAAGAACAGTCTCTGTTGGAAATACAGCAGGCGGCTCAATAACTACTGCCCCAAGTTTATATTTCACCACCGGGGCATCTGTTGCTACAATAACCACAGGTAGTTGGTTTAAGGATCTTTACTTAGGAGATACTAGTTATACAAGCGCAGTAACTGCACTTAACATTGTTGGTAATTTAACTATGGGCGGCGGTGTATACTCTGCTGTTACTATTACAATGCGCGGTAATGGATATTTGTGGAATCGTTATAACACAGTAACACAGACAATTGGTGCATTAACAATAAACACTACTGGAACAATAAATCCTTATCCAGGCTATACATTCAATTGTACAACTCTTACAATAACAGCCGGTACATTAGATTTTACAGGCACGGGGGCGACCGTTACATGTTCTAGTACAGTTACATATACTGCAGGTACATTAACACTAGATAGCGGAATATTAAATTGCACAACATTTACTGTTAACAGTCCGGCATTTATTATGAATGGAGGAACATTAAACCCCTCTGTAAGTTTTGTGTTGACTAGTGGTTCTTTTACATATGGTGGTACTGCTAATTTAAATAACACTGTTTTACCCTTATTCACGCACACAGCAGGAACAGTAACATTAAATAAATCAATGTCATTAGGTAGTGCAGGTTCTAGTGGAACGTATACCTTTACTGCCGGCACATTAACATTAACTGAAGGTTCTGTATTAACTTGTTCTATATTCAGTTCAACTAATGCTAATACTCGTACAATTAATTTTGGTACTACTAGTTATACTCCGATATATTACAATAATCCGTCAACTAATCCTCTACCCCCATCATACATATCTCTTACTAATAGTACAGCAGCACAAACCGTATTGAATATGGCAATTGCTACTAACTTTACATATACTGGTTCTGGCTTATTCTATTGCCCGGGTTCTAATACAGCAACACTAGTATTTGGTACGACCGGCGGATCAACAACTAACGCACCTAATCTATATTTAGGCGGTTCTAGTGTTCTTACGGTTACTACAGCTAGTTGGTTCAATGTCTTTAACCTTATCAGTGCGGCATATACTACCCCGGCTACATCAGTAAACGTAGTTGAAGCATTTACATTATACAGCAATGGTACTCATACAGGGGTAACAATTGTACCTAAAATTACTACAACTAGTATTATCAATAACGGATATACATTTGGTGGTTTAACTGTTAACGTTGCTGATGCTAATATACAACTTACTGAAAATTTATTATTGTCGGGAGCATTGACACTAACACAAGGCACAATAAACACAAACACCTCTAATGTAACAAGTGCATCATTTGCTAGTACAGGGCCATTCCCTCGCTCAATTATAGGAACAAACACTACATATACTATTTCAGGCGCAGGCGCCACAGCATGGAATTTTGGATCAACCGGTAGTGTGTTGTTTAATACAGTTAATCAAAGATTAAGTCTCGCTGCATCAAGTGCATTCAATTTATCCGGTGGCACTTGGACTATAGAATTTTGGATGTATTCTACTGCTACCCCAACGGCAGGTAATCAATGCCGTATATTTATGTTTGGAACAAACGGAGCAAATACTGCATTTGATGTGGGGTATAACAACGATGGAACTATAAGTGTAGCTGTTCCAAATGGCGCAGCAGGAATTACTTCAGCAGCTGGAGCAATATCACTGAACACTTGGTATCATGTTGCGATAGTTTCAAATGCTAACAGTGTTAGCTTTTATATTAATGGATCGTTGAGTGGAACTCCAGGTACAATTACACAACCAGCTTCATCTTCCCCTACATTGTTTATTGGTTATGATACTCCGGCTACAGCTAATTTTCAATACCAAGGTTACATAACCAATATTAGAATTGTTAACACCGTGGCAGTATATACAGGTAATTTTACTGTACCCACTAAACCTTTGTTACCAACGCAAAGTGCAGGCACAAATATAAGTGCTATCACAGGAACGCAAACGTCTTTGTTGTTGTCAACCCCTGTTAACAGTTTTTTAACAGATTACTCAAACAATAACTTTACTGTTACAAACGTTGGTGCAGCTACAGCTAACACACTTTCACCATTTTCTGTAATGTCACCGGGGATAACATTTACTGGCTTCACTATAAGTATGACTAGTGCATCAGCAAAAACTTTTGTAGGTAGCGGTGGAACTTATCCAATAATCAATCAAGGTGGTGCAGGTGCATTAACTATAACCGGTAATAATATATTCTATAATATAACAAATACTACACAACCAGCATCAGTAACATTTACAGCAGCAACTACAACTACTTTTAAGTATTTTAGTTTATCCGGAAACGCCGGTAACTTAGTTACAATAACTTCAGCAACCGCAGCCAATCACACACTATCAATGAGTAGCGGTATTGCTAATACACAATACATGTCAATTAGTCGTAGCACTGCAACAGGTGGCGCTGGATGGATTGCTGCTACATCAACCAATGGCGGTACAAATTCAGGTTGGGTATTTGCTGTACCTAGATTTGTTGAAATGGGTGATATCTCGTTTGACACCACAGATGGTGGAATAACCTTTACTTAATATGAAATACTTAACAACACTTTTACTAAGTTTAACTTTACTTACCGCACAGGCAAAAAGTCCCGAAGAAGTTGTAACTACAGAGATATCGTGTTATGATACTGATACGTTATTTAAAACTTTAAGAGAAACTTATTATGAATACCCAATCGCTTTGGGTATGACTAATGATAAAGCTAATTCTACAACTACTGTTTGGGTCAGCCCAAGAAATAAGTCTTGGACTATAACTGCTACAAAACAGTCTATAAGCTGTATTATTGGTGCAGGAACATCGTTTGAATTGATACCGTACAAAAAAGAAACAATCCTTTGAAAAAAACTATACTAGCCATTCTGCTATCTACTTCATTTTGTGCTATCGCACAACCCACACTAACGGCTCAATCTTGGTTAGTTGCCGATGATAATGGAATTATACTAGAAGGTTCACATACTACTGATGTTCGTTCTATCGCTAGCATCACAAAATTAATGACTAGTATGGTTGTACTAGACAGCGGGCAATCATTAACTGAAACAATACCAAAGAAACTCTATAACAGAACATTCACTAGACAAGAATTACTCAATCTAGCCATTGTTAAATCAGATAACAATGCTGCTAAAATGTTATGCGAATACTATCCGGGTGGTATACTTAGGTGTGTTGAAGCAATGAACACTAAGGCCAATACATTGGGAATGTATAGGAGTAACTTTACTGACCCAACTGGTCTACTGAATACAAACGTAAGCACCGCAGAAGATTTAATTAAGTTAGTGATGGCAGCAAAGAATTATCCAACAATCGTTAATGCTAGCAATACATCATCTATACAATGGCAAATCAATAAGAAAAAGTTTGCTATATTTCACAATACAAATACCTTAGTTGGAAAAGGCGTTGATTTCATTGTAAGTAAAACAGGATGGATCCGTGATAGCGGTGGATGTATCGTTATGATGTTAAACGGGGATCAGGGAATTAGAACAGTAGTATTATTAGGCAGCAAGAATACTAAAACACGCATACCAGAAGCGTACATGGTATCTAAACTACATTAACGTTTCTTGGGTATGTAATCTACTCCGGGGATAGGAGTAAAATCTTTAGTTAGATTGTTGACCATATCTTCCCCATACTTCAATGTAAGCATACTGAAGTTTTGGTCATTGCCGTCTTTACGCATACCAATCATAAAATATTGATACCATTTGATTTTAGTTTGAGCAAACTTCTTAACAATATTGTCAGATAGAATATCGTCAAAGTTATTATTTTCGCGGTAAAAAGTATAGTATTTCATTGTTTCCAAACTACAAAAGCCATGTAGTCTCGTTCTTCTTCAAAGTAAAATTCGTACATGCCACCATCACGTCCAGCTGGCACTAAGCAAGTATAACCCCATTCCCCAACACAATTTCTCTCTAGCCAACCTATCATTGGTCTTAGTTTGCCATAATCAATAATGATTTCAGCCCTGAGTTTTGTATTTAGTAACACTAACACCACTACTTTCTAAGAATTCTATTCCTGATGTGTCTCGGTAAGTATCTCTGTAAAATAAACTATTGATACCACTTTGATAAATCAGTTTAGCACAATTGATACATGGCGCATGAGTACAAAACATTGTTGCTCCCTCGCTAGATTCTGTGCTTGCGGACACTTTAGCAATTGCATTAGTTTCCGCATGTAATACTTCATCTTTAGTTTTCAAACGATATCGTCTAGCATAACCTAAATCAGGATCTATATCATCTTCAACAAAGGGCCATCGTTCATAAATTTCTTCAGGATCTAACCAGCCCCCGGCATCCCCACTCATGTATTCAAAACTTTCGCAATTATTATCCCATCCACTTGGCATACCATTGTATCCGGTGGCAAGAATTTTATTACCATTGACAATTACTGCACCAACTTGAAGTCGTTTAGCATAGCTAAGTGTGCTGGTTAATTCAGCCACCTTCATGTAATAGTTAATGAATTTTTGTTTCATGTTTTGTTTTCTTCAACCATTTCCCGAACACTTTTTGCTTTTAAATTTAAATAAACCGAATGATTATTTTCCCCTAGAACACCGGATACAAACGTATTAAATGATATTGTATATCTATCTTCATTGGAAGTTAATGGTAAAACTTTATGTTTAACATGACTAGGGAACAATACTAATTTACCAGAAACTGGTTTATTTTTACCTGAAAGTTGCGGTAAAGTTTCACCGTACGTTGCACCGTTATTTATGGAACATGCCATAAAACCGGGTTGCGAATTTATATCCTTGTACCATGGATCGGGTATTGCAAAAACAGTATTGCCACTCTCATGTGTAGTTAGATAAAATATAGCACTAACTATTGAATTTGGATGTAAGTGATAGTGATGATATTGAAGTTTAGAATTTTTGTTTGCCCAACAAGATACAATGGTTAATTCTAATTTTTCTTCAAGTTTTAATATAGTTTTTAATTCCAATAAACATTTATCAAAAAACTCAAATAGTTTGGGATGATAATAAAAATCATTACCATATGAAATTTTATTACCTACGTTATGTTTTTCAAAATTTAGTTTTTTTACATCTTCCAAAACATCATTTGTCAATTCTTGATCGGCAGTAAATTCATAAAATGGAATAGAAATTGGTGATATTGTGTTCATTTTATATAGAATTTTTTAATATGTTCTTTTGCTGATTTGTTGCTTAATATACTTAGCACATAATTTGATTGACCATATTTTTCAAGAAATACTTTGCCTAACTTGTTGTTATCTTTGAGTTCTTCAAACAGAAACCCTTTGCAAAAATCTTCAAATTCTTGTAGAGTTATGTAAAAGTCTTTATTTTCTTTACTTAATATCTGTGGCATGTATTCTAATTGCATTGCTATTCTATCAAACATATCAGTCCCACAAGTTACGAAAATACTTACCAAACAATTCAAGACCTTCTTGTATTCGTTCCTCGTGCTTTAAATGTCCGACACTATCATACCAGTGTTCAGTGGGATTCTTGTCAACCATTTGAAATGTTTCTTCTACTTTACCTGTGATTGGATTGGGGAATATTTTATCAGTCTTTACCCAATCATATTCGGCATCTCCGTGATGATATTGGTCATCATATTCACCTTTAAGCAATTGTTCAAAAGACCATATCATCTTATCTAATGCGTCATCCCAGCGTTCTAGTCCGTCTTTCCAGGCATCTTCATGTGTTTCTTGGTAGAAATCAAAACTATCTTGCGTCCCATTACTCTCGCCGCCAACATCGGCAAATTCACTTGGCACCCCTTGTTTAGTTGCTTTAAGTTGAAGCAAGGCTGGATAGATAATCAATGCTAGAGTGTGGTCTAGATTCCAAGTATCATGGTTTTCAATTTGAATATCAATTTTTCGTCTCCCACTAGATTTCTTTGGAAACTTGCCAATATTTAATTTCATATTGTAGTCCTAACTTTCCCGTCAACAAACCAAAGTACTTCTTCATTATAACTTACCCCTACAACTCTGGCCTGATCCTTGGCAAGAATAGCAAGTTCATCTAATGATTTAGCTTGACCAATAAAGCTATTTGTAGTATGTTCGTAAAGGTATAATGATCCGTTAATTTTCTCTACAAAACATTTCTTAACTTTAATTACTTCTACTTTATCTTCTTCATCATCTTCAAAATCTACTCCGGCTTCTTCTAATGTTTTACGTATTTTGTAAAAAATAATCTTATCAGTTATCCACGCTCCTAATAAGAAGGCAAAAACAAGATCCAAGAAATAAGTAAGAGAGTAATCCATAATGTTATTTATTAATTTTCAAGTTAGACCATTGTTTCAATTTTTCAAATTTCTGTTTCTTTGCTTTACTGATACCGTTTTGGGTTACCCCAATCTTTAAATCAACAAGCAATTCAACCATAGCGTATAGATCGCCAATTTCTTCTTCAAGCATATTGACGTTTGTTCTATCTTTGCCTGGCTTCATTTGATCAGGTCCAAAACGAAAACATTTGCTAATTGCTTGTGTTACCTCAGCGCATTCCTCTTGTAGGATTAGCAATACTTCTCTAGTTTGGTCGTTCATTTACGATTCCAAATATCATTGTTAAGTTCAGCAACTACTTCTTCCAATGATTCAACAACTTCCCAAGTACCATGCGGTGGACAAAAAACGAATGTAACGTTTTCAGTTTCACCTGTTTCACGGGTAATAGTTGAATTATGAATTGTAGCAATTAGTTTGCCATCAATTGCTAGTTTGTTTCCGCGGTGTGCGGGTGTTGCGTTTGTTAGTGTAATATACATATTATTTCCTTTGTTAATTATAACACAAAATTGATTTTTTTACAAGTAAAGAAAGGGTGCAATGCACCCTTTCCTGCTCATCTCATCCCGAGATTAGACTAGACCAAGAGCCATTGCTTTGTAGCCAGCAGCTACGATTTCACGGCTTGGACGACCCAAACGGTACTTAGTAGAAGTACGACCTTTGGTGTCGGTGTGCTTGTTTGCATAAACTGCATAACCAGCGAAACGCAAGTCGCTAACAGTAGCGGTTGGGTTCTTTACGCCAAAACGTGCGGCGATTTGTTTTGCGGTAAGTTGCTCACCAGATTGTAGTGCCTCTAGGACACGGGCTTGTTTAGTTAAAGTCATTTTGTTTTCCTTATTAAATGATTCATCGTTCGCACGATGTAGAACAATTATACAATAATACTGTTGTTAATGCAACATATATTGGACATTTTGTTGCCCAGACAACATACTTAGATGTCCAAAAACTTTACTTCAAACACATCGGCTTGTGCATCATGTCCTGCATAACCACGAGGATTGCAAACCACGCGGGTTTCACCAACCATGTAGTCAAAAGGATCATGCATGTGACCATGCGTCCAAAGTTTAATCTGTGGATTATCTAGTATAAGTTCGCTCAAGTCACTAGCATAACCACCATTCATCAATTGATCATTGCGATATTTTTCATGTATGCTATTCAAGGTAGGTGCATGGTGACCAACAAATACAACCTTCTTATCTTTCAAGTCAGGCAATACTGCTTTCAAATAACCAAGTGTGCGGTGATGGCGATGCATAGCATGAGCAGGACGTAACTTAGTAAAACCAAGTTCATCATTACGAATGATTCTAAAGTCATTCATCATATCACCCAATGCATGAAGCGTAAGAGGGTCACCTTTGTTACAGTCAGTCCACAATGTTGCACCAATAAATGTCACATCATTAATGACCTTAAGTTCTTGCTCAAGGAAATAGATGTTTGGAAACTTACTATATTCATCACGCAGGTACTGGATACTGGCTTTCCAGTTACCATGATAGAATTCGTGATTGCCTGCAATTACTACTACATGCGGGAATTGAAAGCTACAGCGTTTCATAAAGTCACGGAAACGTAATGCAGTTGATTGTCTGCGACCCAAGTTAGGGATGTTAACTGGGTCCATTGGATGCACTTCAGGATGGTTGTGCAGGTCCTCGGCTACAAGAATATCGCCGGACAAGATTAATACATCAGCATTCTCTGTATTTTGAATGTTGATATCCATAAATTCTAAATGTAAATCACTACATAGTGCTATTTTCATTTTAATGCTTTTTTCATTTGTTTATCATTTATATAAACATCATATGTGTTTGGACCAGTTTGATGTAATGCCAATAAATCTGATTGACTTATTGATGTTCCTACAACACTAGCTTTTTTACCTACGGGGATATTTTCGTTTTCCTCGTGTGTAATATTTAGTTCCATTGGAACACCTGTTTCATCTACTGCCATAGAATTTAGTAGATAGTCATCTTCATCCAGTTCCATAATCAACCCACTCATATACTTTTTATCATGTGGGTTATGAACATCAAAAATCTCTAGCCCGTAGTATTCCGAAAAGCGAGAAATCAATGTTGCGCCATTCTGTTTCAATTCTAGTATGCGATCAAATCCGTTCATAATCTACTCCTAAGTAATTAAAATAATAGTATACACTATACTTGATTTATTGTCAATTCCGATTATCTCGCAAGTTGATGTGTGTTTTCTTCTTCCCAAGTACGCACACACTCAAGTTTCAAGTTTGATACTACACCTAAGTGTTTTGTATAATTAGATACTCTATCAAATACTTCATTCAAGTCTGGCTCAGTTGGGCCTGACATAGATACGCCTGAATTTCTAACACGATTCTTCTTTAGACGTTCATTGGGATTTGAAAGAGTGTATGTATAAAAATATGTGAAAGCATTAAGTTTTTTATCTGCTTCCAAATCATCATACCATTTACTAGTCTTTTCAATGCGTGGCTTAGTTAGATAATCTTTTTCACTATGATAAACTTCATAATGCTTGTCACTAAGTTTTACGATATGCAATTTATCAATTGCTTTTTTACTGTATGGTCCAATCTTGCCAGGCTTCCTAGCAGGTTTATGCCACCACTCAGAGATAAAGAAGCCCTCACCCATATCTTTATCTTTTTCAGTAATCACACGATGCACAGATCCTGCCCAGTTGTATCTTTGATTTTGTACAACGACAGTATTTCCCTCATCAATCAGTGATTGAATGTAATCAAGTTTTGTAGCAATGTATGTCATATATAGGTCCTGTAAAGTCTTAATCAATAATGATTAAGCCCTTATAATACACTAAACACCATTTGTTGTCAACTCTGATAAATGTTTGCAAGCGCCACGGAATGTATATCCAGGACAAGTGCATGACTTTTCTTCTGTGTCAATAGAGTACACCTGACCCTTGCTACCGGACACTTTGACGATTGTACTCTTTTCTTTGACCTTTTTGAAAGGATTTGTTTTTAGTGGGGCAAACTTACGACCACGCTTGTCAATTGTCAATGGAGTTTTGAGATAGAGTGGCGTAGTAGAACCCTGCTTGATATACGCAAGTACTTTGGTACCATCAAGCAAATATTTATGATTGGGCTGAACATCACCCGACCATACTGTTGTTTCTACTACAGCTTCCATTATGCTTCTTCCAATCCAAAATGTGCCATAATCTGATTACGAACTTCGTAGTTGCCGTCAGCATACCGTTCACCGATATCAGCACATTTCTGCACAATCAACTCGGCGAACTTATTCAATTCATATCCACACACATCTTTCAGTACAGTGCCGTCTTTGTTAAAGACCTCTGATTGGATCAACAGTTGTTTAATTCGTTCGTTCATTATTCTTCCTCTGTTAACTTAGCCAATTGCTCAGCCAATACATACAGTTGTCCAGGCACCATGCCGTCAACCTCATACGCAACACCAACATACCATACACCATCGTTCATAATGTAGTAGTACTCGTAATCATAATCCTTGCTCAAAAACTCGTCATACGATTGATCCACAGTAAAGTCAACACCAGTTTCCTCACGATCACGGCCGTAGAAAGTGCAACAATCGGTGCGAGTATCAAAGTCATGCTTTTCGCCAATAGTAGTACCCAAGCTAGACAAGTCGCCTAGCGATACCAGATGATTTGCCTTAGCACTATCATAGTGTGCTTGCAGGATCTTGCCGTTGTTTGACAGATAACCATCCCAATGACAGTAAACGCTTTTCAGTTTGTCACCATGCATAACACCAATTCGTGAACGTGTACCCATTTTCAAACTCCTGTAATTAACTGATTAAGACTCTATTATATACCCAAAACCATTTATTGTCAACTATTAAGAACCAGTGTGCAATTCTAGGATTTCAGGGTTTTTACCATTCGGGGTGAAGGCTTCAATGAAAACATGATAGTCACGGCTATCACGAATAACAGCATTAGCCGCAACATACAATGCGGCCCATGTAGAACCATTGATTTCAATCTGATATTCCTTACCATGATAGACCTTGTAAGAAACAATTTTTGCATCCTTGAACGGATGGGGTTCGCTGAGATTTTCTACTTCAAAGATAGACCAAATAGCACTCAATCCTAGTTCCTCACGAACGGTCTCGTAGTAGTCAAATTTAGTGTCAAATTCTGTATCTGTCATTTTCTTGTCCTTTAATTAACTGTCTAAGATTGTATTATATACCCAAACCCATTTAATGTCAACCTTTTTTCACCGGAATACAGACAAATTCTCGGTTTAATTCCATCTGTTTTTGGATAATTTTCTCCAAATCAGGGTTGCGTTGATTAGGTAAATTTAGTCTGGTTGCGTAAATTTCGTGGATAGCATTCTGACAACTGTTTAAATCATTGTAACTGCCCAGAAAAAATGTCATTTGCGACTGGGCTACCACAACCATGTAAAGTAAATTGTACATTATACTAGGTCCACTTGAATTTGCTTGCCCCGAATCGTAGTTCCAAGTCCGGAGGGCACTGGTTTTCCGTCAACCTTAGCAAAATAACGCATGTTTGCCAACTGTTGTACTGCATCCCAGCACAATACGCGGGCGTTAACTGTAGCAAATTGCTCGGTCATTTGCTTGACCGTCATATACATTCCAATGTCGTTCTCGGAGCCATCGCCCTTGAAAATCACACGGAATTTTTGTGAATTTTTGAAGCCTTCAATCACTGTTTTTGTACGCATTTTCTAGTCCTGTTCTTAACTGTCTAAGTCTATATTATATACCCAAAACCATTTAATGTCAAGTCGCGGCCCTGAATAAGCCACTAGCACAAATGGCGATTGAGACAATATTCACCAGAATTTGGGGGTTGTTGCGGACACGCAACGCCCAAATTAGGAAGAAAATCGTCCCAAAAGCAAAAGCAATTATATTGTAAGGGTCCATATTTCCCATCGCATTGAGCAAATGCCCTGCGATAACAAAGAAAACCCCGCCCCATTGTAGTGTATCATTTTTAAGCATACATGTATTATATACCCAAAATGATTTATTGTCAACCTTTATTTTGCTTATTTTTTGAGCAAATACATAGTTAGGTCTGGTCCGTCTACTCTGACAAGTTCTTTAGGATAGCGACTAGATTCATGTTCTTCATTACGCCAACCGTGATACACTACACGAACCATTTTGGGACTGAAAGCAACGACACGGCCCAGTGTCATTGTTTTACTATAGGGTGGTATGAATATCACACTATCCCCTATATTTAATTTTCGTTTAAGAAAGTCTTCCATTGTATTACTTGTAACTAGTTAAATAATCAAGGCAGATTAATGTTTTAAGTGCATCACTAATGCCGCATCTAGTGCAATGATTTTCAGGACGATTGTCATCGCGCCTACTATTAATATGATCCAACTTCAATGCATCTTTCCAATGTTTTTCAAATTCTGCATCAGAAAGTTTACGCTTTGCAATATCTTCAGCAAGAGTGCGTCCTAGAATTTTACAATAAGTAACACCGTGTTCATTTACTAAACCTAACCGTGTGCAATGTTCACAGTAATCTTTTTTGTACTGTTGATTCTGTGAACCGGGATTATATCCCAGACTGATGTGTGGCTTTTTAAAAGTTGGACTATGTGCAGTCATCGCACCGATATAATAAGCCAACCCTTCATCAGGTGTAAACGTATCTTCAACATATTCAAACACCGCATTGTGCATCAATTCAGTATCAATTGCAAAAATGTGATTTGTAGAAAAATGAACCATATACTGACACAATGCAATTTTTTGAGATACTGAAATATCAAGTGAATTGATTTGGTCACGCATTTCTTCATGTGAACGCATACCACTAACAATGAAACGATTAAGTCTACCCAATGTTTGAATTTGCGAATCAACAATCTCGCCGGGATTCTTAGGGTCCGACAAGTATGCCAATGTAGTCAATCTAGGGATACTTACACCTACAATACCCGTGTTAATAACTGGCAAGATAGCACTATACAATGCATTAGCATCATCATTAAATTCATAAATTACATCAGACAACTGATACCCGTGTGTAATGCCATAGTTTGAATTCTTTCGTTTTTCAAAGTACTTGAAGTCAGAAGAATTTACTGCAAACATGTTTGGCTTTCCCAACGCACGATGGTAATCGTGTAAGTTATCCTTCAATGTACTTCTACCAAAAAGGCCCTGATCATTTCCTAATAGTGAAATACTATTTGAAGCAATAATGCTACCTGCTTTAACCATTGAGATTGGCATCTTGGGATAGATACCGATCTCTTTTGCTTTATCCCAAGTTTCAGTATCTATACTGCTGATTAGTTTTTCTGTATCATTAATATGATTGAGCCAAAATTCTTTCCAACCATCAAGTACTTCTTCTAATGTAGCATACCAATGTAATTTGGGAAAGCAATTCTTTTCCCTACGCTTTGGCATAACATCAGATATCAACTCAAACATTTTCAATCCGTCAGCAGTAAGACCTTGATGACTTGCACTTGGAGTCGCTGTAATACCTAGACATTTCCAACCACTAGTGGCAATTTCATTCATCATGGGAACCCATGTTTGTTTAAATGCCTTACTAGGATAGCGACCTGAATCATCCCAAATACTATTCTTTGACGCAATCTTTAATCCCACATGCACTTCATCAAAAATAACTAATCCATATGTAAATAGCTTACATATACGCTTATGATGATTAGTAAGCCATTGAATGCTAACCGATGCTATAACTACTGACTCAGGATCGTCACGCTTTTGCGGTCTAGTTCTTGCTAGAAGATCCAATCTATCTGCAAATTGTTCTTGGTCGTCAACATCAATATATTTTTCAGATCCGTCCACACAAACTAATTGTTTGTTAGCAAATTTTGCTAGACTACTTGAAACATTTGATACCAATTCTTCCCTTGGATTAACAATCAGTACAAGTCTTAATTTAGGGTCATCATGTATTGCACCAAAAATAGTAGCATTAAACAATGTATGTGACTTGCCTGAACCCATTGGGGCCGGCAAGATGACTGTCTTACCTGCAGAAGTTGAAAGTTTGTACAATACTACATTATATAAATGATGTAGTTGTTCCGAATCTAATGTAGCCCTATCAACAATTTGTTGAATTGTTAATGGGGCATAAGTTGTGTTAACACTTGATGGGCCAAGATTGTAATAAAGCATAGGTACTCCTATTAAGTTAAGTATAGAATTTTACAGTAGTTTGGCAAGAAAGTCAATGAAACAGGATAATTAATCAACTTATTCTCGTTTTTCCATCACAATATCAGCTAACCCATACGCAACAGCTTGGTCCGCTGACATAAAGTTATCACGTTCCATATCCTGTGTCAATTGTTCAAACGTCTTTCCTGCACTATTGTGTTTAACATAGATATTGGTAAGGTTCCTTTTCATCTCAAGGATTTCTTCTACTTGAATAAGCATATCGGTAGCTTGACCACGTGCGCCACCGCTCGGCTGATGAATCATGTGCCTTGCATTGGGTAACATGTAACGCTTACCTTTACTACCTGCTTGTGCTAGCAAACTACCCATGCTACATGCTTGACCCATAACGATAGTCATAATATCAGGTTTAATGAATTGCATACAGTCATAGATTGCCATACCAGCAGTTACACTACCACCAGGGCTGTTGATATAAAGACTGATATCCTTTGCTCCTTCACTTTCTAAGTAAAGTAATTGGGCAACAATAAGATTTGCCATTTGGTCATGTACTTCGCCCTCAAGCAAAATGACACGGTCACGCAACATGCGGCTGTAGATATCGTAACTACGCTCACCTTTGCTTGTTTGTTCTAAAACCATTGGTACTAAACTCATATACTTCCTTAAAATTGTAAGTATAACAGAAAATTTAGCTAGTTGCAACTATTATGGTTAATGATTTATCCAATCTTTATTGCGATAGGGTTTACCATACATTGCATTTGGTAAGTATCGTACAACCTTTTGTTTTACCCGTTTTATGATTGGATGCTCGTGGTCGTGATTGAATGCTTTTAAATACAATCTCCAACTGTTATGTTTTCTGCGTTTACCTCTTTGGTCCTCATTGAGGTATGAAATTACTTTATCCGTGTCATTATTGAATTTCCATAACAATTCACAGGCTATATTGAATCCATACGCATCAATCTCATCACTACATCCAAGATAAGATTGTTCTTCTCGTTGCTCTGTTTTTTTAGCGGTGCTATTATAATCGGGTAACTCTTTAAATTTTCTACGGCGATATTGTCGCATATGAATTATTTCATGCATTATTGTATGAGTAATAGTACGACATGACCTTTGAAAATTAAGTGGAGTTATCTTAATTGAATTTTCTCTACTCTTATAAACAAGTACTAATTCAATTGATTTTTGTTTTTGTTTATCTAAATCACTGTAGTAAGCACCACCGACCCAAGTGCAATTGTTTTCAACATCACTATCTCTCCATTTTTTTAATTTAATAGGGATATGTTTCTTTATGTGATTTCCTACTAGTCTATGGAAATTTGCAATAGTCATTTCTTTGTTAATTACTTTAGGATGCATCGACCAAATGTAATCGTTTAACTCGTAGCGATTTATTGATGACCAGTCAAATTTACAAGTTGCCACGATAACCTCCTACTTATTTACGTTTAGTCCTAGTGCCAGTTTCTCTTGGCTTATTAACAGGATTAACAATATCTCTTGCTGATGTTGCTAACTCATCTTTACCTGCATTTTTTTCACGTTTTACTCTTGCTGCAGGTGTGCTAGTTGTTTCTTCATCATCTTTGGGTTTACCTGAACCTTTATCAATTTTGAATGTATAGTTACCCTTTATTCCAGTGCTGTAATATGTTTTACCTGCTGAGAGATAAACACCCTTGATGCTTTTACCTGGATAAACTGTATTGAATTCTTGCAAGGTCCATTTACCTTTGCCCTCATTTGCTTTGGTATACATTTGCACTAATGCACCGTTGTTTAATATATCAGCAGCAGCAGAACTGAATTTAGTTTTGTCATTAACTTCCTCAGCAGCTTTGTGTGCCACTGCTGCCATCAAGTGATAATATAAGTTTACATTATCTGGATCATCTGTGTTACGTGATTGTGCCAATTTTGTTAAGTTCTCGCTAAGACCAAGTTGACCAAGATTGTCTAAGCTAACTGGACTTAACTTTTTAAATGCTCTAATCATTTCAGCATCATCAGGACTGATGATACCATATCTTACACCCAACATTAATGGAGCACCTGCTTGCCCTGCATCTTGTATCTCACGTAGTAAGTCAACTATTTGTTTGTGTTTGTTTAAGAATTTTCCACCATCTGGCGTTTCTGCAATCTTATCAATTTGGTCAATTAAGTTTGATGCGCTAGCGGTAGCACCTTTGCCACCTTTAGTACTTACCAGTACGCTACGACCATCTCTAGTAGACATAACACTATCGCTTAGTCCTGCGGTTTTGCTATCATCAAAACTGATTAATGTTTTTTGGAATGATCCACCTAAAAACTTATTTGCAGCCTCACCTGCGTTACCCGTGTATTGACCTTTTTGCAATGCTATTGGTTGTAATATTTCACAGAAATAATCACGGAACGCAGTAAAACTAACTCCCTCTGGAGCATCAAATGTTATGGGCAATGGTTGTCCCATTGCGATATTATGTGCTAAAGCGTATAATGGGTTATCAGTTCCTAGACTGCTAGCAAGCTGATTCATTATCTTTGGAATAGTTAAATCAATTTTATCCGTTAACAAATCTTGTGGACTTAATCCTGCATCAGCTTTGGCAGCAGCCTTGCCACCGAACTTATAAGTTGCACCATCTACTGTAAATGTATTTGATACTTTGTTATCAGTAATAGAAGGTTTAACTTCCTGTAGATATTGTCCAATAACAAAGTTACCGAATGAGATTATTGCAAATCCACCTGTACGTCCAGAACGACTGTTTTGCCAAACAATTCCTGGAACTTGTTGTTCAATTTCACCTAGTGCCTGATCCAGTTCTTCAGGCGAGTATTTTCCTCCACCTTCGGGGAAGAATTTAATATCATTAAATATTGCCTCCTCACCATTTTCGTTTTTAAAAACGTCGCCTGGTTTACGCCCGGCTAGTCCAGTGCTTTCGTTCAGTTGTTCAATGATATTAATAAGTTCACGCATAGTTTAGTATTTATCTATAGAAAAAAATATAAAATTCTTAACCGATAGTAAATACTATGAAGGAGAAAATTATGATCAAATTTCTAAAAAGTCTACTCGGGATTGAATCCCCAGCCCCGGTAGCGACCCCCGAGACAGCGGCACCTGCTGCATCCTACAAAGTAGAAGCACCAACTCCAGCCCCGGCTGTAGTTGCTCCTGCCACTGTAGCTGCTCCGGTTGTAGCTGAAAAGGCTCCTGCTGTAGCTAAAGCACCTGCTAAGCCAAAGGCCGCAAAGCCTGCCGCTGCTAAAGCACCTGCTAAGCCAAAAGCAGAAAAAGCGCCAGCAAAAGCGCCAGCAAAAGCGAAAGCACCTGCTGCTGCAAAAAAGCCTAAAATTAGCATTGCAAAATAAATGACCACGATAGGGTTTGACTTAATTAGTGACCTAAATCTATCTCCCGATGATAGTTTTGATTGGGAAGGAAAAGCAACTAGTTTATACTGTATAATAGCAGGAAACATTAGTGAAGATTTACGCACGATTAAGCAAACTTTATCGCATTTATCTAAATTCTATCAGGGTATATTCTATACTCTAGGTTCACTAGAATATCACAATACAGGTGATGTTGCAAAAAGAACTGAAGAAATCCATAAAGCATGTCGCAATATTCGTAATCTAGCATTAATGCACCATCATGTGGTTGTCATTGATGGCATAGCAGTTATTGGTGCTAATGGCTGGTATGGCAATACTGTATATGAAGATGAAACCGCTAGCATCATAGAAGTTCATCGCAATGAGGATATATTATATCTTAAAAATACAATTGAACGACTACAAAAACATTTAGATGTTAAACGTATTGTAGTAGTCTCTAACTCTGTTCCCAGTATAGATTTATACTTTGGCGAACATCCCTCAACAATAGATACTCAACTTAATTTAAGTATTTCACTACTAGCCGATACAGAAAGTAAAGTATCGCATTGGTTGTATGGCACATACAAAAAAGTAGTTGATACCAATATAAATGATATCAACTACATTAATAATAGCAGTTTCAAAAGAAACCCCTATTGGGCTAAACGAATAGCAATTACAATTTAAGCCTCAGCTTCAACTTTCACTTGTAACGGGAATCCTTGACTACGTGCATCAAGTGTAACCTCAATACCCTTTTGTTCAGCAATTTCATATGGCAGTACAGCAACAATTGCACTACCTTCTTCATGGATATTATGTGTAATTGTTTGTGCAGTATCTTGGTTATAATTAAAGTAATCAATTAAACTACCTACGACAAATTCCATACTTGTTACATTATCATTGATATAAATGATTTTGAACAACGGAGGCTCGGATAATGCAAGGTTAGGCTTGATCTTAATTTTTGTTTCTGTTTTAGACATAGTAGTTTATATTGTTAGTTATAAAAGTGTGTAGCCACTATGACTACACACATGATGCTATTATACTATTTAGTATAGGTAATAGCAATAGACTTGGGCTTTTGTTCTTCAGGTATTTCACGTTTTAAGTGAACATTAAGAATTCCCAATTCTAAATGAGCATTTTCAATCTCTACAAAGTCGGCAAGTTTGAATTCACGACGGAAATCTCTTGCGCTGATACCCTTGTGTAGATAGTTAATGTCAATTTCTTCTTCCTTGATTGTGTTTTTACCTTCAATAATTAAAAAGTTTTTGTCTTTTGTTACCGAAAGATTATCAAGACCAAATCCAGCCACTGCGATACTAATCATAAACTCGTCCTCATTGATTTGAACGACATTATACGGGGGATAGTTTGAATTAGATTGTTGAGCATTAACACGTAAGATTTCATCAAACATATTATCAAAACCTACTGCAAATTTGTGAATTGACGGAATGTCAAGGGAACGAAGGTGTAAAGTTTTTGTCATATTTTTCTCCTATTAAGCAAGATGACTATATTGTAGACCCGACCATCGGCATCTACAATAAGTATTTATTATATATGAAATACGTAAAAAATTCTACTATTTAGGTTAAAATAGTTTTTTGGGAAGACTCTGGTCACGCAAGTATTTCTGCCATCTACGTTTGGCTAACCCTTTATCAACCTTACGCTGTATACTGGGTTTGACATATTGTTCCCGATCACGCAATTCCTGTAACAGATTTTGGTCTGTTATCTTCTTTTTGAATTTACGTAATGCTTTATCAACGTTTCCGTCAGTAACAATAACTCGTCTTCCTTTTATGCTCATAAAATTGATTTTGGTTCTAAAACTTGCTCCCTTGTTATATTTATCTCAGTTACGTTATTTTCTCTGTACTTTTTGGTGTTGAACATGTGTGGCATCAAACAACGCTCAATTTCAGTATGTAATCCACGTGCTCCGGTCTTTAGTGTCAAGCAATTTTCAACAATTTGTTCTAAGGCCTCATCCGCAAAGGTTAAATTAATATCATCAATACTCAATAGATATGTATATTGGGCGATATAGTTGTTTTTAACTTCAGTCAAAACACGTAACAATTCTTCTTTATTCAATTCCCCGATACTAACTGTAGTGGTGAAACGTCCAATAAACTCTGGAATCATTCCATACTTGGTTAAGTCATCTGGGGTAACTTCAGTCAAATCACCCTCTACTTTTTTGTCTTTGATATCAGCACCAAATCCAATAGTAGAGCCATTCTTACGATTACCAATCAAATCTTTCAACCCAACAAAGGCTCCGCCTGATATGAATAATATATTTTTCGTATCAATTTCCATCATGTCACCACCAGGATGTTTACGCCCTCCACCAGCTGGGATACGACATACTGTACCTTCAACCAACTTAAGTAATGCTTGCTGAACGCCCTCACCTGATACGTCTCGGGTAATACTTGCTGATTCACTACGACGGGCAATCTTGTCAATCTCATCAACAAACACAATACCACGTTCTGCTAATCTAGGGTCTCCCCCGGCAGCATTTAATAGCATACTAATCATGGATTCAACATCATCACCCACATAGCCAGCTTCTGTTAGTGAAGTAGCATCAGCAACAACGAAGGGCACTTTGAGATATTTTGCTACAGTCTTGGCTAGCAATGTTTTACCTGATCCAGTTGGCCCAATTAATAACACATTACCTTTGGCAATCTCTAAATCTTTTGGTGGATAAGTGATACGTTTATAGTGATTAGCAATAGCCACACTTAGTACTGTTTTAGCATTATTCTGCCCAACTACATGAATATCTAAGTATTCTTTGATACTAGATGGATCATATTTTATATCTTCTTCATCTTTGGGATTGCTTTCTACAATTGAACTATCATCCTTGATCAGATTATTACATAGATCAATACAATCACTACATATAGCAACACCCTCACTTACTATTAATTTTTTAACTTTATCTTTGTGCAATTCACAAAAGGAACAATGGTTTATTTTAGTTTCGTTGGTCATATATTAATTTATCTTTTTAAAATTTGATTATTATTTTTACCAGTGACATTCACTGTCGGGAACAGATGACACTTCTATCCTACTAGCCCTGTCAATTACATATCTATGTTCGTTGTCAATAGTTGCTTGTAAGTAGGATGTTTCAATTTTGGAAGTTATAAACATTAATTGTTTAAATTGTATAGAATAAAACATTGGCATAGTATAGCAAGAATGATATAACAATTCTCCACCATTATCATATATTTCTAATAAGAATCGTGATTCTCTGTCATTCTTCAATGAGTTTACAATTTTGTTATATGTTACTAAGTCATTAAATTTATGTTGCCATTTACCAGCGTAAGCACCAATCGGGTCTTTATCACCTATTACAATTTTAGCAGGAGCCTCTTGAAAGAAACTAATCTTATCCTCCAATAATGTTAATGCTTCGTTTAATGCATAGATATAATCTTTATTCCATTTAATGGTATACGGTATTTGTATTAAAGTATTACGATAACTATCCATAGCAATAATAAAGGGCTTTTGTTGAATAGTAAAGGCATTATGTGGATAGGTACTTAATACCATATCTAGCATTTGATCACCTTTTTGTTTTTGATCTAAGTAAGTACTTACTGCAATTCCGGCACGATTGCCATCTATACTCTGTTCAGTTCTCCCTGTAGTAAGTACCTGGTTAAGTAATTTACTATCAGCTACTAATACATCCATAGTGATTATGATAGTAGAACCATTTTGATTGATATCAACGATTTTAAAATCATTGATATATCCTGCGCTAAACACAGATATATTGTCTTTAGTGAGTGAGGACATTCTAGCCTCACGTTCACTTAGTACAATAGCACCTGCTCGTTGTTGAATAGCAGTGCGAAAAGCATTTTCTTTTGCTTGTTCAATAGTAGTAGCCTCGCCGGTAACACGAATATATTTCTCGGCGCTTACTGCATTATTAACAAACAAAAAACATGCTACTAAACAAAGTAGCCGTAACATGTTTTAGTTCTGATTAGGGCTGAATTTTCTACGCAATGTTTCGGCAGCACGTTCAGTATCTTTATCCCAACGAATAGTTACTAGTACTTCCTGATTGCCAACTACTTCTTCATTGATTTTGATAAATCCTTTAAGTATTGCTTGTGAATTAGTACGTATTGTTTCAGTAAGAGTATGTATTGTTTCGTTGTTGTTTTCACGCAAACTAATAGACGCAGCTTCCTTATCAGACATTTCTACAGTAGAACCATCAGTATTTCCAGATTTAACTTTATCATTTGCTTTTTCAAGATTCTTAGCAATGGTATTTGTTACCCGGGTAGTAGAGATATCCTTAGATATAAATTCTGCTACGTGTGAATTGGCTCGCATTTCAGCAACAGTTAATGCGGTTTTACGATTGTTTGAAGTATTGCCGAATGAGGTAGCAGTCGCAGTAGATTCAATAGCAATTACCTCACATTCAGTTTTCCAAAACTTGTACCAAGTACAATTAGTTTCAATTTTAATTTTCTCACCAGCAAATGAGGTAGAAAGTTTCTGTGTTTTTACAGGCCCGTCTCCTTCATTTTTAGTTGAGGCGCAACCAGTAAGTACGATAGCTATCGCAATAGCGGCAAGTTTAAGTTTCATGGATAACTCCAGTTAGTTAATGATACTAGTATTATACACTAGTTAGGATAAAGAGTCAATCTTTTTTGGTTAAGTATTCTTCAATTTGTTGCTTTTCGGTATCGGATAATAATTCAATATCGTACTCGCCTGATTCTATCTTCTTGACCAAATACTTGATATATTCTTGGTCATAAAGATAGCTTGTTGATTGTGCCTTATTAACAACAATCCATCTGGTTCCGTCAAATTTGTAAACCTTATTTGGTAAGGCATCAACACGTACAAATGTATCACCCTTTGTAGACAAAGCAGGGAATGATGTTCCAAAACTAGTTTTAGATTCCCTACCCGAATCGGCTACTAGTTTTAACATATCTGGGCGCATACCCAATAAGACATCCTTATGCATATGTTTATTGTCATACATTACATAACCACCATCCAATTCCTGATAAGGAATAGTATTGGATTCTATAGTATCGGGCAACTCACCTTTGAGTTTTTCTTCAAATGCCGGCCCAGTTTGTACCCATTCTCCATCAATTTTAATTGCTTCAAAGTTTGGAGCATCATCAACGATTGGAGCAGGTGGAATATATGTTATCTCAATGGGTTCTACCCCGTTTGTATTGTCTGATACATCACACTCTTTGTTTGGGCAAAACGGACCTATTCCCGGAGCAATCATTAATGGAGTGCCGCACTTATAGCAAGGGTCTAATGTTGGGTCGCTTGGCTCTGGCTTGTATACTTGCGGGCCAACTGGTTTAATTCCTGGAGGGGTATCACTACCTGCAGGTGTAAACAAGTATGGATGATCTTTAATATCAAATTCTTTTTCTGCTACAGGTTCAGTAATCCCAACGCCACCGGGATATTTAACATATTCGTCATCGTATCCGGGTATAGGAGGTCTGGTAGGCCATGTAGTCTTATACCCATCTTCTGAAATATCTTCTTCTACTTTTTCTTCAACAGATTCTTCAACAGGTTCTTCATCGTCCCAATCTTTACTCTGATTAGCGGCTAACACTAACATCAATGCTAATGGATCAAATACAATAACAAGTAAAATAATAACCCAACGTACAGCACGTTCTAATACGTTAGTGTCAGGATTATCACCATATAGTAATGCTGCTATATATTTTATTGGTCCAACCTCTGCCTCCACTTTTCGTACCTCGGCGGCAATAGGCGCACGTTCATCGTTAAGTCCCGCGATAGACTTCTGCGACTGTAGTATTTCATTTTGAAGGCGAGTACGTTCTTTCTGCTGGGACTTTCGCATAGCCACAGCTTTTTCGGCACCCGTTTCTGTTGTTGAGCGGCCCAGTACTTGGTCCACTCCCTCATCCATTTGTTTAAGCGCCTTGCGGTTTGCTTCAATATTCTCTTTTTCGGTTTTGATTTTTTCATCATATATTGCTATCTTAGATTGTATATCACCTGATGTAACACCTTGATCCATGTGTGCTTTGCTTAAAAAGCCAAAGATACCCATACTTGTAATCAATGCAATAGCCATTACAGCTGGCACTAAGTAGAGTTTGATTAGTAATCCAGCACGATGCCAATACTTACGCAGCCATACTGTTGTTATAATCTTAGCGAGTTCAAGTGCTGAACCCATGATGATAACTGGAACTACTGCTCCGGCAAAGATAGTAGTTAAACCAATAATACTATACCAGGCGGCAATAGTGCTAAGTGTTAATGCTACTAATAAGGTGAGGTTGGAAAAACTGAATATTCTTTTAAGCATTTTGTATTTAGTCTACAGTAGACTACCTAAATAGTCATTCAAATAGCTGACCGTAGATATCCATGAATTGTTCTAAATTTAGTATTAATTTTTGTGGAATGCCTGGACCTTGATAAGCCAAGTAAGTAACACTAGCACCACCGCGTAGTTCATCTACTTCTCTTACTTGGATTATCTCCATCCTATTACCATCTTCAAAGGTATATGATTTCCCTACTAAAGGATGTGTCATACTATATGACCAGTTACATTATAAATTAATTGATCCAACGGCGCATCATAGTTTTGACCGTTTCTGCGCCGCATCCAAATAATTTCCAATAATTCTTTATGATCATATGGACCAGGTCCAGTGCGTGAAGATAATTCCCCACGACTTTCTAATTCTTCAATTAGGTCATCTGTTTCAAAGTCACTCAAATCAATATCTACTTCAACTTCTTTGTATACGTATGGCATGATTAATCCTTATTTCTTGTTGTGATAAACATCAAACTGTGACCACTGTCCACGCCAGTTATCATGTTCACTATCCATACCATAGTCATCAAGTTCAACATCATCATATTTCAAACGATTGACACATGAACTACCTTCAATATCCCAAGTAGTATACTTTAGTTTGCGAGGATCAAACTCTTCACCTTCAGTATCAATTGTAGTTTGAATACAACTACCCTTACCACCTTGTGTCCATACTACAAAGTAACCTTTACCTAAATAGTGAGGATATAGTTCTTCTACTTCTTCGGTAGCGTCCCAACGACTATCATTGTCTCCGTGTGCTTCACTAATAAATCCATCTAAGGTGCCGTCATAAATTTCTTCACCACTTTCATTAGTGATAGTCATATGAGTATCATCTTCATCAAAGCCCCAGAATGAATGTACATCTTGGTACTCATAATATGCACTATCAAATCGTGCTTTTTCTGGTGTATTGTTCTCGTCATAATCATATGACTCATTCATTGCATCAGAAAGGTCATCATTGTGATCCTCATGACTCCAGTATTCGTATTGTTGTTTACTAATCTTACCTACACCGATTTCACGGGTACGACCCCAGATACGAATGGTATATTCACCAGCTGGATAGTTTGGAAGTACATCTGTATCTACTACCGGCGGAGTTTTATCAAACGGCCAGGCTGCTGCAACTTCTTCTTCATGTTTATCAGATTCTTCGTTAAGTTCATTCTCAAAGGGCCATTTAGCTACTTGTTCATTTACAAGTACTTCTAATTGTGCCTTCATTTCTTCATCGCTTGGCGGAGTGCCTACGTTTTCATCATCTTCTTCGGGTGTTTCTTCAAGAGCCTCGTCCTCTATCTTAGCCCACTTTGCTTTGTTGGCAGCATCCTTTGCGGCTTCCTCAACACCCACTTCTGTTAATTCAGTAGCACTATCACACATGGGGCAAATCTTGATTGGATCATCTATCTCATTACCATCACTATCTTGCCAAGACCATGCAGCATCATACTGTGTTCCAGTCCATTTACACTTAGTACACTTGTGAGTAACAGGAGACACATAATCTTCATGCACTTTCCATTCTTCTACTTTATAGGTAACTTCATACCCACCTTTACGATCAGTCCACCAATCATCTTCATTGAGATAATCCCATTCAATGTCAACATCATTGTTCCATGCTTCATTGAGTACTTCTTCAACATCTTCCTCACCTGATTCTAGTGCGGCAAGTTTTGCTTCAATTTCATCTTCATCCAATTCAGGATAAATTTCACTCAACAAAGAGGCATCAATTTCAATGCCATAACGTTTCTCTACTTGATGCCATTCACTTTTAACAACTGATACCATGATTTACTCCAAAGAAATTCTTAATTGACCTTCGTTGTAGATGTGCAAAGCACCTGCTACTTCTGGAGTAGTACATTCTACAACAACTCTGCGTTGACCGTCAAGTGTATCAAATACTGATACAACGATACCGGGCCATTTGTACCCACTAACTTTTTCTACTTTATCACCTACTGCAAATAATGCCATTGTTATACTCCAAAATGTTTACTTATTTGATCACCAAATTTTTTACCTACTATACTAATACATTCTTTTATAACCAACTCGGAAAGTTTTTCTGCTTTATTTTGAATTTCAGGATCAATAAAAATATGTGTACCGGTCGGTGAAGTAGGATGATTAATTATTCTGGCAAACCCAGATTCAATTATTAAATCTTTAAGAATATCTTCTTTCATATTCTATCATTTGTCATCACGGAAACGAACAAATCTGGGGAAACGCAAACTATAAGTTCCGTCTTTGTTTTGTGTTACGGCATCACATAGGACTTCAGCAGTACGACCAATGACGCTATCACAATTATCCCAATAATCATTTCTAGCAGCATCAGTAAACCCACTGCCAACATTGACTGAAATATCGACCCCTTGATCGTGGCCGGCGCAAACAAGTGCTCCAAGTCGTCCTTTATTTTTACCAGTACCCTCTTGAACATCAATGACCTCCAAATCTACAGTAAGTGTAGGCTTCCATTTCATCCAAGAGGTAGTACGTTTGCATTCGTAATACGCTTCAAGGTCTTTAATCATAATACCTTCAAACCCCTCTGCAACCATATCCTTAGCATAACGCTCTAATTGGTCTTTGCCGGCGGCAGTGTCAAGGTTAACTTTAATGCTAGTTAAGAAATCAACATTGGGCATTGTATCAACTACTGGCCGCATCTTGTCTAATATCTTTAATCGCTTACTTAATGGTTCTTCATATATACTATTATAGAATTCATTAATAGGGATAATATCAAAAATATTAAACACACTATCATCAGAATTAACATCTTTTTTTCTACGTGCCTGTTTCATTAGTTCCTGAAATGAACTACTGATAACTTCACCGTCTAAAACGAATCCATCTTTCAATGTGCGTTTATTGGTGTTGACAATGTTCTTAAAGTTATCAGAAATTTGTTTTTCAATCAGTGAAAAGTTTTCAAATTCTTTGCCGTTACGACTCAAACTTGATACTGATGCCGTACCTATGCCATTTGGTTTTACCACCATCAATACACGAACACCATCTAGTTTAGGTTCAAGACGTTTAACTCCATTCATCTCAGGACGATTTTCACTAGTGGTTGCTAGTTGACAACCAAAGATTGGTATTTCAAATTCAGTACCCTTACAAATTTTATTAATTGTTTTATCACTGATGCCTGCACGTAAGTCCCTGCGTAATACTGGTGCAACAAAAACGTTCCATTCATCACTATCAAAATTCCAAGCCATTTTCTTAACAGCATCAATCGCATCATTGCCTGATAATTCTCGTCTGCTAAGTTTCAATAGCAAATCTTCAAATTCTTGCCAATTATTACCGCGATGTATAAGGCCATCTGATTCAGGAACCTGTCTAACTCCAAATGTAACATAAGGATCATAACAAAGTTTAGTGAATTTTAAAAAATTGATTGCGTTTGTGCTACCCAGGACACTCGCCTCTAATGCCTGACGAATTACATCTTCCTTATAAAGGCGGCTATCGCTCTCGTTTAATTTGATTATCCAACTAGCTGACATTTATAACTCCTATATATATACTAATATTATACTATTTATTAGGAAGGGTGTCAAGTATTATTTTTGTGATTAGTAGATTGATTTGCCCTATCTCTGCATTCTTCTACGACTTCCGGTGGCACAATTTCGTAATCATCAAGGTTAGAGCATTGATATTCTATAACTACTGCATTTGGGTCATCTTGGTTGATGACACATTCTGGATCAACTTTCATCCACAACAGTATTGTAATGAATGACAACCCTGCGATAATTACATTTTTTAGCATAACACTATTTATGTCTGTACTAAACTTAGTTTTTCTTCTTTTAAGATTTTAACCATTTGCTTATTGCGTTCATCTTGTTCTTTGCGTTCACGCTTTTTGTCAAGGTTCCGATCAATGGCCATACGGTCGTATTCTCGTGCCCATAACACACCTTGCATAAACCTGTCGGCATGTTCTAATGAGCCAGCAAATAATATAGCATCACGGCTGTAGATAGGCAATGCGTCTTTATCTTTTGGCACTAATGCTACATTCTCACCATACATATCATCATGCTTGTATGGAGTAAACCGCATGCCAAGACTATCCGCTCGTTCTTCTAGTTTACGAACTTGTTGAATTGTATTCCAGCCTGCCATATTAATCTTTCAGTGTTTTCCAAATATATTCTTTTTCAATCTTCTCTACAAACTTAGTCCTGATACCACCAGTGTCACTCAACCAATTAGATACATGATCTTTGGTACCCCAACTATGTATGGGGACTATTGGATCAGTAGTTAACCATTTAACTATCTCATAGATAGCATGACGATTGGCAAGATCCGCACTAGTCACAGCACCATACAAATTGTTAGTAAGTATGCTTACAATAAATCTTCCGGGTTCATACCCCCTGAGAAAATAATCATCCAATGCTTCCATGGTATGTGTAGGGATACGAATCTCGCCTAAGCGGCGACCCCTTTCATCTAGTCCCGGAAACAATGTTAGTTTAGCCATACTTAATTAAAGAGTAAACTTAATATTGCTAAGAAAATGGCGGCGCTTAAACTTAATATTGCTAAGAAAATGGCGGCGCTAATATGACCTGTTACAATCAAAAATATAACCGCTATCCAAGCCATTATTTGACCTGTTCTTGCACAATTGCTTTGGTTTTGTTCACACTATTGTCAAGTAGACGGGCAACGCCGCCAAACCCTACAGTAGCAATAACGATCCCGAACAATGTTCCTAATATAAAATTTTTCATTTTGCTGGTTTAATCCAAGTTGACATAACATCAGTACCTTGTTTGACATCTTCGCCAACACCACGTACTGCTCCCGCTACTGTACTACATCCTGAGATAAAAGTCAATAGCAACATTCCCAATACCAATTTTGTTTTCATATGATTACCTTTACACGGTTAAGTTGAGTTGAATTATCACGGTGTGCTTTGACAGTTCCATAAATATCAAACTGCTTGCCCACTTCTAGTTGTTGTTTGTACGCAAAGAACAACACTTGGTCATCACTAGTAATACCAGTAATGTAATGTGTATTCCAAGTTTGCGAGAATACGGATTTGACGACCTCGATAGAAGGAGACACTTTGTCACCTACACTACCGATCAATCCGCCTGTAGCGAATGCGATACGCTGGTCCACTGTTTGTCGTTTCATGCCACGCACGTAGCCTGAGGGCAAACTAGTAATTACCGCAATATCAAACCCTGTATCAATAGTTTCACGATTAGCAAGTAGCATTGCGGTGTTGTCAAAATCAGACAACTTGATACCTTTAAGGATTTTGAATGTATATGCTTGATAGAATTTGCGAACCTCTTTACCTTGTTCACGATCCTCGTCGGTGATCTTTGAAGTGTCGGCAAGATATTGCGTTACTAGATTACGGTTTGTTTGCCCCATTGGAGCATCTTCACTAACCTTAATGTAGCCCTGATTTAGGCGTTGTGCCATGCAAGCAGCCGCCCACACATCATCAGCGTTAAGATTGAGGGGAGCAGGTTTTTGAAAGCGAGACATTACAATTCCTTTAGTTTATAGATTTTCACCGGAGACTGTATCAATGGCACCAGTGTAGACAGCAATGACTCCCTGGGCTCCCGTTGAGTTAAAGAACTCCACATAGTCAATAGCATCCTGATAGGCGGTAAACTCACGCTCAGTCAGGATCTTGTGGTCATTGATATGACCTTCATATACAGGGTACATTTGAACATTGTGTACGATTGCCATAATTTACTCCTTAAACAGTTTCAGCGTTAAGTTTAGCAACACGCATTGCCTTGAGATTTGATTCAGTAGCGCAAAGACGGACACTACATTCACGGCCGTTTTCGTGCATATATGTAACATCAATCCAGGGCACAACTTGATTAGCAGCATTGAGATTGAGACAAATATTAGAGATATAACCTGACAGGTCGCCGGCAGCACTAGTCCAAGAAATTGCATCGTTGATATTGAGATTCATAATTAACTCCGTTTGTTTACTGTCTAAGATTCTATTATATACCCAAATCCAATTAATGTCAACCTTTTTTTGCTTAATTTTTAAGCAAAATTAGTTAGCAAAAACCAAATCATCTTGCTTTATTGCTCTATTTCCCCTGTATAGCAAGAACTGAACCTTAGTATAATTACCAAATTGCCATCTATCAATTGGGAAATATAACAAATCCTTAATTCCATCTCCGTCAATATCTACATAGATATGTGCTGCTCCTATAGGTGCTTTTGGTATTATATTAGAATTAACTTTTCCAAATTTACCTTGTCCATTATTTACATAAATTAATGGAGTGCCAGTTGTTCTTATTAATACATCATCCATACCGTCGTTATTTAAATCCTGGCAGGTCATATGATAAAAGTTTGAATCTATCTGGTCTGTATTTAATGTCACTGGTGATATATTTAAATTTTGAGTAGTCACCCCCAATGACATTAATTTTACGATTGGTGGTTTCCATGTGTCAGTTAATGTTTGACCAGTATATCCTCCCTGAATTGTACCTCCCACAAATGAATATAGTACTTCGGTTGGTCCGTCTTTTGTTCTTTTTAAAGCGCATCCCTCATATAAACCACCGTAATCAATATAATCAGTATTATCAATCCTAAATATAGAGGTAGTAGTTGTATTCATTGAACTGTTTGTGAGTAATATTGTAGTAGGTGAGAGATAAAAATAATCCAATAGTTTACTCCACACATCATTTAAACTATTCCATATTTCTAATTTTTGTCCATTAGAATATTTGTTAATAATTGTAGTTGTAGAGTTTGAATTTGTTGATTGAATAAACACTGGATTTTTTTGTAGCCATTCATATCCCGGAACTCTATTCCATTGACCATTGTATGTCCATGCCTCAGGTGAACTATCAGCTGGTAATAATATAATTTGTTTATTGCCATTTTTATCTTTTATTAGTTTAATATCATCTCCCCATAATGTATTTCCAAAAGAAACTTTATTGTATTTCCCCCTTCCATCGCTTATAAAAGAAACAGTTTGACAATTCATATTACTGGAAAAACTATAATCATTAGTGATTCTGCCGTCCTCTCTATCGCACGACATAACCAGGTCATCATATCCATCACCATTCAAATCAGTAACTATATACCCGTAGTTTTTACCGCCGATATCAACTACATCGGATCCAAAAATATCTTTTGTTTTATCTTGAAATACGCCAGGTGAAGTTTGAATAAATGCTACCAATGTGTTGGGTACTGGTCCTACATAGTATTCACCCGCTGGTTTGTGATTGCACCATAAATCAAATACTAAATCTAGTTTGCCGTCATTGTTTAAATCAATTGGTATTGCAGTTTGTACATTAACATTACTACCACAAAGTGCATCATACTTGGCTTTAAGGTCTGGTAATAATATTGGAGTATTTGAAAATAATGCCGGATCAGGGGAGATTAGGGCTCCCTGTGCAGCAATACTTGGCGACGATGGTGTAGTATTACTATTACCACCCCCGCCACACCCCGCAATTACAACTGACAACAACAATAAAAGTTTTTTCATGGGTTACCCATAGTTATACAATATACGTTAGTATATCACACAATAGATTTATTGTCAAGGTAGGAACGCCCCAATTAAGGGGCATTACGGTGTGTAAAAGAATTACTTCTTAGAAGTTGTGTTTTGGTTTACAAACGCATACATCTTTTCAGCAGTTTCCAAAATCTTGTCTAGACCTGGGAATTCGGGCATACCTACTGTGGTAACTAGTTTACCAGTCTTTTCATCTCTGGCAACTGACATTTCCCAACCTTGAAACTTGGAATGGTATTCCTCTGAAACAAGACCTTTGGCCATATCTAAAATTTCGGTACGAATCTCGTAACCGTTCTTGTTGAATTTTACTTCGGGTAATTTTGGTGTGAAATCTGACATAATAATCTCCTTGTGTTAATGTCGGTGTGTGAATAGCTTATTTTTTCTCAGTCTTTGCCTTGACTGTTTCATCCTCACCTTGAGGATAAATTGTTTTACTCATGCTGTCAGCAGCATAAGTTAACATCTCTATTGTATTCTTTGCCATCATCTTTGCAAATACTGTTTGGGCATCTATAAAGTCGTTGGCGACCTTATTTAATCTCTCGTCTTTGAAAATTTGGTTAGTTGCCATCCTTTTTGAGGTCTGGAACATTTCTATATAAAAATCAGGTGTAAACATAATGGATCCTTTGTTAGTATGTTATTTAGTTATTAGATCCAGCCCTTAAAGTCAGACATAATAAGTTTACGTGCGCCTTTATGATCTCCATTGTGTGCTAATGTTGAGGCTGCTCTTGCCTGTCTCATAGCACCAAAAAAATTGTATATTGCTTTTAATACTTGCATGATTACCATCCTCTACCAGATTGTTGTATTTCAAATTGACGGGTGAGACGGTCTACATCACATGCATTTTGGGGTGCATGTCTAACAATGTATTCTTCTAATGCAGAGCCATAAGTTTGTGGTCTGCTGAAGTTATTGAGTAGGCTACAAAAATAGCCCGCTAAGTGGTTTAACATATATTCTCCGTGTAAGTGTGTTAAAGAGTTTTTAAAACAGAACTCTTAACTGTATTTATACAATTGTATAGGTTTCTCTATATTTTAGCAAGGCTTTTGCTCTGGAAAGGGCTAACCTGACAGTTACATAATCAGATAATGGGTCATCACCTAAATCTATAACTTTTTCATCTACATAGTAAACCTTAGGACGACCATATGCACGATGATAATCCAATTCTTCTGGACCATCATCGTCATCATCCTCCTCTATTATTGTATTACTTAGTAGCGGGTACTGCTGGCGCTGCTGGTTTTGCAGGCTCAGTTTTAGCTGTAGCCGTTTTGTCTTGGGCAGGTTTAGCTGGCTTAGCACTTTTGGTGGCATCAGCCTTTTTGTCCTCCTTCTTCTTGGCTAACTTCATTTCTTCCTTAGCAGGAGCAGAAGCAGTTACAGCAGGAGCAGCCGGTGCAGCAGGAGTCTTAGCAGGTTCAGTTGCAAAAGCAGCAGTAGTTAACAAAGTAGCGATAAGAGTAGCGATTTTTTTCATTTTAAGTTTCCTTTTAGTGTTAATGAAATTTATGCTTAACATATTCATCTTTGATCTTACACGGAACACTACGCCTTTCATCACAATTGGATAATCTCCAATCATAACTAGTGGGCAAATACTGTTCCTGAAACGATTCATTTTTATCCTGTTTCGTTTCGTAGTCATCAAGTTGATTTTTGTCTTGCATATATATTTAACGCGGCAGACCGTACTTCCGTTGACAAGACTAAATACTAAATGCGTTTACAATATATATCCTATCAGGGAATCTATGACGGCACCAATTTTGAAGATGCTGCTACCCCAAAACAAATAACCAAATCAATGAATGCTGGATTCAGCACTATGGTCAATGTTTGGCGTGAAAGTGGAATACTATATTTGGGTGTGAATCAACCCATAACACAAGTGACCGAAAAATACTTGCAAGGTCCTCGGTTTTGGTTAAATGCTATGAATACTGAAATGCAAGATTGGATAGTTACTCAACCTAGCAAGTTATATCCAAATTACTTTTGGTTCCCTACTGATACTGAAAGTACTCCGGTAACAGCAAGTAATGGTAAAATCATTACTCCCGGAACTGTTGCGATAGATAATTCTAGTGTTATATTTCTACCCGAGATACAGGATAGAGGTATGTACAGTACAGTACACCTACGTTGTTTCGGTGTATGTAGTAATTACTTGTCTTTTATTAAACGTATGCGTAATGAAGGTGAGTGGTATTAACCACCGCGACCTGCTCTACGTGTAACATTTGCTCCACCAAATCCCTTAGTATTTGCCTTAGGTCCTTGACTTTTAGGAGCCTTACCCAATCCTGGATTTGCTGCGTTTTTCTTTTTAGCTTCTTGTGCCATTGCTATAAATGGATTTTTGCTTTTCTTTTCTTCTGTCATTGTCGTATCCTCACTGATTCTAAATAACTTTCTATATCACCATATAGTGCTAGCATCATTGCTATCTTACTATCGTACAATCTGATAAAGGGTTCTTTTGTTTCTCCACCTTTATTTACACTAAAGTAATATGGACATTTAATTTTTCTATTACATTCAGTTAAAAACTTATACCAATTAGTTTTCTTAACTTTAACTGGTAGGTCAAAATATTCTATCTGTGCTTCTTTGAATTTTATATCGCCCTGGGGAGTCAGGCGCAGGCTGTCACCTGATTTGGTGAACCACCAATCACTTATGATTGTCTCAATTGGGATATTGTTGCTAGGCAGTTGATCCATAACTGCTCTAGTGATAGTGTACTTTAGTTTTTTTCTATCACTCATCTGGGTACACAGTAGTACCATTATTCATAAACACGACTGTAAATTTATCTGTTTTAAATTGTGTGTTTAGTTTGCGACAAAGATTACGTGCATGTCCAGGATTACTGAAACTTGTTTTCTTATACTTGGGAGTGGCATCTGGATCTTGATAGTGTTGTGACTTTAAATTGATTGGTTGTCCTTCAAACATAATGGCCCATATTCCCGCAGCTTCTACAATTTGGTCACATTTGTATGTGTTCTTATCTACGATTTCTAGCAGAATTTTTGGTTGTGTTCTAGACATTAGTATTCCTTTTACATTTTTCTCCGTGCCACCGAGTATAATTTGTAGGCAGGGTGATTGTCAATCCACAATGTTCGCATACTTTGTGATTTTTTGTATTTTTAGACGGATGTTTGTTTCCTACTTTAGATAAACTATATTTGATTTTAGATTCATCTGATCTAATCTTGCCAAAATTAGGATTATCCTTGTTATATTTTCCAAACATGCCGTTGTCAGACCCGACTTTTTTAGATTTTTCTATAGATTCGGTAGTGTGTTTTTTTCCATAAAATCCATTATTTTCTTTAGCCATCCTGCCATCTTTAAATTTATTTTTCGTTAATTGACTGTGTGATCTTAGAATAAATTTGCCATCACCGTTGTGTTGATTAAAACTCAACGGGTCATTTTTTGCGTCTACTTCATGTAAGTATAAAGTTTCTAAATTTAGAATATAATTTGGATCAGCTATACACAAGATTTTTCTATCCCAATCTGTGGGAGATTCTAACAACAAAGGTTTAACTAAATTACTTGAACATAAATATCCGTCATCGGGATGACAGCCCTTGGCAGTGCGACACCCAACATACCACATTCCTGAAGATTTGTGTGTCCATCTGTATAAATATGCTTGTGTTCTGCTCATTAAAATTTACCTCCGACTAGTTCAACTTGAATAACTTCGGAAGTGTTCTTCTTTCCTTCAGTACTTTCATAGTGATCTACCAATAGTTTAGCTAATTCATCACGTAAACCTCTAGCATCAGATAATGGAATAACCACATCCTTACCCTGTCTACTCTCAATACTTGCTACCCTATCAATAAATCGTTTGATATGAATCATTAGATATTTATCAGTTTTTTCGCCTCATCCTCTGTTTTGAACGGACCTAGATACTCATAACGCTGTATAAAGATGTATTTAGGACAGAATGTTACAACTGGTTCGTCACCTTGATACAGTACATACCATCCCGCGGCGTGAAAGCATTTGCTTTTTTGTGTTGTTGTGAATAGATGGATCTTGCGTTTAATATCAAGTATAGAGTTAAATACCTTCTTTGTAGTAGGGTATTCGTTGAAAGGTACTTCTTTTTTGTGCTTATCTATTTTAATTGTTTCAAACTGAATACTAGTTTGCTTTTTAATTGCATTAGTATTTTTGAAATGAGTTTTACTGCCGTTAAGTTTTACTTCAAATCCAGACCCATCAGCAATTACATTTCCTACTTTTTCTTTGCCATCAGTAACAATCCAAAATTGATTTTTAACGACGGGTTTTGCGATTAGTGGTTTTGACATCTTCTTCCATTTCTATTAATTTTGTAATCTTTTTAAAATTACTTTGTTTGTCTACTATAACATTATAGGTAGTATTCTCAAAGCATATTGGTAAATCCAAATGGATACTGTATTGTGGCCCAATTGTTTCATTGATTACGGTATCATTGCCAACTGTACCTACAAATGGAATACTATTCCAATATCCAAAGATACGTTCACCAAATTCATATTTGGCTACATGACGATTTTCTTTAAAGTATTCAGCTTGATTCCGCATATGTTCCCCAAGTTTTATTATCATAATCCCAATGACGGGTATCGTATAAATTCAATTCAATAGTGTAGCCAAATAAACTGAACATAAATTTAACTCCAGCATGGTCACATCTTATTCTATAGTGAAAATATAATTCAACAATACTATTTGTACGATATAAACCTAATTCCCAGGCTTTGTATTTGGTAATCATTCTATGTTTAGACCAAAGAAAATTCCAACGTTCACTCCATGGATTGTTAAGTTTGAAATGTAAATCAATCATATTTTCTTTCCTGTATTTTCAATTTTCGTATTAATACAAGTACCTTCAAGTATAGTCATCTTTGGCTGACCAGCTTGATTAGCAACTTCAAGCATGTGTTTTTTTTGATTATCAATTGACAATCTGCATTGTGCTTCCGACTTATAAACATTCTGTGATTGCATAAAATTACAATTGTCATTTAGGCACATAAACAATACAGGTATAAAAATTTCAATCATTTTTCAAAGTGCATTTCAAATAGTTTATCAATATTGCGTCCAAGAGGGTTATTGGCTTTGGCTACTGCAATAGCACATTCTTTTATAATCAACTCGGCAAACTTTTCGTAATTAAAATTAAGACCAAATTCATTGTGTTCCCAACATTGTGGTTCAAGTTCTTTGATTAGTTTTCTCACACGACCTCCACAACAACATATTTACTATATGGATAATTCTCAATTAGCCATTCAATCATCCCTTCCTCGTAGGGAAGAAATACACTATTGAATTTGTTAGTGATATATTTACGCATCATTATTTTTTCTTAAAGAACACAAAATTTGAGTAGCAATACTTAATGCATTACTAAACTCATCCATATGTCGCAGTTGAATATGGTGTAAGTACATATACAATTTGGTATCAGTTGACCAATCACTAAATCTAGCAATTAATTCAGGTTCAAGATATCCTTCTAATTCTTTAACGTATTCATCTACTGTCATACTTAATCCTTTGTCAATTCAGCAACCAATAAAAAATGTTCGTAGGCTTTCTTTACAGCAGGGTTAGTCATTAACTGATCAGCTTCTGCCATCATAGCTTTCACACCTGCTTCGGCAATATCGTGTGAACTGGCTCCACTCAACGTACAAAGTTCATCTCCAAACTCTTTAGCCAATTTCTTCCATGCCTTGCGTTGACCTTCTGTTATCGGAGTTCGCACAGGTTTCAGTTCACTAGCTTTATGCATAGCACGAATTATAGCCTCTTCGGCTACTCGGCTGGCTGCAATCATAGCCGCGTAGTTAGGATCAATATTAAACCTACGACTCTGCCCACCCGGATATACCATCAAAAGGTGTGTACCTTTATGAAAACTGTCCATCCAGTCGCTATCGTATTCTGCAACAGGTACATACTTACGTCCTACTTTTTCGTAGTAAATCTTTTTCATATCATGTCCACAAACTATCACGAATTTTAATTAAACGAATCATCATTTCAGTATCTTCTTTGTCGTAGGCTTTTTCAATCTTAGTAGTAAGTTTAAGAGCCTTATCACCTGCTTTTTTACTTGCAGTATCTTTATCGGATCTACCAATCCAGTTTGTACCAAACTTAATGCGTAAACTTTCACAGTATTCACTCCAGCCACTTGCATCGTGCGGGTCTGGACGATTTGGATATACAGTGGTCCACCATGTGTAAAGTTCTTTAATTTCTTTAGCACGTAATGCTTGACCAGTAGGCTTACCGTACTCTGGGTTAGCTGGATCTACTCCCATATCTTTATCAAGTACAAGTGTCATTGCCCAGTCAAGATGATCAAGACCTGCTTGAGGGCAACGCCAAGTGCGCCAACGCCACCACCCAGTAGCATAAAAAGGAGCATCATACTTCTTTCTATCTTCTTTACTTCCCCATGCGATGTGACTCCAGGCTTGTTCAACCTCAACAAAATCAACCAACTCATTAAATAAGCATGGAAGGAAGCGATTGCCAACATCAGACCAAGAACCAGGCTTAATATCACGGTGATGAGCGGTGAGAGCATGAGTACGAGTAACCCAACGGTTATTGATGTAATACTTAACATCGTAAATTTTTCTAATAGGATATGTTACAAAATCTTGAAGTTTATCAAGTGCTTCTTCTGCTAACCAATAACGAACAGGATGGTATTGTTTAGCTGCATTATTCCATTCATCCCAATCTTCACTAGTCTTGGCTCCGCCTTTTGGCGTACCGCGCACCCAATCGGCAAAAGGGGTGCATGACCAGTAATTACTGTGTTGTGCCATTTTTAAATACTTCCGGGTTATCTTCTACTAGTGCAATCAATGCATGTGTTTGAAACTTAACCTGTTCCTCAGTCATTTTAAGATTGTAAGCATGGTCTAGTATATGTAATACTTCATGCCACAATGCAATCTTTTTAGTTTGTTCAGTGAATTGATTACCAATCCAAATCTCTTGGTCATTGAATCGTGCTAGACCAATTGTACCTTGCATTTCTTCCGGGGTCTTATATTTTACCTCGTAATCTATTCCGCAAATTTTAAATTTCATACTTCAACTCCAAAAAGTTTTTTTATCCTTATCGCAGCAATGCGAACACTTCTAGTTTCAATTTCACCATCATCTTCATCTTCTAAAATATCAAGGCATTCTTCTACAATCAACTCAGTAATCAATTCTACCTTATCAATTGCTACCCACTTGCCACTAGAATCACTGCCATGTTCTTTAATTAATTCTCTTACTCTGTTATTCATTTCAATACTCCTACATAAGGACTGTTCAACCATTTTGCGTATGTCTCTGCGTTATCTGCAATTTTTTGCAGTTCATACTTCCCGCAAAATTTTAGTAAGTGTAGGCCTACTTGAGGAATAGTAGTTCTACGCACACCTTCACGGATGTTTGTATCTACTGACAGTTTAACATCATCGGGTTGTGCTGTCAAGTCTATAAGTACCCGATTCCGTTCATACGCATCTTTGACCCGAACCTCATTACCATCATGGTCCGTCCAACGCTGCAACATCATATTGTTCCAGTCAAATCCACGTTTTGTTCTGTCAGCATACGCTTCAATTAGTCCAGCTTTCTTACTTGAACCTTTTTCACGTACCCCGGGAAAAGCACTGAATACGTTGTCGGTTGAATCTCCCCTCATGCACTTTCGGAATAGGATGTATTGTGGATCTTCAAGTAGTTTAGGCTCTTTAGTTTTCTTATCTTTTACTGGACGACCCTTGTCATCAAAATATCCCTCTAGAGTAATCAATTCACCAGTGACACCCGAATATTGCTTTACTCGTGAGGAAATTAGTTGTTGGTAATCGCTGTCCGTTGAAATTATAAAATGTTCATCTTCTGGATGAAGTGCCACAAACCTTGCTATGAGATCATCAGCCTCAGCCTTAGGATCACGCAATACACTACAGTTTGTGCGGTCTTTAAGGTAATTTGTGAAGGCCTCATACGTTTGCCAAAACATGGTGTTTTCTTCCACTTCCGCTTCTGTTTGCGATAGCGTATCTACTACACGGTTCTTCTTATATGGAGTGTAGTAGTCTTTGCGCCAGCTACGACCTTCTAAACAAAACACAACATGATCAATTCCAAAACGTTTAACGATTTGATTAGTACTTGCCATTGTAAGATGAATTGCCATTCCAATTTTCTCGTCAACTGTACTATTGCGTGATGCAATGTGACGGGCACGAAAGAATGTATTTGCGGTATCAATTAATGCGTATTTCATGTGTGTATTATATACTGCTATTTAAATAAAGTCAAATTTTATGGCTCAAGATATAAATCCGGATTCAAGTTAATATATTTGCGTGTTACTCGTTTGTCTCCGCGATAAGGTAACCATTCACTCTTGACACCCCTAATTGGTAAGTCAAGTTTGATAATAGTTTTTTCTACCCAATCTTTTACATCTTCAGCAGAAATTCCGCTAGCTGGATCTAGTACTTCTAGTTTCCATTTATTACCTTTGAACACTGACCAAAGATGGCGTCTCCATTCTTTTTTCAAAGTTGATTCAACTAGGGAGATATGTTCTTTATCTCCGTAGTAAAGATACTTGAAAGATTGCAGTTCAGCAGAGCCAGCAATGTAATCATAAATTCTAGTATGTACGGACCCAGTGATACCAAACCCAACCTTTAGATTGTGTGAGAGTACCATTATATAAAAGAATTCATTCATTTCTTACCTTTTTTGTTGGCAGTAGGAATCACTACATCTTTAATTTTAATTTTTACTTTAGTACTAACCAATGTATTGATATGTTCAACCTCTGCTTTAGATAGATAATTGATAACATCAATATTCTTATGCAAATACATTGTGTGCAACTTTGGAATATCAAATGTACCTCCTAATAGTCGGTACACTTTGTATGCTACATACAATTCAACAGTAAACGGCGAACTAGCGTTCTTGTCTGCAAAGAGGTCATACCGATATTTCTTGTATGCTTTCTTTGCGCTACCACGCAATTTAGTCATGCCTTTGAATACCTTTTGAATAACCGCATGCAAGTCAGTCATAAAAATATCCCATTCTTTAGTAGAATTAGAAATATTCTCATCTTCTGTAATGTCAAGCAAGCTGCCATACAAACCAAATTCACTATTATCTACTGGAAGAGAATTCCAATACTTGTCATGGTTCATTAGAATGAATTCAAGACGTTCATAGTTTTCATTTTTAGCAGCAGTTTCAACTGCATTCAAGTGAGTAATTGCTCCAGCTTGACCAATGTCATCATGCCCTTCAGGCAGAGGTGTGCAATTGTATTTGCGTAGTAATTGAATCAGTTTGTAAGTATGCAGGTACTTTGGGTTGCCGCTTTGGTCCAAACGCACAGACAAATAATGTTGCTTCCAATGATCAAAGGTAGTGATCTCTTTGGACATTTCACCGTTCATTAGTGCAAATGTTTCCCGTGCCTTGCTACGGTCATCAGTTTCAATATAGGTTACGTTAACTGGAAACTTCTTCCAATCTTTTGCTTTCCAACCCTTCATCAACCCTGACATGATGATTAGTGCAGTAGTGGTAGCAGTATGTTGTCCATTTACAATTGTATATTCTTCTTTGCCTACTGCTTTGACTACCTGAATAGATTGCACACGTTGTGGGTCGTAGTAAGAAAAAATATGTGTGGCGTGAGGTACATCAATCTCACGTTGAATATCTTCATCACTCATTAATTGTCCCAGCATGATTTGACTTGCAATAGGCATCTCAGCTGGATCAAATATTGTTTTTAGAGTTTTAAATCTTTCTTTTGCAGAGATAAAATCGGTATTATTGCCGGTATCAACTTTTGCGGCTAATACAGCAATAGAATTTTGCTTATATTCACCGGGGTGTCGTTCTAAAATATTATCAATTTGACGTTCATCGGTGTCACGATTGATTACATTAAACGTAAGTGGAAAAGCCATAAATTACTCCTGTTGTTGACTGAATAAGCCTTAAGTATACAGTAGTTTGGTATTACTGTCAACTATTATTTTGTTGTATTTTTACAACAAAATCATACAAATTTCTCAATAAATTTCCAATATTCGGGCATTGAAGGATCACGACATGGGTCTCCCTTGAAAGCTACCCATAAATCAACTTTTTTACCATTTCTATAGTTTTTTACTTTTGTTGTTATTTCAGGATCACCCATTGTTAACAAGTCTTTTACTGCCCAGTTGTTATTTTTAGAGTTGGTCTGGTGTAACAATGAGATATAATAATTATAATTATTATCGGGATATTCTACGTCATTGATTCCTAATTTTTTATACTCATCATAATGATTTTCATTAACCCAAGTAAGAAAAAAATCATGCTCTGCACAATACAATGCTCGGCGATACAGAGTCTTGTATGATGTTTTAATTATCAAGGAACAATTAACATGTTCCTTATTCCGATTCAATATATTATATACGCTACTCTCTATAAAAGTATTAAAGACTAATCTTCTCATCAACTTACCTCTGTACGTCCATCACCTAAATCTTTAGCACGAACCACTCTCATATCTGAGGCCATTGCTCGGTTTTCTGGATCCGCTTGTTGCTGTTCATATAGCTCCAATGCCACATTGCGACATACAGTTTGGAACCAACGGTCTACAATGATAGTATCGGTGTCATCATCACGCATTTTATAACCTGCACGAATCAAATTCAAAACAAATTTGTCATTGAAATCAAGTTCAAAAGCACCACTATTAATATCGTATGGGTCAATTTCCATTTTCAAAATATTAACGTATGGTAGTCCTTCAGCATTGGCCTTTTCCTTATCAGATGAAGTAGGTTCTTCCTTCTTTACTTTAGGTTTGCGTGGTTTCTTTTCCTTAACTGGCTTCGGTGCCTCTACTACTGGTTCTGGCTTTTTGCCAAATAGTTTATCAAATAATCCCATTTTTGTATCTTTCAAATAATTTAAAGCTGGCAAGATTTTTCCATTTTGATTCACACATTATATCAAAGTTATCACAGAATGTCAATGCCCAGTCATTCACCGCATCGTTCCAATAGAAATCACTATGTGCCCGAAGTTTTTGCTTACTATGTCCTTCATTAATCAACGCACCATGATCGGGTAAGATGTGTCGTGGATGTGACCCGAGTACATCTTCGCGGCTAACACTGTAATGCATAGTAGGGCGCACACCACGCCAGCTATCAATAACCCTCTTAACCCTGTCATCAGATGGTTGAATGTATTCTCCCTCACGTATCCAGTTATGGTGAATGTCCATGACCGTAGGTACGAGGTCAGATAATGATAAGCAGTCAAGTAGTCCATGTGTGTATTCCTCATTCTCTAGTGTAAGTGTGTTGCGGGCTTCGGGAGACAAACGATTGTAAACATCACGAATGCCCTGTGGACCTTTACGACCACTGATGTGTACATTGATTTTGATATCCTGAAATTGTTTACCATACCCCATCATGCGGGCCATATCAACATGATATTCAAATTCTTCTATACTCTTATTTACTACCTCTTCACGGTCACTCGCTAAAACTACAAATTGGTCAGGGTGAAAACTAAGACGAACATCATTAGCCCGTGCTGTTTCACCAATCGGTGCGAACCATCGTGCTAGATTATCCTGCATTGATTTATCTTGCCAAAAGTCTTGCCAGCCATCCATTGTATAGAAAGGCAACATATCCGATGTAAGACGAACCATACGCAATGCGGGTTCTAGTGATGACACTTTTTTAACTAGATTGTGAGTATGTAGAATGTTTTGTTTTGATACATCCAGCACCTTTTCTTCCGCTACACTTTGAGTTTGTCTATTGACCCAGGCACGAGTTGTGCCACCTGTGTTCAGTTCTTTGATAGAACAGATTTCACCCTTACTGTTTAGTTCCGAAAACTTACAAGCGAAACCGATGCGTTTGATAGATTGATTTGTCAAGGTAAAAGCCCAAAGTGATAAATAAGATATGTAGTGTAACATATTTACGCAATAAAGTCAACTATTTACGGACAAAAACATGAGATTTAGTGAGATTATATCCGAAGCTGGTAGTAATGCCCAACGAGCAGCAATAGCCATTGCCATGAAGAAAGCTGGAAAGAAGCCAAAAAGTGTTGCGGAAGGCTCAAACAAACAATTAAAAGAAGCTAGAAAAATTGCCGGCGTTATGACCGATCCACAGGCAAAAACAATTAAAGATCCTGCCACAAGTGGATTTATTCCTGCAGATGATTTTTTTGCCAAGTATCCGGATGAAAATAAACAGGCCTGGGAAACAGCACTTGCCGATCTTCTTGATCCAGCAAAAGCCAAAGCAGACGCGGCGGCGTCATCAGCAGAATACAATAAACAGTTTAATGATGTATCGTGGATGACTCCAGAAGAGCAAGCACAGTACAAACAACTTCAAGCAAAAGATCAGGCTGCAACACAAGCCACCAATACACGAACATATGGGGCCGAGCGATATCTCAAAAAACTCTTTCAACAAAAAATGGATGCTAAAAAAGCTGCATCAATGCTAAAAGTACACTGGGCTCCATTGAACCAATTGGAGTCATTCTTACAAGGAAAAGTGAATAACAAGATTGAACTAAGCGCATACCTAGCACCAAATACTGAATCTTTGGGGAAAAAAAGGTGGGGAGGCGGATCTAATCCAACGGTTGGTATTGTACTTGACGGTCATATTACAATCGGTGGGCGTGGAGATTTGGCGTCAGATCAATATAAGATGACTGCTGGACAACGAGGACAACAAAAATATTCTAGTCGGCCTGGACAAATTGATCCTACGTTAAGTATGGATACATCAGTTCACCACGAAGTGTTGGTTGACAATTGGAAAATCAAAGAAATTGTATTGCCTGCTGACATTCCGCCAGAAGTTGATCGCTTGGTACAACAATATAAAATTCCTGTTAGGAGATTAGGCAACCCGCAAGGTGTGGCGGAAGGCTCAGAAGATTTGAATAGACAGGCTCTAGATGTTGCTGATAAACTGACTACTGATAAAAACTTAGCAAAGTTAAATGATATGGCCCATGATAGTACCATTTATCGTGCGTTAGACCGTTATTTTGCTAAAAATAATATTTCCACAACAATCTTTAATCGTGTCGCTGCCATTGTGTTTAAGAAATTAGATGATCACGGTCGTAGATTATCCACAGATCCTAGATTGCAAGGTGTGGCGGAAGATTCATCGGGTTTAAATAAACTTCACGATGCTTTATGGACAGTAATTAGTGAACAAACTATTGACGAAGAAAATATCAATGAAATAGATCCAGGAACGATAGCTAATCTATACTCAGTGTTTCCAACAGTTACAAAAATTATTGTAAGCAATGCGCTTGACAAAGCAAGAAAAGAAGCAAAAGAAACATCTATAATGATTGATGTGATGAAAAAGTATGCCAATAATCAACCTGTTACTCCAGAAGAAAATGAAGAAATGAAGTATCAGTTTAAAGACATAGTTTCTTATGGATTATCCGCTCTAGCAGGAGTATTGACTGCCACTGTAGCCGGTCCGGCTGCAGGTGTAGGTGTAGCATTAGCAGGAGCATATAAAAAAGAATTATTAACATTATTACAAACTAAAGGTCCAGAAGTCCTAATTGGACTTTTAAAGTCTAAAGGTAAATTAGATGTTGTTGATATACTAAGTGCTAAGTTGTTAGGCAAACACGCACTACCATTTTATGCCCCAGCTAAACTAACAACAGGAAGCGTCAATCAAGGTGTGGCGGAAGGCTTCCCGTATGATGTAGACCACATGCCCGGTGCCACTGTAAAGAACCCTAATACTAGTTGTAAAAGATGTAAAGGTCGTGGTACTTTATGGAAAGCACCTGACGGAAAAATTCTTCCTGCTAATGACGTACCGGGCGCTAAAAAGTATAAATGCGGTGCTTGTGATGGTATCGGTATGGCAAAGAAAGAAGTTGATGAATCCAATGAGTTTACTGATGCTAGAATGAATGCTATAAAAGCCGACAAAGACACATTTGTAGTACATGGAAAAACATATAAAGTAACCGGTGACACTACCGATGAAAAAGAAGCAAGTTTCTCTGAGGGCGAGAATTGGTCAAAGCACAATAATAAACGTGCAGGTGGGATGAGTAAAAAGAGTGTAAGTAGTTATCGCCGTAGTCATCCTGGTAGTAAGATTCAAACAGCAGTTACAACTAAACCAAGCAAACTTAAAAAAGGTAGTAAGGCAGCAAAACGCCGTGCTAGCTTCTGTGCTAGAATGCGTGGCATGAAGAAACATCGTACTGGTGCGAAAACTGCACACGATCCAAACAGCAACATAAATAAAAGTCTACGTAGATGGCATTGCGAATCTATTGAAGAACTACATGAATTAGTGATGCTTGCTGAACAATTTATTAGGAATAAGAAAAATGAACTTTAAAGAATTACACGAGGGCGCAGAGCCAAGTATGCCAGGTGCCCCAAGTGGTATCAAGATTATGACACCTCAGCAATTCGTTGCTAAAGCTGGTGACATGCCTGATGAGGGTGATGAAGAAGTTGAAGAAGGCAAGCCCGGATTATGGGCTAACATTCACGCCAAACGTGAGCGTATCAAGCATGGTAGTGGTGAGCATATGCGTACACCGGGAAGTAAAGGTGCACCAACTGCTGATGCGTTAAAAAAGTCAGCAACAGAAGGTATGGCGGAAGGCTCTGTAACGCCCGATGTTAATGTGAGCAAAGTTCATGATGACGGTCATGAAAAAGAATGGCATATATATCGTGGCAAAGAAATGATTGGGTATGTGATAAAGAATCAGCCTGACACTGCCGAAGGCCTATATATTGCGTATGGACATGGCCCTGGTCGTGCTTTTGTAGAAGAATTTGCAGGATTAAAACCTGCTGTGAATTATATAACAAGTCTAAAAGAAGGTGTGGCGGAAGGCTCGTTAAACGAATTTGCTCAGGGATCGGGCGGCGGTGAATCAGGACGTTGGTACACAGATGATGAAATGACTGACATAGTAGGTGATGGCTGGTGGCAAGATATGGACGTCAGCGGTGCAAACATTGGCGTAATTGATTCAGAAGTGCCAAAAGAATACATGATACAAGAAGCACAAGCCTGGTTAGATGATCAAGGTTATAGTGTTCAAGTATTAAATTGTAAAGTAAATGATGATGACATGGAATGGTATATCGAAGGCAGTTTTCAAAACTCCGGCTTTGCTAAGAAAGGCATGGCAGAGAGTCAAGAACACTTAGACAGAATTCGTAAACTATCTGGTCTAGGTGAAGCAACTAAACTACCAGCACAAACCCGTGATTTGGGTGGTCAAGAATTTCAAGACTACATGAACCGTATCGTTGGTACACCTAATATTGACAAGAAAACAGGAAAAGTTAAAGTAGATAAAAAGGGTAACGAAAAGTTTGTGTCAGGTAAGACTAAAGGTGACAAATACAAGATGCCCTACATCCATCGTAGTAGCGTAGTTACATACTTAAGTCCAGATGGTAAAACATATGATGAAGATGCGGTTAAGAAAACATTAGCAATTCGTCCTAAAGCATTATTAAAGCAAAATGAAAAAATGAAGCATAGCAATGGAGAGTTTGAACAATTCTTCAACGTTGGGTTCGCGGCATTAGTGGGAATCGCATTAGATGAACAAACTAATAATCTAATCGTTGTTAACACATGTCCAGGCGCCGGCTCATGTAAAGTAGATTGTTTCGCTATGAAGGGCGGTAAGATACAATTTAAGGCAGCATGGCAAAGTGATGGAAGAATACTTACATATCTATTGAATGACCCTGATGGTTTCTTTAATCAACTAAGCAGTGAGATATCAAAAGAAGCAAGTGCAGCAGCAAAGGGTGATAAGAAATTCCCCAATGGTTGGCAAACAACAGTTCGTTGGCATGATGCTGGCGACTTCTTTAGTCCAGAATACTTAGACATGGCATTGAAGATGGCAGCAAAACATCCTGATGTTAGATTCTATGCTTACACTAAGATGGCCGGAGCAGCATTAGCTAAGAAGCCAGACAACTTCATTATCAATTGGAGTGAAGGTGCCAACACTGAGCAAGAGAAACAAGTTAAAGCACAAGATCCAAACTTAGACAAAACTAAGAATAGTCGTATCGTTCCTGAAAAACTATTCTGGGACTTGTTAGCTAAGGATGAGAAGGGTAACTTAGATAAAGAGGGCGCAGACGAAAAAGGTAAGGGCGGTCGTTGGGTAACCCGTGATAACCAAGCTACACAAGAATTGAAACAGCGTTTGGCTAAAGAGTATGGACTAAGTTCTAACTCTATACTAAATTATGATGAGTACATGGCCAAGAGAAATTCAATCCCAGCTGGAATGAAGTACAATGTTATTGTTGCTCCGGGCGAAGGTGATGTTAGTGCTAACGATCCTGGTGTATTAAGTACACTATTGTTAAGACACTAAAATGAGAGCAAGAGAATTTATTGCTGAAAGTAGTTCGGGTGTTGTTGCCTATCACGGTACTAACAATAAATTCTCGTCATTTGATAATGCTACGCTAGGAACTAGTACAGGAGATCCAAATGCTGTACTAGGACATTTTTTTACTACTTCTATTCGTGAAGCAAAACTATACGGAAAATATATCATATCTGCGTCATTGACCATGAACAAGACATATGAAGCAACAATGGATGAGTTAGTAGGACTAGAGAAAGAAGATTATTTAGAACTACGTGAAGAATTAATAGCAGACGGATATGATAGTATCATTGCTGAACACGATGAGGGAGATGATGTTTGGTATGTTGTGTTTTCAACAAACCAAATAAAGTTTTTAGACCTTAAGTAGTTCTTCCAAAGAGTATAACTCTTTCATATAGGGTGACACATTATCTAATACAGATACTGCTAAGTCACCCTTTCTTCTTGGACCGTGTTTTACTAGAAATTCAACATTGTTAACCTTCTTATATAGATTAACAATATCTCTAACTGAATGTCCAACTCCATGGCCCAAGCATTCTACTTGATTGCTTGGCTTCTCAATAGCACTACGTAATGCGTCACATATCTCATTAACATGAACATAATCACGCACACAAGTTCCGTCATACGAACCATAGTCTGTACCAAAAATAGTAAACTCACCCGTCTCTTTAGCTTTCATCAAGTTATACATTAGTCCATCAGGGTTAGTTGGGGCAAACCCATCACTACCGATTACATTATAGAATCTAAAGATAGTGTAATCTTTGGGACTATGTTGAGTACAATACTCACGTACCACATCTTCCGCTGCTCTTTTGCTGATGCCATAAGCACTTTCACAATCTTGTGCCGCGCCTGTACTAGCAAAGATAAAGTTCTTTGTCTTTACCTTGTTAATAACATTCATTGTGCCATTCAAGTTGGTGATATAATATTGAATGGGCATTCGTTCACTTTCACTAACATTAACTAATGCTGCCAAATGAATTACCGCATCAAATTCCATATCAATATTAAACAACTTGTTGATATTAAGTTGATAATGATCGGTTACAGGATATTGTGATGGATTAATATCCAATCCATATATCTCATAATCTGTACGTAGCATCTTACTAAGATGACTACCGATGTAACCACTGTTACCTGTTATTAATACTTTTTTCATACAAATTCAAACAGACTTTCACCTGTTTCCTCTTCAATTGGTTTATAAACCGGGTCTTTACTTAAATAGCTATTATCATCTGTGTATGTATTAATGATAAACTTATGACGATTAGCCAATACACTTTCAAAATCTTCCCGAGCCAAATGCCCACGATCTAACTCTTTAATATAATCTCTATAACATACTGTTTCATAGTTGTTAATCTTTGCGGCATTAGTATTGCTACGCTTTGCTACAAAGTTATCTAAGAATTGTATCCAACCTTGTGCAGTATCATTGTCTAATTGATTGATATAATCTAATGCGCCGGTATCATAGTAGTTGTCAACATTGTATAATAATTTAATTAGATTTCCAGCATTGGCTAGTTTCTCTTTATAGAAATACTTACTATCAAAGTTATCAGACCATTCTTGATTATCCAATACAACACATGGCATATGTCCGAGACATTCGCTAAAGGCAAATGGATAGTTCTCACCCAATGCTGGCATAAAGAATACTTTACAACTCTTAATGAAATCTACTTTCTCTTGCCCAACGATAGCAATTTTGATTTCATAATCTGTGATACCAGCTTCACTAAATGCTTTTTCAAACTTCTTAGCACCATTACCATTAGTCATTACTTTACAGGGCAACCCTGTTTCTTTCATTACTTTAATATAGGCGGCTGGATTCTTACGTTCTTCCCATCGTCCAATAAACAATACACCACTACGAGGACCAATACTAGGGTCCAGTAATCCACGTTCACTTAATGGCATACGTAATAGTGAAACATTCTTTGCTCCATACTTAGTCATCTCATCAACATTCTTTTGACTTTGTGTGCCTACAAAACTATGTGATAGTTCCATATGCTTATTAAAATAGTTGTGATATTCATCTATGCATACATCGCTGAAATCTTGTTCATCACGGAAGACCATGCTGTATGAATGTGTATAGAATACTACTGGGATATACTTACCAATGCCCATGGCATAAGCAGCACTCATTGCTTCCTGAGTATTACATATTAACATATCATATATATTAGTTTGAAAAGCCTGTAGTATACTTTCTCTGAAGTTAACCATTTTTTCAAAGTTAATACTATCACTAAATGCGAACGTAGCAGTATGTGATGAATAGCGTAATGGATTTTCAGGGTAGACAATATTAGCACCTAATGATTTTACATAGTCGCTAAACTCATTTGTTGGTTGTTTGTCTAGTATGATATCAACTTTCCAGTTGATACGTTGACACATTTCAGTAAAGCCTTTAGCAAATTGTCCTATTCCACCATGTGGGATAAAGTGCTGATCGGCAATTAGAAAGCCTATTCTTTTATTATATGTCCGCATTCCATACCTCATCTACTTCAGGCACAGTACACCATTCTGTAAATCCTGCACGTTTAAGAAACCCACCTGTTCTAGGGTTCTGTGTAGAATAGTCTGTTATTTCTGTTTCATACCGATATTGTAGTATTTTTTCAGGTCCATCCCACCCTGCTGTAATGAGCCAACGCATTTCAAATCTCATATTAAATCCTTTAATCTTGCTACTAAATATTCATCTTTATCATACCAACGATGTTCAAACAACCAATCTGCGAATCCTGTTTGATATCCTGCGGTAATACAATATGCACTCTCTAACCATATTATACGCTTTGTTATATAGCAACGTCTAGGCAATAGGGTAAACTTTAATTTTCTACCCATAATACATTTTTTAAAATGATAATCACCGGCTGATTGTGTAGGCCAATCACTTGATGGCATTATTCTCTATCCACTCTAGCATCTATATTGGAACGATAGCACATGTATAATACACCTACTATATATCCAAGTAAGAATCCCCAAAAATAATCCATTAAGTTCCCCACTCGTTCTTAAACAATGGCACTTGTAATCTATCACTATAACGCCAGCCCAAACGCATTGCTTCATTAGCAACTGTTCTAGCATTCATATTATATAAACTTTCAACTCCACCACAAGGCATCAAATATACATGACCTCTGAAGCCACGCTTACTGTATTCATTAACCGCTTCTTGTGCTTCTTCTACATCTTGTTTATTTGCTACAACAAACTTAAGATATACATGACCCACTTGAGTATATTCATATACAACTTCAGGTCTTATTGCTTCTTCCCACTTCTCACCACTGATACTTAGTTTAGGACTAACGCTAAATGTAATTGCTCCCTTAGAACGATTAATAGCCCACTGGTGTAAATAGATTTTCAAGTCTTGTTGTAATGATTGAGTACCGTTAGTTTCAAAAGTTAATTCTTGTAATCCACGCATGTTTTCATGTGAAAGTAAATCCACATAACTACGTTGCCAACCTAGCAATGGTTCACCCCCTGTGATAACAAGATGTTCACTCATCCAACGCTTGTATGGAAGCATATCCATAATGCTATCAACAATACTATCTGTTTCAAGCATTGGACTTAGGTCTTTGAATCTAGGATCCCAACTAGCATAGCTATCACATCCTGTGCTAACTAATGGTAGTTGTTTATAATCAGTATAGTAATGAACACGGGCAGCTATATCTTCTACTTCACGACTTAGTTCTCCTTTAGGCATACCAAAGCCAGCACATTTGAAGTTACATCCGAATGTACGTAGAAAGACTGAGGGTACGCCCATGTATCGACCTTCGCCCTGAATGCTATAGAATAGTTCTGCGATTTTTAATTTTGCCATGTTAATCCTGAAATTCGTTATCTTCTCTATGTCCAACACGCATTGCCATGTTAGCGTCAGTTTCTCTTACTTCTACTTTGCTACACCAAACACGTTCTGCTTCACTAGCACCAAAGCTAGGCAATAGAATAGTGTTAATGTATTCGTATAAGAAATCACTAATACCCTCACAGCCAGTCTTTTCAACTTCTGTAATCTTTGCTAATTTCAGTTTACCTAACTCAAGTAAATGTTCACGCATTGGGTCATCTTGTGCGACTAATAATGTATGATCAAACCAATCTTCTAATACAGATTTTAGAGGCTTTAGACCCCCGAAGTCTGTTACCCAATTACGTGCGTCTAATGTATCAGCTTCAAATTCAAAATGAAATGAAAGTGCGTAGCCATGTATTAGATTGCAATGACTATCGGCACGCCATTGACGATAAGCTACTGGACCTATTTGTTTGTAAGTCTTTGTTGAAATATATTTTGCCATGATGTTCTCCTATGTTATTATAGCATAGGCAGCAGAATTTGTAAAGCGGGATGATGACCGAAGACCGCTATATCTATTTACCTAAATTCATTTCTTTTCGGATATTTGTGGCACTAATTTGGGTGATACTTTCATCAAATGTTTCCTCACCTGATGTATAACCCACACCACGTCCCCATCCAATATGAACAATATTAGGTACAACTTGTATCTCATATTGTCCTTGAAAGATTGGATCCAAATCTCTACGAATAAATCCTTTAACTTGTTCAATAGCGAAAGGATTACTTCCTTGCCATCCTTGTACATCACGTACTTGAATAACAACTTGCCCAGTCTTTGCTATCAATCGTTCAAACAATGCACGATGTCCGGCATGCCATGGTTGCCAACGACCTAGCATCTGTACCGTTTCTTTCTTCCAATCAAAGACTGGTCTACGGCGATTGTCTAGTATATGTTGCCCAATAAACTCTGCCCACTTGTCAGCGTTTTGTTCTGTGATACGGAAATCATATACTTCTGGTGGAATAAATGCTTTATTTGTATCATCAAAACGACCTTGGTCAATGGTATCAACCCAGATAGTCCAATCAGCTTTGAAGTTATTACGCATCTCAACTAATGGTGCAACAAAGTCACAGATAACAAAGTCGCTAGTACATTTCAATGCAAACTCAGCCATACGTAATGATTGACGAATACGACCTTCACGGCTGAAGTCCCAATCATTAAATCTTTTGCGAATTTCATCAGCATTGAACCAATCTACAGTACATTTGTAGTCATGCGGAACATATTCAATGTTGATTGATCGTTCCATTGGAAAGTGATGAATACCTGAATGTTCTTCAATGTATTTCTTCAATGCCGTAGCTAAGAATGTTTTTCCTGCGCCTGGCAAGCCCATAATTAGAATTTTTTTTGTCATTGTTTTACCTTATTTTGTTCTGCTTCTGATACACGTTTACGTAAACTGCTGCTACTGAAACTGTGGTCACGACTGTTGAATACTAATTCAATCTTACGCTTCTCACAGATTGCACGTCCAGTAAAGTCTTTCTCCATGTACTCAACCCCTAGTATACGCACATCTACGGGCAATGTCAATAAGATATCTTCCAAATCTTTTTCAGTATTGTAAACAACTATCTCATCTACAAAACGCACAGCACTTAAACTGATTTGGCGTTCAACAATACTTTGAATGGGCGCATTCTTATCTGGTCTATCCCACTGTGCGTTATTCTGTAATCCAGCAATGAGGTAATCGCAATGATTCTTGGCTTCACTAAGCATTGCGATATGACCAGCATGTAGTATATCAAATTGTGAGAATACAATACCTATCTTTAGGCCTTGTAGTTTTAATTCTTTAATTCTATTGAATATCATTTTTTCAATGTTCTCCACATCTTTACTTTAGAATGTTCATCTAAGAATTCTTCTTCTCCTGCAAATGTTGGAGCATCAGCCATTATTTCATCTAGCAACCATTTGATACGATGTAAATCTTTTTTTATTTCCCATTGGGTGAAACCGTCATGGTAATAATCATCATTCAGATCCACTCCAGCCATATAAATTTGATGATGAACACTATTGTAGTCCATTGATTTGCGATAACCCATTATTGTTTCCTTGCTAGTTGATAGAATTCTGCTCTTGCAGCTGGGTCTGACTTGAATCCGCCACCTAGCTTACTTGTAACAGTGCTACTACCTGTATCTTCTACACCACGACTTTTAACACAATAATGTTGTGCGTCAATCATAACTGCTACATCTTCTGTGTCAAGAATAAATTGTAGTGTGTGGAAGATTTGTTCAGTCAATCGTTCTTGAATTTGTGGACGCTTGCTAAAGTATTCTACAATGCGATTGATTTTACTCAATCCAAGCACTTTTTGATTGGGAACATATGCGACAGTAGCTAGACCATCAATAACTACAAAGTGATGTTCACAGTTACTTTGTACATTGATATTGCGTTCGCATACCATTTCGTTGTACTTCATCTTATTGTCAACTGCTGTACATTTAGGGAATGCATCATAGTCAAGTCCCCAAAAGATTTCGTTGACATACATCTTTGCCACACGCTTTGGTGTTTCAATCAAACTATCATCACTTAGGTCAAGCCCCATTGTTTCCATGATAGATTTGAAATGACCTTCAATGATGTGAATTTTGTCTGTACGAATTAGTTTATTTGGAATAGTAGGAGTCTCAACTCCCATCTTAACCAAATGTTCATGTACTTTTTGACCCAACTCTGGATCTGTTTTTGTTTTATTATAACTCATAGATAACCTTCCTTTGTGATGGTTTGTGTTTTGAAATGTAAGCAACCGTTGTGCTGCTTACATATTTATTTATCACTTTGATTTTGCTTTTGATTTTTTTGCTGGCTTAACGCTAGCAATAGCTTCGGTAACTTCCCGCAATAGGGCTTCATCGTCCCAAACTAATTCAGTTTTACCATTTGGAAATGTTGTAACTGTTAAGTGATTACCTTTAACTATCTTTACTACATCTTGTCCAGTAGCATCAATAGTTTCTGTTTTCTTTTTGCGGGTTGCCATGATTAAGCCTTAGCTTCTTTACGTGCGGCTTTCTCAGCGGTAATTTCGTTACGGCGAGCCTTAACTGCTTTAGCTAATTCACCCAATGCTTTACGGGCACGAGTTCCTGCTGCTGCATTACCTTTTTCAAACTTTTCATGTTCGGCTTCGTATGCTGCCAATTGTGTTTTAATATCATTATGTGCGTTCATTTTATTTTCCTTTTAAAAATTTATTTAGCTTGGATCGCCTTGACCCACAATATTATCATCTTCATCTAACAACTCTAGAGGACCTTCAAGGATGTAATCAGTGTCATCACAACTCCAACCCAATTCTTCTAGACCTTCATAGAATTCTTCATTCCATGCATCCATGATTTTATCTTGTTCTTCTTCACTCATATCCTCAGGGAATTCCCAATCAGCATAACATCCGTCATCAAGACTGTCAAGTTCCCATTCATAATCATCACTACCGATGCGATAACCATCCTCATTGACTAAATCAATTTCAGGTTGTTCATCACTTTCACAATAGAATGTTCCCCAACGATATCCTTCAGTACGGACAATTTGTTTGCCGTCTTTATACCAATATTGTTTTTCAACCGCACTTTTTTTATGTTGAGTTTTTAATGTCCATGTTGTCATTTTATTCTTCCTCAGTTAATAAATCGTTGATGTTCTCGGCAATACTCAATGCCCACTCATAGTTGTTATCCCATGCTTCATCATATTCAGGTGTATGATCATCAGCATCAATGAAGCCTTCAATCGCATAAGCAAAACGTGTAGCAAAGTTTTCTTCATTGATATGAGTACTACCTTCATCCCACACATCTTCCATGGTCATGATTTCACGTATCATATCAACATCGCTGCTGCCATCAATGCATTCTTCAATTTCTTCATCTGTTAAGTCTGTTGGAATTCTTGACATATCAGTATTTGCTTTCTCTAGTATATTTACGATAGTCTACACCCATTCGTAGCATAGACTCACCCTTGCCTTCAAGTATATCACAGATTCTATCAACTGTGCTATCATTACGGTCACTTATCTTTCCCATGTTTTTATGAGGCTCTTGAAGTAGTCGGCGCAACTTACCAATAGCATTATCAATAGACCAAGGGATATACAAACGGTCAGGATCGTTAGCGAAAGTTTCAGGAAAACTACGATATGCAGGATACAACACATTGCAGCCAAGAGCATCTGCTTCGCTGACCGTATTCGAAACCCAATCTTGTAAAGCGCAATTGAACACAACACGAGATTCATTAACAATATTGTAATAATCATTCTTTTCTAAATCCTCATAGATTTTTAGTAGACCGTTAGCTTCTAGATTACGTGTACGTGCCATATAGCTTTCGCTATTTGATTTAAGTTTACCACCGCTACATACACAGAATTCAACATCATTGTATGGTTTTTCTTGGTGCCATTGTTCAATGAGGTCCATATAGAAGTCAGGTTGTTTCTCCTGATCCCATCGTGCAGAGAATACTACACGATTCTTTCGTTCATTGAATGGTTTGATACTTGCGACACGACTTTGTACTTCACTCTTGCCGAATGCTAACCCACTGATATTGTAGATTGGAGACTTCCAACCTGCAATCTTCATGTGCATTACCATTTCTTCATTAGTTGCTAGTACACCATCTACGAACGAATCAACCATCTTTTCATAATGGCCCATAAACTCTGACATGCCCCAAACATGTACAAAATCATCAGGATCAATAGACTGGGCAAGACAACGAACAAAAATCCTAGGCCTGTGAATAGGGTCGATTTGTTTAAGAATGTACGGAAGACTTTCAATTCCGGGCTGAAACATGTCCTCAAAGTAGATAACATCTTCATTATTCAATTCTCCTTGTTTCATCATACGAATTATATTCATAAGTTGACTCATACCAAAATATGTACGACCATGTGCATCTAATACTTGACCAGTTACAATAGCTTGATCATTACCTAGTGTTTCTCCGGGGACTACAACATAGTTGATGCCTCTACGATCAAACACAGTAGTATTCCAGTCTTGTAACTGTAGAGTATACCTTGCTTTGTAGGGTTCAAGACCCATGTAATATAGCTTACGCATTATGGACGAGCGTTTTCCTGCCATTGATCTTTAGCAAATTTGCCTGTAGCAAATTTAGTATACTGACGATATACATAACTCCGTTGATCATAGAGTTCTGCTTCATTGTACTTATAACCAAAATCCACACAGAATTCTAGATATTTCTCTAGGTCCTCAAAGATTTGTTGAACACGTGGGTTTGATTGAAAAGTTTGTTTTGCCATTTTATATTTCCTTTTAAATAGCGAGGTTACGATAAGGTTGAGTTCTATTATAAGAAATCGTAGCACCATTCTCATCATCTTCAGAGACTTTGATTTTGATATTACGACTTGGATACCGAGTTGCAATAACCTCAAAAAGGTCATCACTAATCATTTCACAACTTTTGTAATCCAATGCAAGAATGCCTTGAGAATATTGATTCTCTAACCATCGCTTGAATTGAATAAACTCAATATCACGGTCGTTGTGAAATACTTCAATCGTCACTTCAAAATGAAAGATGTGACGATGTGGAGTTGCTAAAAAGCTAACATCATACTCATCACCTGTTGCCAAGTTAGGGTCTGTTGCTGCTGCGGGGTATTTGTGAATACCTTCTTTTTGAAATCGTACAAAGATTGTACGAAATGCTTTATCTTTAATGCGTTGACGCTTTTCCATATCAGCTTGTTCTTGTTGATTCATTATCTATCATCCTCAAAGTTAACACGTTCGTGATCTTCATCCCATTGAAGTTTTGTATATCTTCTTATCTCAGAGTATACATCATTTCTGTCTATCAGCATAGCTTTAAGGGCGTCTTTGTTAAAGTTACTGTCCTTTTCTGCCTTCAAGATTTCCTTGTCAAGGTCTATGGCCCGTTGTTGTAGTTTAGCAATTCGTTGTTTATACATATTATTACTCCAAAACTAATGACATAGCTTCATCGCTATCTTCTATTTCCTCAATTGGTTCTTCCTCTACGGTAAACAGTTCTTCAAACATACTCATAGCATTAACCGTTTTCTTACCGCTAATACCCTGACTACCTGATTGAAATTGTTTCCAATAACTACTGTGATAATCAATCAAATCTAATGATTCTTTCTTTGTTTTCTTACTAAAGATTTCATCAACAATGTTACCAAAGAAATTATCACCTTCAAACTTGTGAGTTAACATCTTTGGCACTACACCTGTTTCATATTGACGATTAGCCTCTTGTACCGCATTCATATGCATCCAAACATTGTGACTTTGAATCAATGTATAACTCAACGTATCCCAGCTTGTTTTAGTTTCTTTACCATGTTGTCCAATAAAGCCTAACCCACGATAGCATAAATCTTTCATTACTAACGCATCAGTTACCGGGCTATCAGTAAATGATTTATGTATCCCATCAGCCAATACAGCATCACGGTATTTACGATTGTCATTAGCGTAACTTTTCTTTTCAGCAGTCTTTTCCATTTGATAAGACCATTTCTTGTTATGCTCAATAGTTGTATTGAAGTAAGCAAGACCTTTGGCAGCACTAAAGAATGGACTAGCACAATCAAATGTAATCTGTAGACTTGGGTTATGATACTTACGTATAGCTTTTTGAATATCAGTAAACAATACAGCATACTCTAAGATACTTGTACCCAAGCAATGAATCAAGTCATGCTTGCCTTCTTGTAGTAATCCATCATGGATAATACCAACCAATCTACGCAAGGTCAAATGAATGTCAATCTTGTTCTGACCACCAAATGCCCAACCATTAAAATGATTGTCTGGATAGATGTTTGGATCACAGTACTTCTTCATCTCCTCATACCAATCATCTGATTGAGTATGATTACGACCCTGCAACACATTTAAGAACTTACATTTCCCTGAGCGATTATTTATAAAGTATTCGTTATTAATATGTGTGGCAGATATTGCTTCTTCAATAGTACTGATACCATGCAGGCTATTACCATTCTTATCTTTCATGCCAAACGTAGTTAATGATTGTGACGGGATGTCCAGACACATACCATAGTCCATGTATGTGTCCATCCATGTCAATACTGCTTTACGTTTAATCATAGCACGAGGACAGTTGGGATCCTTCCAATCAGCCGGCCATTGACCTTTCAAAATCTGAAAGCCACCAGAGTCACCCAACATGAATGTACCTTCTTCACGTTCACGGATGATTGACTCACATGGATCATCAACTGTAGTATCTAAGTTAGCATGACCAGCACTATACAAACCCCACTTGTAGTAATACAAACCCTCTTTACTATTTAAGAAGTTTAGTTTCTCAACATCACCCTTGAAACTTGCAGGGATACGTGCTTGATCAAAATAGTTTTGACCCTTACGTTGTTTACCCAAGCCAGCAATATAGAAACTACTGACTGCGGGTAAGAACAATGCCCACTCTGGCTTATGCTTTTGTGATAGATTATCTTGTTTCAACTGTTGTTTCTTTCTTAATCAAGGCTTTGACAATACTTATTTGTTCTTGCTTTTGCTTGATAGTTTCCATTAAATCTTTGATAGTAGGATTAGTTTCTGCTAATGATTCTAACTCAAGTTCTTCATCACGCTTCTTTTTAGCCCAATCAAGTATTGATTCTGCATCAGCATTTAGTCCTACATTAACGTGTCCCATCTGAAGTAGTATCCAACCATTACCGTCATATACTTCCATATTTTGATTAGTAGTATTGAATCTTATATTGCCGACACCTTGCGCCCCACTATAGTTATTAATGTAATTGGCAACAGATTCACCAATTACATTTATGTACTTACCGGAACTAGCAATGTACTTTATCATTTCTTGTTTGCTGGCAATAAGTAAACATATGTTGCGATACCACTATTAACTGTGATTTCAGTCGCACCTTGTTCACTAATCTTAACTGTCTTGTCACCTACTAGATCCATGATACTCAAGAATTCTTTAACGGGCCACTTGTGTGTACCAGCTAGTGTACCAGTTACTGGAGTGTTGAACACAAAGTTACCACTGTGTGTTGAAGCATCACCAAAGAATACTTTCAAATCACTACCATCAGTTTTGAACACAAAATGTTCTTCTTCGCTATTTGCTTGTGCTTGCTTTTTAAGACGTTGAATACCAGCAACTGTAGGCTCAAATTCAACATTCCACTTAGCACCTTTAAATGATACTGATTTAACTTTTTCATCAACTACGCTTTTAAGCATAAGACGATAATCGTTAATGAAGTCGCCAGTCTTTGTTTCAAAGTGAATAGTTGAAGGTACATCTACACCATCACGTTGAGTACGAACAACATTGATTTTAGATGTTTCATCATACTCATCAAATCCAATGATTGTTTTGAGTTTGTTCAAGTTAGGCATACCAAATACACCGATGAAGTCGGCGATCGGGTCTTTGAATGTACCACTGATGATAACGCTTTTATTTTCTGCTACAGCATTGATTGCCGTTACAGTATCTGTACCGGTGACCTTAATAAGTTCAATAGTACCAAGACCAAGAGTATGGTCAATCAAGTCTTTTAAATAATCTTTCATTTTGTTTCCTTTGTTTAAAATATTTAGGAGTTCCTATCACGTATTATAGTGGAATATATTGCGATAGTCAACACCAGTTTAACCGAATGTGAATAACTCATCAAACATTGAGTTAACATCTGTATTGCTTCTGATATCCCAATTCAATACGCCAAGCAAGTTGTCAATCTTTTCATCAACTAATGTTGATTCCATTAATAAATCATCAAACGGTAATTCTTTGAACCATTGTGGTAAACGTAATTCATCTACTGGATAAGCAATACTAGTGAAGCCCAATGCGTTATCTTTGAGTTTACAAACAACAATCTTCATACCATCTATAATCTTCTGGCTATAGTTGTCACCATATACTCTACGTAGATAGTTCCAGTTAATTGCTGCTCGGGCATGACCCACACCACACTTACCAGTCTTTTCAAATTCAATAGTGTGCTTAGTTAAGTTATTAACACTCTTTGGGCTACCCTTTGTCCAGCTATCTTGTTCAGACAGTTTAGTTTTAAATTCTTTAACCATTTCAATAACTTTATCACGTTGCTCACCTGCCAGTACCTTAGTAAGTACATCCATCAAGAATTCTTGTATATACTTAGGAGTATCAGCACGTTTCAAGTCAAGACCCATCGCTTTGATATCACCGTTCTTACCGTTCACATCCTTACGCTTACCTTCTTTATCAAAGATATTGATAGCATAGCGTTTCTTTGTTATAAAGATAGCACGATCACCGATCAATTCACGACCAGCTTTAATTATTTCTCCATTCTTTCTTGGGGCATGAAATGCACGTTCCATGAACGCAGGGAAACTTTCATTAGCTTGGTCAGCGATACCATCATATAATGTGATACAATTTTCTTTGTCCCATTTAATATCACCATTCGCTATTTGCGAATTGAGAATAGGATAAGCAGTAAAGTAACATGAGTCAGTATCACCATACACAATCGCAGGACCCTCATGGTTATAATCACCAGTTACTGTTTCATTGATGGTACTCATCATATGTTTAACAATCTGACGACCACTTAATGTAACACTTTGACCAATGCGCTTGTCATAGAAACGGCAGTGTTCATTCAACAATGCACCATATGCCGAGTTCAACAAAATCTTACGAACAAGTTGACGCTTATCCCAATAGTCTCTATCTTCATCAGTAGTAGATTCTTTAAGTTTTTTCTGCATTACTTTACGATCACTGTACCAACGTGAGAGTAGTCCAGGAACTACGCCCTCTTTCTCGTAAGTAAAGATCGTACCATTCGCACTTAGCATCCATGGGCGATTGCTATCAAAGATCATTTTCCAGATTTCAGCAGCACTATATTCCTCACTACGACCATCTTCGTAATCTATAGTAAGCATTGTGCCGCGTTCTTGGTTCATAATGCTAGTGTATTCTAATACACCAAACAAGTTCTCCCATAGAATAGCACCAGTAACATCATCGTCACCTTCTTTAAACCGCTTTTTAAGGCTAGCAAGTTGCTTACCTTTGTCAAGCATATATTTGTCAGTTAGTGTCTGGCGGACCTGACCAATGATGGTTTCTCCTGCCATGTTAAGGGCACGAATAACCGAGGGATAGAGCGAGTTGATGTCAACTGCTCCAACGTATTCGTGCATACCTTTTTTGGGCGTAGCAACGAAGGCACCTGCTGCTGGCGTTGTTTCTTCTGCATTTTCATTCTTTCGTTTTTTATCTGGCACTACTAAACCTCGTTCATGCGCTTCATTGAAAATTGCCATTTCAATCATAGCTACAGAACCCATTACTGTTGGCAGTAATACTGTATTCTCATGTGCTAGCTGATTGGCTAGTTCTAAGAATTTGAGTTTGTTGTGAATCTTCACTAACAACATAGTATCTTGACGATTGTATTCAATAAACTTTTTAAAGTCTTTGTTATACAACTGGTCAAGTGTACCTTCATATTGAGTTTTGTTTTCGCCTACTTCCATCTCACCAATGGCATCTAACTTATATGAATGGCGTGATTCATAGTTATATTTCTTGTAGAGTTGTAAGTAGTCTAAGTGAATGCGACCTACTAAGTCGTATGTAGTTTCACTTTTGCCAAATCTTTCGTATTCCCTAGCTTTAGGAAGTTGTCCCATCAAGCAAAACTTGCGTGTGTCATCCTTACTCATTACTCGTGTGACACGATTAACCATATAAGGTATGTCGTATCCTTCACTATTCCAGCCAGTCATTACATCAGCATCTTCAATAAGTTGAAAGAAAACATTAAACATATCCTTCTCATTAGTGAAAAGCATACAGTTTTCAAATTCATTACAAATCTCTTGTGCTGTCTCTGGACTCATGTGCTTCGGGGCAATGACCAATGTAACCAATGTATCTTGCCAATCTAAATATAATGAGATAGCAGTTACTGGATTGAATGGATCAGTGGTAGGACTGAAACCCTTCTCAGGATCAAAGTCTACCTCAATGTCAAAGAAACAAGTATGAAGTTTAGGAACATCTGCCTTAAGATAGTTTTCACTAAGGCAGCGAAACACTACTGGCACATCACTTTCAAATAATTTCTTACCTGAATGGATGCGTCTTTCTTTTTCAAACTCTTGTCGTTTGCGTGTACTGAAACGATTTACAGGGTCACCATATATACTGCGATACTTTCCCTTATGATCGGGATAGTAGAGTACATAGTTTGTGGGATATTCTTTGTATTGACGCTTGCCATTCTGGTCTCGTTCCACCACGTAGATACGATCCTCATCCCTGCTATGAATAGCATCAACGTAACTCAAAGTGTTTTACCCACAGTTTCCAAAATAGTGTTTAGTTCTTCGTGGTCAGCGTTTGTTTGACCAAGACTTGCTTTGTGTGCGACAGATATTGCCTTCTTAAGAATGCCTGGCTTTACTTCCAGTTCTTCTGCGATAGCTTTTACAGTATCAGATAATCCCTCACGTAGAGTATCAATCTCATGTAGGACTACCATGCCCTCGTTGATAAGTTGAGTCAACTTAATCTTTTGCTCTCCGGTAAACATTTTACTCATAGTTTCTCCTTGTAAAGTAATTAGTATACATGCCTTGTGTAGAAAAGTCAAACATTTTGCTGACTTTCTACAATCTTTTTAACCACAGTATGCAGTCCTGGGTTAACGTGTAATGCGTGTGGCATGAGATGTGTTCTGACATAGTTACGCATATATTTTGTGTCATCGTTGCTATTGTCGTGACACCAATTGATAGATTTTCGTTCGCACCAATTTGTGAATTCACTTTTGTTTGTTGTAAGAAATGGTCGTACAACATTGTTTCTTTTTGCAGGGATAACTTTTGGTCTACCGTGAAGTGATGACCAGATATATGTTTCTACACAGTCATCCAAATGATGACCAGTAATAACTGGACCCAATGAATCGCCAAAGCTATCCAAAAAGTCATAGCGTTCGTTACGCCAATGTTCTTCCATACTAAGTTCTTTGGACTTGTTATTTTTAATAATCCCTACCATCAATGGTAGATTACGATCGGTGCAGAAGTTGGCAACGAATTGTAATGCCCGTTCGCTGTTCTCTGTTCCATGATGGAAGAAAGCGCAAGCTACCTTATGTTTTTGAGAAAGGAAATCTGTAATAGCAACAGAGTCAACGCCGCCACTAAGTGCGACAACAATATCTTTTGGCAATGGAAAGAGTAATTTTAGCATCTATGCATTATAGCATAGAAACGATTTTATTGAAAGATTTCTGGGTGATCTTTACCAAAAATCTTCATGGCTTTTCCTGAGGTCATATCAGCTAGCATTTCAATTGGGCTACCCGGATAACTGTCACCTGGTTTAATCATATTCAATTCACCTTGACGGACATGGGTAAGTTCATGGTAAACGGTACGCATAATATCAACCATATTACGATTAGCAACATATACCCAAACGCTATTATCATTTGTACTATGGCGACCTGTGTGATGACCTTCTTGTGCTTCGTCAGTATTGTAGCTGAATTCAAAATCGGGTGTTGATTTTAAATGTAGTTCACTACTAGCCCAATCTATAAATTTCTGCATTATTGGGTTATCTGCTAAGAAGTCTGGTTCATCATTATCTTCATCTAATTTATCCTTGATCCAATTATCAGGATTTTTATGAAATTTCTTTACGAACAAATCATGTAATGCTTTACCAGTAATACGATGTTTACTAGCAATTTGCTGCATTAATTTGTCAATAGTATTGTAGTCATGTTTTTGCAATGACGGCAAACGTTTTGCTAATTCAAGTGCAGCGGATTCAATAATGATGTGTTCGGTAAGCATTATGTATTTATCAAATATGCTCACTTTATAGTCTACGGTAGCGAATCGTTTTCTAAACCCAGCAGCCGGGTCACACGGTCCTAAGGTAGGTGTGTTCTTACCAAGAACTTTCTTTAAGTTCCATAGCGTATGTATCAAATCTTTTTAATCGTGCCAAGAATTCATTAGATTCTTCTGAAACAAGCCCAGTTAGTTGCAGTATGATTCTATCAGAAGCACCTGCGTTTGCGCTAGCATAAGAAGTTTTGTGCCAATCAACACTATATACATCTCCTGCTTTCCATCCAGTATGGATATCATTATCAAAGCAATAGAAATGACCCGGTTCCCAATCTGTTAAATGAATACAGATTCTTTTAACAGTAAAGGGATTATCCAAACTATAATGTTCTAAGTTGTCTTTAATGAAAGGGGTTACTTTATTTGGCTTTTGTATATCCAAATTAATATTACAATCTCTAAGTTTGAATAGATTGCTTATTTGTTGGAGCAATTTATCATTGATATTACTCCAATCACCCACGAGTTTGCCTAATTTTGTGATGTTCATACTGATATTTAGTATGATATATTAGTGTTAATATTAATCATCATCCTTGCCGCATTTGGCTCTCTTAGCTTTTGTAAGTGCGCCAAAATCAACTGGCCATTCTTGCCCAGGATTCAATTCTTTAGCACCTTGCGGGAATCCAAAATGCACCCCTGCTGCTTGTTGAATTTGCACCACAGATAATCTAAACTTAGTTAAGTCATTGCCCAAATTAGGATAAGGAGCAACGTGGGGAAATGCCCATCCTGCTATTTCTTTAGTTTGATTATTGATAACAATTTTGTAATAACCATGAGGAACAACAACACCGTTGCCGATTTTCTTATCTTGTGCATTATATACTCCGCCGACATAAATTGTGTATGGTTGATTGCGCTGAACTGCCCAACCACGCACACTTGTTTCTAACAATTTCCATATACCACGATTCAATGAACCAGCTTGCGGAGCCATGTTAGTCATTAAGAATGATTCAAACTCTACTTGCTGATCCCATGATAGATCACCATCTGGACTCATATGACCTTTATCGTAACCTGTACCCGCATAATCGTCTGGTTTAGGACCGTTTGGTATAGATTGATCAGCAGCAAAAGCATTTGTTCTAGCAACACATCCTAATGCGTTTTGTGGCATTAATTCATATGTCACATACTTTGGTAATTTTGCAATAGGATCATATCCAACTAGATATGCTTGACGGCAAATGGGCTGTACCGCTAATGCCGTTTGGGGGAATCCGTATGGTGCGTGTACTTGACATTGTTGAGGTGGATTTGGTGCTCGTTGTGTCCAAGCTGATGCGGCAAAGGAGGCTATACTCAATACTATTGCTAGTAATTTTTTCATCTTACGCTCTCGCTTTCTTTAGAACACTACGAATCATCCATTGATGTTTTTCGTGAGCATCTAACCTTTCAGCGATAAAGTTAGCGATACCTTGTTTGTTTTCTTGTGTAGCAGAAGCAAAGCAATGATTAAGTAATTCAATCATTCTAGCATTATCTTCAAACAATTCAGCAAACATTAATTCAGCACGTGGAATCTTAAGTTGGTCTTGAATGATAGTTAATTCAGCATAGCGTGTTAAGCTGCCGGGCGCATAGCTATCTAATGTACGAATATATTCAGCAACCTTATCTACTGCGCTGTATATTTCTTCATAGAAATTGCCAAAGAATTCGTGATATTGGGGGAAGTTATCGCCCTCTACATTCCAATGAAAGTTTTGTGCTTTGATGGATAATGAGTTAACACTTGCCAATAACACTTTTAAATCTTCTGTTAACATAATTATCCTCTTAAGCCTTGTAATATTGCTGATTCTTTTATTGGTACATAGTTTTTGACTCTAGTATCTATGCGTTGTTTCCCTTCATCCATATCTACTTTATGAACCTGTCCTGTTTTACCCTTTGGTATTTTTCCTGTAGTACGACTGAATGGATCAGCAGGTAATGATTTAGATGCGCCTGCAAGACTTTTTGGTCTACCTAATTCTCCGCCCGGTTCATTTTTAACTCTTTCTTTTTCAAAGTGTGAAGCACCAGAATCAACATGATAATTACTTTTACCGTACTCTCTACCCATTCTAGCATTAGAATAATCACCGCTATCATAATTTTGCTCATTAGTTAATGCAGCAACTCTACGTTGACCTTTGCTTTTGAATTTATCATTAGTTTGTTCATATGTTTCAGGATAGTTTAGTCCTAATGATTCGGTTACCCCACTAGCGTTTTTTTTATCATACATAGGATTATCGGGTTTAATTTCGTCTTTTCCTATACGGATTTTTTCACGTTTTGGCATTGCTATAGTATTATTAGGTTTTTTACCTTTAAGTGCTGCCTTTCTAGGTGCTGCTCTTTTAGGCGCTGCTGTTGTAGTTTCTCCGGGAAAACTACTATCAAGACGTTGACGCAAATATTTTACTAATGATGGTTGGTCGTCATTATGTTGAGTCAATATAGTATGCATAATGTCATCAATCTGTTGTCGTACTGTGCGAGTCACCGCTTGTTGTTCACGCGGTGTATTAGGCTGTGATGGTTGTGACATACTGCCTGCACTACTTGTCCCACCTGCACCACCTGTTGTTGGTGCAACTGCTTTGCTTGTATGTGTTAATCCAGTTGATGTATTTGTAGTTGTGCCGCCAGTAGATGATGTATTAGTTGATTTAGGTAATTGATTTGCCATTGAACTAAATGCGCCGGCACCTGCACCACTAGTATCTGTACTTGTTGATCCTGTGTCGGCAGCTGGAGTAGCTGCTGCTGTAGCTGCGGCTGTACTTTGAGTATAAGGTAGACCCATCTTTGTGTATATTGTTGAAATTACATCTTCTGGTACACCTTGACTTTTCATAAAAGCTGCTACTTCATCTGAATCACTTTGTTCGCCTTTTTGAGTCCAATTCATTTTTAGTTTTTCTTTTGTGACGTTTGTAGTGAACTGATGTCCAAAATTACTTAATGCGCCGCCTACTTTGCCGGCAGTTTTGTCTAACCAATTAAGTCCTCTACCAATTAAACCTGGTTTGCTTTCCTTACCTTTACCTTCCGGCTCATCTGGACGATACTGCTCTGGACGAGTGCTGCCCGGAACTCCTGCTACTTCCATTACAGCAAGACGGTAACGGTCAACATTTTCAAATATAGTATATACCCCTACTGTAGTTAAATTTATATTTCTATTTTTATTACCAATACTTTCATTTAATGCCCAGTTGAACGCAGTAGTTTTTTTGTCTATTAAATCATATGCTGATAACTTTTTAAATGATATTGATTCTACAATGTTTTTATCTAGTTTAGGAGAATGATTTTTCCAAATACTTTCAGTAACACCGGCACGATTGGCTGCTGCTTGTTTAGCTAATGCTGTTGGTACACTATCATATGCGCCAGATGCAGTTTTAGCAGCGGTGTCTGCCGCAGTACCTACACCATGATAATATGTAGGAGCATTTGTTGGGGGTATATGGATTTTAGTTCCTATTACCAATGCATCAGGATTAGTTATTTGAGGATTTGCACGTTGTAGTAATTCAACGCTTGTGTTGTATTTGTCTGCAATGACGCTTAATTTATCTCCCTTTACAACTGTCTTTACTATATCGTTAGAACCGCCTGCTGCTTGTTGCATTTGTGACGGATCTAATTGATGTGGATTTGCTCCTGGGATATCAGCACCACCTGCACCGCCACCGCCACCGCCACCTCCGCCGCCGGGGCCTTGTTGCATTTGTGACGGATCAAGTTGATGCGGATTTGCTCCTGGGATATCTGCACCGCCGGTGCCTTGAGCATATTCTGCCGCAGCTTGTCCGCCGTATGCCAATGCAGCAGCGCCGGCACCTTTTCCAATTACACTTGATAACTTATCGCCTCTAATCGCAGAATCAAGTGCATAAGTTAAACCCGCAATAGCAGGAAGTCCGGCTCCACCGGTAGCAAGTCCTACAGCAGCAACTAATGCTGCTTTAGCAAAACCTGCTGCTTTGGGATATTGTTTAGCAAGATTGCGATAAGCAATAATTGATTTCATTATCTTGCCTTTTTCACCGCCAGTTAATTTACCTAAGGCAGCTGTAGCTTGATCATATGCAACATCAACGGCTGCTACTGGAGCAGAAGATTGTATAGAGTTTAAAACACCTGATACCGCATCTTTAACACTTGTAATAGCTTTGCCTGTTACATCTTTGCCGCGACCTAACATAGTACGATTAGCACCAGTATCTTTATTTGTCATGCCGGTTTCAGCATCAGCAAATATTTGATAGATTTCTTGTTTGCTAAGTCTGCGTTCAACAATATACTTACTTACACTTTTAAATTGACGATAAATGGGATCTTCCATTAATAAAGATTCATTTAAAATATCTTGTTTGCTTTCTTGTACTTTTTTAGTATCATTAGCAAATTGTTTATTTGTAGCTTTTACAATACCTTTAAAACGCTTGTCACCTTTTTTGAAGTCACCTTCTTTATCAGCTTTGCTAGCATCAGCCGCAGCAGCAGTTTTGTATTTTGCTAACTTTTCGTTAGATAGTTCTGTTAAAAATTCATTTGTTTTCATAATACTCTTTCTTATTTCTATTATCTAGCTTTAGCTGATACGCCTTCTGCTACTTTTTTCTTAGCAGCATCCCAAGCAGCATCGGTCTTTACATTGTACTCTTTTCCACCTGGGCCAATGTCAGCAATTCTGCTACCTATATCTTGTCTAGTTTTAACTATAGCTTTATTGTGTTTGTTTACACTTTTTTGAAGTACGTTACCAAAGTTTGGATTTCTGAATGCGCCAGTTGGCGCTCTACGACCGCCTTTTTCCCAACTTACTTCTGCATCACCATACATGTCGCCTTCCGCTATGCCTTCTTCTACACCTTTCAATAGTCCAGCTTTCTTTAATGCAGCCTGAACAGCTGGCCCAACATTCATGGCAGTGCTTGTCTGACCGTTCTTTATCATAATAAAAGGAGCCATGCTTCTAACAATAGCGCCACCACTTTCGTTACGAT